GAATTTAAAAAGATAGGGAAAAATGAAAACTATACACCAAAAGAAATCGAAGCATATGGGAGAGGTATTAAGTTTATTGAAAGCGAATTGAAGAAACAAAAGTGAATTTTAACAAAGGAGAAAATATATGAAAACTAAATCTAATAAAATGTTTGTATCGGCTTTTCAATCTGGGTTCACTGGCGATGCTAATTGGATTAACCATAACAAAGCCCGCGAGATGCTCAAGCGTGAGGGTGTAGTGTTCGGAGAAGTCAAGGGCTGTTACAAGGGTAAACTTGAATACGCTTTTATATTGGTATCAGACAGTCAACAAGGGCATAAGGACAACTTTCAATTGGCCTATAGCTTGGGTCAATTGTTTAATCAAGAATCGATTCTAGAGGTTCACAACGACGATACGGCAGTATTGCATTACTTGGGTGGCGATAGTGTGAAGCTTGGGCAATTGGTTGAGGTTCCTTCTGCGGAAGCATTGGCTAGCGATTCGTATACCTTTGAGCCTGTAACTGGCCGTTATTTTGTGGTGAAGTGAGGGGATATGAATAAACCAAAAATAAAGCATATTGAATCATTAGTCCTTAATGCAAAATATGGTAAATTTGAAATACATCGTCAAGATAATGGCGCATATTGTTTTTCACTAGAAGATACCTCGTGTGGTCTTGATGAAGAAGGTGACTTTCCATCAGTTGCTATAGGAGGGTTATCGGACGAACATTTAGAAGCTTTGGTAGTTATGATCAAAGCGGCATTAAAGGAATAAATATGATCACAACCTATCTAATTGAATCGCCTGATAAGCATGTAGTGCAATACTTTCGTAAGTTGTATGAAGCCAAGAATGTACTACTTGCAATTAACAATCCTGAATATAGAATCTTATGTATGAAAGGACAATACTTCGGAGAAGGCTTTCATAGGTATCAAATAGTATGCCATAAGGGAAGCTATCCGGGGGCTGTTTTTTTGAAGACTAAGTTAAGATAACCAAGAGGGAATTTTATGAGTAAACCAAAAACTTATGTTGTGTCGATCTTTGTGCCTGTAACAATTAATGCGTTAGTTTACGCCGAGGTTACGGCAGAAAACAAAGCTAAAGCAATTCAAGACGTAAAGAAAAACTTTAAGGATTTCAATCTAGAAAATTCAATTTTGGACGATGCTAAGCTTTTACTAGATGAAAAATAAATAGAATTAGGCAAAATATCCTACACAGTAGATAGGGCAAATCAATATCACGGTGCATCTGAGTGTAAAATGTGTGAAGCTAACGGAGAAGAGTGAATTTTAGGAGAGAATATGTTTAAAATAGGAGACAAAGTAGAATGCCTTGATACTAGTAGTAGTGGTAGTTTTATTACTGGCCATTTTTACACTGTTAAATCTTATGATTCACGTACGAGATTAGTTTATGTAGAAAAAGACGAAAAAGGAAATTCTAATGGATGGATGGAACGTCATTTCAAATTAGTTACCAGAAATTCTGGCAACGCGTTTTTATCGGTTTTAAACGTTGCCATAGCCGCTTTAGAAGGATCAACAAAGGAAGCTCATGCCGTACCAAAAGTGAATTCTTGGTGTGAATGCGGCAATCCTAAGAATCCAAAAGGCCAAGGTCATAGTCATTGGTGTCAAATGTTTAAACAGGAGTTTTAATATGAAAAAAAGATATGAAGACGCAGTTAATAGCTGGCAAATAGATAGCATTGCTTATTATCTCATTCAGGTATCTAAGTATCCCAGTGACTCCTATATGGTTAGGATCGTGCCAGAAGACGGGGAGACTAGCTGGCTTAACGATGGTCAAAGTTGGGAAACAGAGTCGGGAGCGGCATGGTCAATTTTGGCCTATCTAGACAAAATAAGCCAAAAGTGAATTTTAGGAGAACAACTATATGAGTTTAGACGTATCATTGCGTACAGGTCCAACAGAACACCATTGCCATGAATGTAATGGCACTGGAGTTATAAAAGAATACGAGTATTTATTTGAGGCCAACATTACCCATAATCTAATTATAATGGCCTCAGAAGCCGGTATCTATAAACACCTATGGCGACCTGAAGAGTTGGGCATAACGAAAGCTAAAGAGCTAATAGAGCCGCTACGCCATGGTTTAGAGCTTATGCGTTCAGATAGGGCTAGGTTTGAAGCCTTTGATTCACCCAATGGATGGGGCCTTTATGTGAATTTCTTGCCTTGGATTGAGAAGTACTTGAAAGCGTGTGAAGAATATCCCGATGCTACTATTAGGGTAAGTAGGTAGACCATGAATATGGTAAGCATAGAGATTCCAATGGTTAGAGAAATCGTTAAGACTATTGGCAGAATTGCGGACAATGCTAAAGTTAATCAATTAGCTTCACATTTTAAACTAGAGCAATTGATGAGGATTAAATCTAAGCTAGAATCGACCAAGGATTTTACAGAGTCTAAAAGTTCGACAGATTTAGTTTGGAATATCTTAAATAAATCCTTTAATTACAACTAACCAACATTGGCATGGTCTAAGCAATAGTATATACTTATGAAGACACAATATAAAAATGTAGATACCAGTACTTTAGCGGGATTAAAGCAAGCCGAAAAATTAAAGGCTAGTGGATGGATTATTTATAGTATTGGACTATTTATTATTCGTTTTTATAAAAAGGAGATTCTATGACTAAACTAGAACAACTAATGCTAAAGGATTTTGAAAGGCATCTAATCAAAGTTGAAAAGAACTTGGTTAGACATTGTGAAGGATGCGGGTATCTATTGGACACTACTGAAGAACACGTTAAGCTTTGTATTTATTGTTGGAACGGTGGCAATAAAAAGGAAACATTTTATGCAAGTCAAAGTGTATGAAAGTATTCTAGATATGAGTGGCATCGGAGAAGAATGGCTTCTTGATCTCCATGGCAATGTATTGGCTAAGTTTTTCGATGGTAATTTGAGTGTGTCGATTGTGGTTAACAATAGCAGAGAAGTAACGAAAGGGATTTGAAATGAAGTTTCAAATTAAAAATCGTTTTGATTCATCGGTTATCTTTGAATGTGAAGCAGAATCTTTTGGCATTGCTGTTGAACTAGCTATTAAAGCTGGGGCGAATCTCTCTAGGGCGAATCTCTCTAGGGCGGATCTCTCTGGGGCGGATCTCTCTAGGGCGGATCTCTCTGGGGCGGATCTCTCTTTTACTTGTATCTTTGGATTATACTTAGGGAAACATTTTGTATTCGGATGGAAAAAGACCAAAGAAATCGTCATCAAAATTGGCTGTATAGAACACACGGCCAAAGAGTGGAAAAAGGAATTTAAAAAGATAGGGAAAAATGAAAACTATACACCAAAAGAAATCGAAGCATATGGGAGAGGTATTAAGTTTATTGAAAGCGAATTGAAGAAACAAAAGTGAATTTTAACAAAGGAGAAAATATGAAGAAGTTGATTTTGATTGTAAGTTTGATTCTAACGGGTTGTGGTGCAGCTACTACTTCAGGTGGTACTACTACTTCAGCTAGTGGAAGTAGTGGAGCTTATTGTGGAACTGGCCAATGTTATTCGTATCTATTGGCTTATTGCTGTCCAAATTACGCTCCATATGCGTGCGGCGGAAGCTGCTATACCTATTCAGGTGGTGGGGGCTGTACAAGTTATAAAACTCAGTGTTATTAATCCAAAAGTGTTTTTTACGAAAGGAAATATATGAATAAGAATGTATTGATTATTGTGAGTATTTTGTTTCTTAATGGTTGTGCTACTAAAACTTATCAGGCTACTGCAACTGGAGCTACAGGCCAAGCAGGTCAGAATGGTGCTAACGGTTCTAGCTGTTCTGCTATCCAAGTAGCTGGAGGTCTTAGTATTACTTGCGGATCAGCCGCACCCATTTTATTGTCGAATGGTACTAACGGAACCAATGGGAGTAATGGCGCGAACGGAACCAACGGAACTAATGGCACAAATGGTGCTAGCTGTAGTGGTTCTATTGTTTCGGGAGGTGTTGATATTAAATGTGGTTCTAATCCTACTGTATTCTTGGCTAATGGAACCAATGGAACTAATGGTGCAACTGGAGCAACAGGTGCCACGGGCTCTACTGGAGCCGCTGGTAAAAATGGTTCTAATGGCACGAACGGAACCAACGGAACTAATGGCACAAATGGTGCTAGCTGTGCGGCTGTTAACGTAACCAATGGGGTCAATATCGTTTGTGGTTCTAATCCACCTATCTTTTTGGCTAGCGGAACGAATGGAACCAATGGTGCAAACGGCGCAACTGGAGCTACAGGGGCTCAAGGTGCGGCAGGTGCGGGCTTCACTTCAGGACTATTGTGTAATGCTTATACAGTTCTAGCCAAGGATGAAGCTACACCCATTAATTGGTTTGGAATGCTTACGGATGGTACGGTTGAATTCTCTACTGTTCTGGCTAACTTCAGCGTAGCTAATCAAAGCAATACCAACATCTTCCCAGGATTTACTGCGGCAGAACAAGCGTTGATTGGTTATACTAATTACGCTCTTGATTGTAGTGGTTACTTGGATATTCCAGCCGATGGTGATTATACCTTCACTCTATCGAGTGATGATGGTTCAGAGATGGCTATTGATGAAACGGTTCTAATCAATATGCCTGATTTGCAACCAATGACTTCGGCTAGTGCAACCAATGTTCCATTGTTTTCGGGTCGGCATAGCTTCAATCTAACCTATTTGCAAGGTCCTCCAACTAACATTGGTTTGACGCTTCAATGGCAAGGTCCTGCTAACGTTGGATTGGGAACTTTGAGCACCGTCCCCACATCTGTATTTTCACACTAAAGGAGTATTTATGAAGAGTGTTTTTTTGATCGGATTGTTGTTGGTGGCTTCAGTATCACGAGCAGATGAAACGCATAGTTGCAAGCTTCATCCAAAGAAAGGTAGTGAATGCGATGTAGTTAAAGTCTGGACTCGTTGCGATGTAGAAAAGCAAAAACTTAGGAATAGGATTGTTCAATTAGAACGACGGGTTAAGGAACTTGAATCACAAAAGACTACTAATACTGTAATTGAAAAGACAGTTGTAACCAAGAAAGTGGTAGTTGAAAAGGAAGTTATCAAGCATCATATTCTTGGGTTGTACGCTGCTAGGGATGTTAGTAGTGCAGGAGTTAATCAAAGCAATGGCACAGCTACCGGCACTGTACAAACGGCATATGAACCAGGATTGAAGTATCAATATCAGTTCAACTTTGGATTGGTTCCTGAAGTAGGTATTAATATCAAAGGTAATCCAATGGTTGGATTGGGTTTTGAATTCTAATAATTTAATTGCACGGTGGTCGGGGCTGGTTGCTCCAATGGGTCTTATAAGCCTATGACTCAGGTTCAATTCCTGAGCCGTGTACCAAAAAAGGTATATATGATTGAACTAATGAACGCCCTCGATTGTAGTATTAAAACTTCTAAAGCTATGCAAACCATTGATGGCAAATTACTCGCGGACTTTCTTTCTAAGGTAGCTAATTCTATAGAATCGGCAGCTGAGGATGGAAGGCATGAAATCATTATTAAAGCTCCTAAAAATATCGATGTACAAAAGATTGAGATGATGCTAAATTTTAAAGGGTATCGAGTTAGTTGGGTTAGACCAAAGTATGACCTTTGGTTTGAAATTAGCTGGAGATAATATGACAAAACAAGAAGTGTTGGCCGTGCTAGATTATAGAATCAATATGCTTAGGAAAGGTATTGATTGTCTGTTGGATAATAGTGATCCGAATAGCAAAGAGCTTGATTATGCATGCTGTGACCATGAATCCAGGATTGATGAACTTGAGAGCTTTAGGAATTATTTGAGAGGTCAAAAATAATGAGTAAAGTTACATATTCAGAAGATGTGGCTAAATTAAAGGCTAGCAATTCAGAACTGGCTTCTCTATCCGATAGAGTTGTAGAATTGCTTTATGGAAGATTTAGCGAAGATTACTATTGTGCAAGTTGGCTTATTCTAGATGAGCAAGCTATTAGACAATTCAATCAATGGCTAGATAGCGAATCAGGAGATTAATATGACTAAAGAACAAATGGAGTCTCTAAGCAGAGTTAAAGCTACATGGGCTCACGCCAATGATCTCGATATAGACTCAATCGTATATAGAAGCGAAGATATTTTTAATGTATTAAACTTGCTAAAAGATAAACAAGATTTACTAAATCAAACTAAAAATGATCTTGAGAATGTTCAAAGTTCATTACTTTCTAAACAACTTGATGAAGCTGTTACGCTATTAAATTGGACTTTATTGATTTTGAAGGAGAGTTAATATGAAATATCTTATTTGGGGACTGCTAGCAAGTTTTATGTTATGTACGATGTATCAGGCTTTTGTTGTGATTATGGAACTACTTGGCTATCGTTAATTCGATTGATTAAAAGTTAGTCTATATATAATAATTACCTATATGAAATCATTAAGAAATAATTGGCATGATTAAAGCAATAGATATAAACAAGGAGAATGAGATGGATAAGGAAAAAGCTAAAGCATTAAATGAATCGGCCAAGAAACTAATTCAAGATGAAGATTTTACTTGTTTTCAAAAGGATTCATGGGCTAAGATATATGTAGAAGCTGAGAAGTCAATTCCAATAAAGTTTAGGAATGATTTTATTGATGAATTGACTAGCTCCAATGAAGAATACAGGAAAGCTTTAGAAGAATCAGTACGCTATTTTGGTGTACGTTGGACAAAGGAATAATTTATGAAAAAGAAAGTAACTAAGACCACTCTATCGAGTTTAAGTGCTAATCAAATTGCCGCCAATCTAAAAAAGAGTTTTCCTTATAATCCAGTTGAGAAGAGGTATAAGGCACTTGAAATCGCTAGGCAAATGTCTACTGCACTAAACAAAACTAGTCTAGCAGATGTAAATGGAGAATTTTATACCATTCAAGAAGTTAAAAAGAATGCCAGAACTTGGGAACAAGTAGTCAACATTTTGGAAAAGAAATAAGGAGCATATATGTCTAAAGTAAATCAATCACTAGTGAGTTCTGTTAATAAGCTTCTAAGGGCTGTAGAAATTAAAGTACTGGCTTATTCTGAAATTAAAGACCAACTAAAGGAAATCTCTCCAATCATTGCTGAGTCAATGGATAGTCAACGCGCTTTTCATGATAATACTCTAGATATTATTTGTGTGGATGATGACTATCTGCAAGATTCAACTGAATTAGTTTTACATGAACTAGTTCATATGGCACTATCATCTTCAAGGCTTAATGTCAGGTTCAATAATACTAGGGAAGATAGGGATACGGAAGACGCTGCGGCTCAAATGGGCATTCTAAGCGTTCTAGCTGCTCTTAATATCAATCCTGCCAGCTACGAGAATATATTGGTTGATTATGTAAAGACATTACACTATGCCAACTTAGATCGTGCTGATCGATTGGCTCAAGTGGCCACTAATTATTTAATTGGTTTTCTTGTAAAATAAATATACAGATGTAATGACAATTTACAATTTGTAAACTGTGGAGTTACAATAAAATCAACAGGTTATGAGTGGCATTATTAAAGCAATAGATGGTGTAAGAGGTAATTTATGAGTGTAGGAAGCAGACCACTTACAGATCAAGAAATCGAAGTAGTTTTAAACAATTTAAATACTCTTAGAGATAAGACCATGTTCTTTATTGGTTTAAAGTGTGGATTTAGAATAAGTGAAATTCTTAGCCTAACAGTTAAAAACGTAACACAATATGGAGAAGTTGCCAATCAAATTACGGTTGATCGTTGTAATATGAAAGGTAAACGTTCATCTAGAACCGTTCCACTTCATGATCAAGCTAAACAATTTTTGAAAGAGTATCTGCCTACTATTGATATAGCAAATCCAGAAACTAAGCTATTCCCTATTACTAGATATGGTGCCCATTACGTTCTTAAGACGGCTTTTAATAAAGCTAAACTTGAAGGTAAGACAAGTACACACAGTTTAAGGAAGACATTCGCCAATAAAGTCCATAAAGCTCTTGGAGAGAATATCTTTAAGACACAAAAAGCTATGGGCCATGCCAATTTAAGTTCAACAGCGCATTATATTTCTTTTATGCAAGAAGAAATTGACAATGCTATATTGGGAGTGTAATATGAGAATTTATGTTGTTCAAGGTTCAACAGGTCAGTACGATGATCATTGCGAGTGGTTAGTAAAAGCTTTTAAGAGCAAGGATAAAGCTAAAGAATTTGTAGCTCAGGCGAATGAACATGCTGAAAATCTTAAATCTAATAGAGAAAGTGAATACTCTTTTTCAGATGAAGCTCATCCTATGGATCCTAATTATATTACAGACTATACAGGCAGTAGTTATACATTCCACCCTGTAGAATTGGAGGATTAAAATGGATACTAATTTCTTACTTTCAAGAGTGAAATTTATCACTAACCATCAAAGTGAATCTTTTCTTTCAAAGAAAGAAAAACAATATTATTTGGCCTATGCTTCCAAGATCATTGTTGAGCTGGAGTTTAGAAGCAGACAAAATAATCAAGTAGATCTTGTGAGGGTAGTGGAGGGATTTAATCGTAAAGAATCTTATTCTGTTACCAAAAGTCTTTTTTTTAGTCCTAAGAAAGCACTGGACCAAGCTTGTAGAGATGCCTGTGATGTGATAGATAGTCTTTATAAATGTGATGGTTATTATGGAGGAGTATTTTAAAGTGTCTGAAGAGTTAACTATTTTGAGAGAATATTTTGAAGATCTTCGTTTGGATATATATAATCTTACTAAAGAAGATATGACTAAGCTAGAAACAGCATTAAGAGCTGGTGGCGAAAAAGCATTAGCTAATTGGCTATCAAATTTAAATGATCCAGAAGATCTACTAGATTATCTAGGAGAATAAAAATGAATTTTACTAAAGGACAGCTTTATACTCATAGGAATATGCTAGATGTAGCTTTTAATGTTATTATCGTTTTATGGGAATCTGATAAAGGAGTTACATTAAAAGTTCGTTGGTATAATAAAGCTGGTTGGGATATGAATATAGTAGAAGTGATTTTTATAAAAGCAGACCAATATAAACATTGGTATAAATGGGATCAAAATCTATGTGGATAGCGTGGTTCAAATGAACTATAGTCTTTTTCAGAACAATAAAAGGTTGATCCATCCAAATTAGTGCAAATCTTTTTATTTATTGTCGTTGTAGAGCAACCCATAATGAATACCGATAGAATAAATAAATACTTCATATTAAAATTCTCCTGATTATTTCTCATCGTTCTGTAATTGTCTAATAAGATTCATATTTATACCACCAGATTTTGGAAGCTCTTTAGCTGGTGCTGATGGTTGATCCTTCGTGATAACTCTTTTATCTTTTTCAAGACTCTTATGAATAGCTTTACCTTCTGCAATACGCTGACGTTCTTCTTCTTCCATCTTTTTATCAGCTTCTCTAAGGGCACGTTCACGTTTCGCATCAAATTCCGGATCACGTAATCCGCCAATGATATCAAGTAGATCGTCCATACGTTCTTCGATATCCCAATCCGCCAATTGATCAGACATAACTTGTGTAATTACAAATTCCGGATTGAGTTCCATTACTTGTAAAAGTGGGGTATGGAACATTTTACTGTAATTCCGGCAGTACCGAAGCCATATCGCCGTTTCATCAGGATAGAGTTTGCTGGCTAATGCTACGGCGGTAGAGGCTTCTACCAGATCGGAGAAGCTCATAGCTCATCTTTATCCTTAGCCTTTAAACGATCCTGCATGGCTTTGGTTGCGGTTTCGGCCCTAGCTAGGGCTTCTTCCTTCTTTTTAGCTAAGTCTTCTTTATAGAGCTGCTCAGACGTTATAGCACGATCCAGAGCCATTAGTAGGATATTAATATCAGGAATATCCCCATTCACCAATGACTGAGTGCTCCAGAAGGGTGGTGCTTTAACAATTCGTTTGGAAAGTTGGCTAATGGCAAAAGCTAAATAACGTTCTTGATCGGAACTATCGCGTTCTACAATAAGTTCGCCGTCTTTGATATTTAGATGACCGTAATCGTGGCCAATCAAATCTCTGTACAATCTGCCAATACTGAGTATATCAGTTGGGGTAAGGTAACACTTGAAGATAAACTTACCTGAATAAGTTTGCCCAAGAGTATCTCCCTCTTCTCTAAGGGTCCATACTGCCGTGCCATCAATAGGATTGAGAATTAAATCTTCTGGTTTCTTTTTATCTTCCATGTTTATTATATATCATAAACGATTATTAAAATAACTATAGTTTATATATATAATTGCTATTTGTCTTCTTCTTCTTCTTCTTCTTCTTCTTCTTCTTCTTCGGAAGAGATTTTTCTTCTTATGGTTTTTTATATATAGTTAGGAAGGGGTTCTTATTAGGGCGCAGCTCCTGCACCCGTGCAGGTGGTGCACCGGTGCAAAATAGCACTTGACTTTCCAAAAATTATGATATAGAGTTGTTAAAGAGAGACGATTATGAATTCTATTCACGTTAATTTTTTTAAGATTCCTAACAAAATCTATGATATTGGTTTATCTTCTGGAGAAATTTTGGTCTTAGGCTATCTTCTTTCCCTTTCTAATAACAAAGTTGTCCATCCTTCAAAAAGAGTTATTGCCAATAAAATCAAGCTTAGCAAACGTTCTGTAGATGCTGCTATTACTTCATTAGTAAAAAGAGGTATTTTAGAATATAATCGAGGATATAGCAAAGGCAATGAAAGGATTTGTAATCAATATCATGTTATTATAGAAAATATAGATCCTATTTGTATGCTTAAAAGTGAAAAACACCATAAAAAAGAAGTTGAAAATTCCATTATTTTTGATAAAATAGTTAAAGAATCGGTAGAAAATATTTGGTCTAAAACAAAGGAGAACTAAGATATGTTTGAAAAAATGGATGCTAAAGGATATGATTTGTACGAAGCTTTTACAGATCAATGGGTTATTGATCTTAAGAATGGACAAGCTTTTCACGGGACCTTCAAAGAAGTAGCAAAAGCTATGGTAGGTCAGCTTGGATTTGAAGCCAATGAAATTGAGGATGCTGTTACTTATATGACTAAGCTAGGTCATAACGCCGCCCATTTTGGAACTTTTCAAAGATTTATTTTTAGTTTTAATAAAGAAGTTGATAATGAAAAAGCCTCTTGATAAGAATAGTCCAGTAGTCACTCTTATCAAAACAAACTCTGGACCTAAATGTTCTAGATGTGAAAGGCACGACTTTATTAAATATGGATTAGGATGGGCATGCTTTTATTGTGGGCTTTATATTTACCCACAATTGACTCGTGATATAAACAGACTAAAGGGGTAATTATTATGAATCCTAATACGAGAATTTTAATCCTTCAGCATTATGGCGAAACACCCGAGCAAAATATGGAAATTACTCTTTGTCCTGTTTTGGTTAAACTTATGGCAGCTACACCCGCTATAGTTCAAGATCGTCCTGTTAAGAAAACTATGATTTTCTTTTCAGGTGAAGAAGATCCGGTCGAATTTAATTTGAATGAGATTGATTACATACAGATTCAATCTATTGTAGGCGCTTACACTTTAGTAGATTCTTACGAGTAATTAACTATTTTTGTCGATCATCTTGACTAAGATAGACATGAGTTGGGAATGCTGATCATTTAATTGATCTCTAATGGCTCCAATTTTTTCACTTAGATTTTTAAGCTCTAAAGCATGATTATCTTTGATATTAGATATATCTTTTTGAATGCTTTCTTTTAGATTGTGGACATCTACTTCTAAAAGATCTATTCTAGCTTTTAATTCTCTTTTGATTTCGGCATCATATTCTTTAGCTTTTTCTAGAACTTCGTTAGAAACACTATTACGCCTTCTACGATACTCTTTAAGCACTTCTTGCACAGAATACCAAGCCGTAGCTACAGCCGTTATTCCACCCAAAGTGGGTCCAATCCAGTTATATCCACTTAGGTCCATACGGCAATTCCCCTATGTATAAAGATTGGCGTTTTGACTTGTGATATAATAGGTATGAGAGGTAATTATGGCCGAATATCTAGTTAATTTTCTTAATATTTTCACTGGTTTGCGCAAAACTATAGTAATGCTTTCTTTAATGTTTATTACGTGTATTTTTAGAATTAAAGGTTATATCGGACCAGACAATTTTGAAGGTATAATGAAATCTACAGTTTTGGGTTTTTTTGGCTCAAATAGCATAGAACATTATACAGCTATGGTAAAAACCCATCTGGAAAGTAAAAATGGTATTACCAAGGCTGTTACAGAAATTGATTCTACCACGGGGACAGGCTAATGTTGAATAAAATTAAATTTTTCTTATCAGCGTTATGGGCTCAAGTCGGGGATATATGGAATAGAAGCAAGATCTTTATTTTAGCTTTAGCAACTACTTTAGTTTACTTAGAATGGAATAAAATTAAAGAAGCTTTTGCTACATTGGCAGCTCAACGTGAAATGAAGAAAGACAATAATAAAGATCAGGGTCTATCCAATACAGAGAATACAGATAATAATCAAGCAAATGCTCTTGTAAATCAATCAAATGATCTGCCTAATCAAGACAAACCAGCCACTGATGATTGGTATAAGAACCAAAAATAGGAGAATTTATGAAAGATGCTTTTATTAGTTTTATAATCTTGTTCTTGGTTTCTGACATGGCTTGGGCAGATTGCGACTGGAATACAGGCATCACTCCCGGACCAAACCATACGTATGTTTATTCAGAAGATTGTCATCTAGCTGTAGGGAATTTAGTACAATCTAATAAAACTCAAACTAAACAAATTACAGATTTAACTAAAGCTATACAACTAAAAGATTTGGCTCTTACAGCTGCTGATAGCCGTACTATTTTATGGCAAAATGCGAGCGACAAAGAACTGAACAGTTTGAATACTATTCAATCAGATCAGAAGCGATCGGATTGGCTATATTTTGGATTGGGCGCTATCACAGTTCTCGGCGCAGGCTATATGGCAGCCAAGTTGATTGGACATTGAGATCACTTACGAAGTGTCATAAACTCACTGCCATATTGACTAATATAACAGTATTCTACAGTGAAATAGCCATTCATGCCCCAGGTAGTTCCCCATGAATTTCTAATTTTAAATCTACTGGTTGAATCATCGTATCCCACAATGACCACACAATGACCACCTTGTAATTTATCTTCTGCAGTTGGCATATTTAAAATACCAGTTTGAGCTACTTCATCTGATTCAATGTTATCAAATACTTCTATACCACAAATAACAGGATATCCATCAGCTAAGCAATGTTTAATATCTAAAAAATCATTTAAAGCAAATGAATTTAATATTTTATGATTAGCAGCTTCTTCATAGGCTTCTGTAGAAGGTTTTGTTTCCCAGTTGTCTTGGGAATAAGGCCAAATAGCTTCATCACAACAGCCTATATTGGCCAATACCCATGCACCAGTAGATATTTGAGAACCGGCATCTTGGGCAATAGTTCCTTCGTGGTCGCGTTCACAATAATATATGAATTGTCGAGATGCAGGTACAAAACTAGTTGTAGAAAACTCCTCTGGAGCAGCACATTTTTGTTTTAAATCAAGTAGTTCAAAAAATGCCCAAACTCCGGCCCATCCATTGCCTGTACATGATCCTTCTTGACCTTGATCAAATACAGGTGGGAATGCAGATTCGAGATCTATAGATGGAGGCAAAGATTGTACATTAGGAATAGAAAACGTTAGTTTAGATTTAAGCTGGACATTAAATCTATGAGACATTTCCAACTCTATTCGGTGTAAAACCTTTGTTAACTAGAAAATTATATATATCCTTAGGGGTCATAGAAGAAGGATCTAAATTACCTTCATTTAATTCTATTAGGACATCCCCTACTAATTCTGAACAAAAATATGATGAGGTACTATAAAATGGATTTTTAACATTTTTACCAAACAATCTCATGAAAAGAACCCAAGCAAATCCAAATATTTGTGCTATTCCATAAGGGGTTCCGACCTTATCAATAGCTCCTTGAATTACGCCTTCTTTTGTAGACTCTGAAATGGGTAAACTAAATTCATCACATATATTTTCTTCAGAATCAAACATTGTTTGTCCAATAAAGTTCGTTTTCAAGCCACTGGCTTGAAAAATTATCCATCTATCTGAATATGAATCATAATATTTTATATAAGCATGAGAATATGGGGACCAAGTTGCAAGCCTTATAATCCATGAGAAAGGTTCAAACCAACTATCAGGACGAGATAATCCTATGATTATAGTTTCCATATTATAAAGACCCTTGATAAGAGATGATATTTATAACCACTTGGGAGTTAATAGTAGGAGAAGTATTAGTGTAAATAAATCTCATATATAATCCTACAGGTATTTCATTACTAAGAGAAATATCTTCCACTTCGTTTAAAATAGAAGGTATTACATACCAATTATTAACATAGGTGGCCAGTATAGTAGGATTATCTGAAGTACCACCTTTTCCAATTATATTGTTTTTATCAATTATTTGAACCGTGATAAAATCACCAATATTTCCAGGTGAAGAGTACATTATTCCACCTTTAATATAAAAGGAACTACTAATTAACATATCAAAAGTGGTTGATTGATTAGCAGCAGCTAAAAATGTGGTTCCAAATGGACATAGAATTACACTATCAACGCCCAGTTTCTGTATAACTTTAGGAATAATAGTCTGCACCACAGGTAGTGGTTGATCCGTATAGGATGACATTAAAGTATTCAATGTAGCTTGATCTTCAGTAGATAATACATCCTTAAATAATAGAGAGACTGACATAGAAGAACCAGTACCACTAGTTTCTATATTAACTAGAACAGTCACTATACTACTAGACTGTATTAATGAAACAAGATTGTCAGTGTAAAGAACTTGTTGTGTAAAAGTATATTGAGTTGGAGTAGCCATATTATGATAACCTCACTACGTCGAAATTTAATCCAGTTACAGTTACAGTACCGGCACTGGTGACTGCTTGCACTGCTATTGCTTGTGAACCATTTACGGTTACTATTTTATTAGTACTTAAACTCATATTTTGAAAAGCGTTAAAAGAACCTGTTCCAGTTGGCATTGTTTGTCTCTTAGTATCAGCTTGTGCAGTTCCGGCGAGATATATCTGAATTGATATAACATTACCAGCACCACTGGAAGCTGTAACATTACAACTAAACATAACCAAATAAGTTCCTGCTACAGGTGTAACCGTAGAACTGCCTATAGTACCATTAGTAGTGGTAACCGTAATAGCAGCAGAACTATTTACTTCGTTATTGTAGAGACCAAAAGCAAGGTTGCCACCATTGTCAACCAATGGGGCACCGGAGTTAACTCCGGGAGCATTAATATATTGTCCTTGAAAAAGGATTGAACCGTTAACAGGCATTAGGTTATCTCCTGAATACCAATGTATGTGGTAGAACCAGAAGTAATAGCGTATATAGCTCCAGTACTAAATGAATACTCATCCATCCAAAACTTTTCTCCAGGAAATAATGTAAGTCCATATTGATAGGCAGCTGCATTCCCATTAAATCCAAAAGATATCTGTTGAGTAGCTGTAGTATTACTTAAGTAGAGACCTTTTCTGTTTGCATTTGCAGCAAGAATCAAGGTTGAAGTAGTATTAACCAAAGCAGTCGTAGGTGCAGAGTAAGTTCTTGGAACTTTTGTGGAAACCAACTGCGCACCGTTTGCGTCTGATTGATTATCCGCTCTTTGTCCGTTTGTAAAAGTCGGTAAAGTAGAGTTGTAAACCGCCGATGTTTTTACCCCATTACCAGAATCTGCCGTTCCAGAAACAACGTTACCAACGATTTGTTGATTTCCGTTTGCATCGACAGCCAATGTTTGAGCGCTTCCAGAAGAAGCGTCCATAGTCACATTGACTGTTCCAGAAGTATATGCAGATGCCCTAACTCTAACTTGGGTAAATCCGCCCGAACCTACAGTGTAAAGGTTGTTTGCAGTAAAAGAAGAAATATTTAATCCGCCGTTTGGGTTTCCAACGGCAAGAGCATACCAAATTCCGTCTCCAGATTGGCCTTCCATGACAAGAGTTCCAACCCATGTACCAGAAACGGAAGCGTTTACAGAACTAGTTCCATTTGCTGCAATGACGACGGTTCCATTCAAAGCCGTAATCGTTCCAGTTACGTTTTTGTCTGAATCCGTCGCTATCACCTTAACATTGGTAAGAAGATTTGCCGCATTATCTAACTGGAGAGGAGAACTGTTGCCGGATGAAATGGTGGTAGGGGTTGTATTAAACTGCCCAAGAACAGCAATAGCAGATGCTGGCGTTGTTACGTTTTGAGTAGTTAAGGCATCGATGATTCCAGTGACGCCAGAAACACGTAAGCCACCAGAAGTATTTAAAGACAATGGCTGGTTAGTTGAAGTAGAGTATGTTGGTGCGGCAGTGGTAACCGACCCATTATTAAGAACGCTTAAGTTAGCGGCATTAAATTGAACAACTTCTACGTTTGCTGGAGCGGCAGAAGCGTTGATGACGACCGTTGCTGTTCCTGAAGTATAAGCCGTCATTACTGCTTGAATACTTGTAAAACCAGCTGGCAATGCAATACGCACGCCACCATTAGCAGTAAAGCCAGCGGTAGAATAAGCGTTTGTAGGACCGCCTTGAACGGCTTCAAGAGGAACAAAATTGGTTCCATTGACGCTGCCCTGGAATTGAATCGTACCAACCCAAGTTCCAGTGATAAGAGCGTATGCGGAAGAAACGTCGTTTATTGGAAGGTTTAATGTAGCGTTTAACGCTCCAAGCGTTCCCGTAGTAGAATTGTCTGGTTTAATAGTGTAAAGAGAAGCGCCTGTTTGCGCACTAGACCCAATAATGTTACCGTTGCCGTCAAGCGTATAAGCATTGGTTAAAACGTTTAATGGACTATTTGGATTATAAATTTGCAATTGATGTGGATAAGCAGCCGTATTCCAAGAAACAGTAGCCGTACCGGAAGTCCAAGCAGTCGCAATAGCTCTTACTTGATAATAACCAGCACAGTTTAGTTGAGCTGTCGAATTCACAGTGGTTGAACTAGAGGTATAAGAACCAGTACTACTTAAATATACATAGATATTTTCCCAAACTCCATCACCATTATTTGCTTGAAAAGTTATAGTTCCAACCCAAGTACCAGTGATATTGAAGAATGAACTACCATAGCCAGCAGTAACGGCAATTACCGTTTGATTCAATGCTGTAATCGTTCCCGAACCATCTATAAAATCTGATTGAGAAGTAGAAGATAAGGCTTCAGAAGCACTCAATATAGAACTTGCAGTCCCACTCGTATAGGCAGTCACGATAACACGGACATTAGTGGAACCGCTTACTGGTACTATTCCTAATATAGTTAAAGTATTTGATGTAGTAAAAGTAAAACTATTAGATATACCACCCGTCGCCGGATTTAAGAAAGAACATGTAACCCAATTAGTTCCACCATCTATAGAACATTGAGGTGTAACAGTTCCAATAAAAGTTCCAGCAGCTAATTGAAATCCAACGGTTTGTAAACCAGCCATTGCGATAGACACAAAAGCATTTAAGGCATTTAAAGCTACTGGAGCTACAGTGGTGTTTGGAACTTGAACGTTTAATAATTGTTGTCCTGCGTTACCATTACTAGCAGAAGTAATGGCATTTCCGAAACCGTCGTAAGTATTGGCTGCTACTCTTAAGGTCTGGGCTCCAGTAGTACCGGCACCAAAATTAGCAAGCCCCGACTGATTACCTATAATACTAGCTGTCCTTAAAGTTGTAGCACCAACGGTACCCCAGTTAGTATCATATCCTAGATTTGCAGGTGTGGAACTTACAACCCAAGGAGAAGTAGATTGAACTACGGAGACAGAATCAGTACCAGAAGCCAAAGTCCAGGTTCTACCGGTAGTCCAGGTTCCAGATTGCGATACAGGTAAGGCAGATTGATTACTGGCTATAGTAACAGGAAAAGAGGCAGACATGGTAGTCTGACCCAGAGCAATTGCTGAGCCACCAACTTGAGTCAAATTTTGAGTCCAAGGTCCGCTAGCCTGAGTTACAGCGCCAATAGTGTTAGCGCCAGCGGGCAATGCGGTTTTTAAATTTACTAAGAGATTTCCAGAAGAATCACCTTGTAATGCAACTTGTTGGCCAGTAGTAAGAGTAGGAGCCGCAGTATTGAAAACTAAACCCGCTAGGCTTGAGAATGAAGCAGCAGTACCTGCAGCAACTGAGCCATCTGATTGATCTTTAGTAACCCAAGGAGAAGTTGATTGGGTTACAGCAACTGGATTAGTAATAGTAGCTACAGTACCAATATTCCAAGTACCAGACTGTGAAGCATTTACAGCAAATGCATCAGTACCCGTAGCAACAATTAAAGCACCACGAGCAGTTGATTGGGCTTCAACAGTTTGTCCAGTAGTAACAGTTGGCTGTGTAGTGTTAAATACACCACCGATTTGGACTGGATTACCAGCTTTAGATGCACCGGAAGCAGAATCACCTTGAATGATCCAAGGAGGAGTTCCTTGTTGTACAGTCCAACTACCAGATTGTACTGCTGAAACCACATCAGATGATGTAAGCGGTCTAATTATTATTCTACCACTAGAATCTAGCTGTATAGCCGATTGTTGAGTAGTTGTTAAGGTTGGCAATGTACTATTATACTGACCGCCAACTAATTGCGAAAAAGAAGCGACAGTTCCAGGAGTAACTGGACCATCTGACTGATCTTTAGTGATCCAAGGTGAAGTGCTTTGAGTAACCGCAACTGTCCATGCTCCTGATTGAGAAACTGCCAGGGCGCTTTGGTTAGATGCAATGGTCACAGGCAATGAAGCAGCCATCAATGCTTGACCAAGCGTAATAGCAGATCCGCTTACTTGTGTCAAGTTCATGGTCCAAGGACCACTTGCTTGAGTTACTGCACCAATTGTGTTTGCGCCAGCAGGAATAGAAGTTCCAAGAACAACTATTTGGCGACCAGAAGAATCTAATTGAATGGCGGCTTGTTGCCCGTTGGTAAGCGTAGGGAGTGCGGTATTAAATATGCCGCCCCCAAGAGAGGAAACTGTAGCCGCTGTGCCACCAGTAGCTGATCCGCTAGACCAATTGATGACTTGAAGGTTTCCATTTGCGTCCGCACCAACATAATTAACACGATCGCCGACAGAATCCTGTCCGACGATTTTTACTTCGCCATCCCTATCTATATAGTTTAGGTCTGCCATATAACCTTTTATATCATAAAGGGGATATGCCTTTTTAAGACACATCCCCTCTATTAACTATTTCTTAATAATAATTAAATATTAAACTTCTGTGCCTGAGATAGTCGAATAAACATCCATAGCTTTTTTATCAACGTTTGTACGAATAATTTGAACTGTTGCTCCAGATCCGCTTTCTAAGAAAACTAGTTCATCCAAATCAATAGTAATATTTGGGGTTGCAGTGGAATTAAACCCAACCCATAGAGTACTATAAGTAGAACCATCTGGAGAAACTTGAACTTCGATTTTCAACGCACCAGAAGCACTGGCCCAGATTTTTTTACCTTGAAAAGTCTTGGCAGCAGTAATAGTATATACATGATTACTACTTGCACCGGCTGCCAATGCAGCAACAGTATTATAATTATTAACAGAAGTACCTACAAGAGCACCTGTAATTGTTACCGGAACAGGATTCGTAGCAGATACATTTGCACCTGCAACAGCTAGATTAGCAGCTACACGAAGGGTTTGTGCTCCAGTTGCTCCATTATTAAAATCAGCAGCGCCAGTAGCATTACCAATTTGCGCAGCGGTTCTAATAGTAGAAGCACCAACTGTACCATAATTAGTATCTACAGTTGCAGGAAAATTATTAACACTAGTAACCCATGGACTTGTACCCTGATTAACAGAACCAATATTATTTGAACCAGCAGGAAGAGGTTGAGTAATATCTACTTTAACTTCTCCAGATGCAGTGATAGAAGCAGTATTTGTGCCATCTGTAAGCTTTACAAACCAACCGTTAGCAGCCGTACCAGGAGCACCTTGATTAGCACTTACTCTAAGAGTTTGAGCACCGGTTGCACCAGCATTGAAATCTGCTGCACCAGTTGCATTACCAATTTGAGCAGCGGTTCTAAGAGTATCAGCACCTACAACCCCATAATTAGTATCATATCCAAGACTTGCAGGAGAAACGGCGACTAGCAAATAACCACTAGAGTTTAATTGTAAAGATGACTGTTGTCCATTTGTAAGAGTAGCTGGAGTAGCATTGTAAATCCCACCGGCTAAACTAGAAAAAGCAGCCGCAGTACCGGGAGCAGCAGGTCCAATACTAGGATCTACAACCTGTAGCCAATAACTAGCACTTAAATTTTGATCGCCAATTGCGTTTCCGGAAATATCTTTTAGAACTGAAAACTGGCTACCAAACGTGTCAACAGCAGCCTGTTGGGTAGTTGGGTTAGTAGCATCACCAAGCTTAATAATTACGTCTTGGTATACGCTTTGACCAACGAGTTCTGTTCTAATGGGAAGGGCGCTATTAAAATCACTCATATTTTTTCCTTATTTATAAGTTTAGTTACTGGATTGAGCTTCGCTTATTCTAGCTAAAAGCTCCTGTTCTTTGGCCAATGATACGTCCACACTTTTTTGTATTTTGTCAATTTGATCTTGCATTTCCAAGATTCTTAGTTCTTGCTCTTCTCTAGCCGCATTAACCCTTTTATACTCTACTTGAATTTTTTTAAGTTCGTATGGACTCATAAATGACTACCTTCCTATAAAGATTCTTTTCATTCAAAAATTATGCTGGAAATACAAGTACTTGTATGCGAGCTTCAAAACTAGCAGCCATAGGTCTTACGTTATAAACTTGAACTTGAATAGTATTTCCAGCCGTTAATATTAAACCCGTATCATTCCCAGTTTCAAAATTAAATTCACCAGTTAGATCTCCACCAAACATAGTTCTAGCAGTATCTTGTGGCACACCATTTATAAATAAGTCATATCTAGCAATATTCTCTCCAGAAAAAGCAGCTCTTTGAAAAATACCTTGTTTTCCTGCAGGTATTGTATAATTAACAATAAAAGCCGTGGCTCCAGATGCCAAGCTAATAAGCTCATTGTAAGTATTTACTACTGTGGTATTAGGACTAGGTGTAGATTCGACTATAACGTTAATAGAGCCATCAGGATTAACTACAAGCTCATTATTAGAAGGGGATGGGCCAATGATGTGGACATCACTGATGGCTATAGAGCCCGCTATAGCTACAGGGATGGGGTTAGAATCGGTATAGATGTTACCATAGCCATCGACCGGTATAACCCTATCAGCCATGACTGGAGCAGGCATATAGACGGTATTATAGTGGTCATCCCCAGGGATAGGAAAATTGTTTTGTTCTGGTGCTGAAATTGTGGCACTTGAAGCAACCGTATATGCTGTAAGGTCGCTTATATTTTTAGGAGAAGCATTTAAACTATTATTGGTTGGACCAACAATAAGTTGGGTGTTACTTAGGATATTTTTGACTTGAAATTTAGCTTGTGGAAGGGTATTGGATTGCAGATTAACAGTCTGCTTTATGTAAAAACCAGTAGTATCGGCGATCGTAACGACGCCTAAGGACGTACCATCGGCGATAAAAGTCTGCGGAGAAACCGCAGCTAGTTTCTGTTCAAAAGCCATTTTTTCCAATCCTTACCAGAGGTTAGGAACTATTGCCACCAATAGCAGTACTCTTGACCCACGTCAAAAGCGCTTACACATAGTGCAAGCTATAAGGTAAAGATTAGTTTGGATTAAAACTCCTTCGTTTAGGATAAGGAATAGACTTTCCAAAGATAGATTCATAAATTAAATTTATAATTTTCTTATCTATTTTATTTTTACCTAAAATCAGCACATATTTTCCTTTAGGCGCTTCGGTAACTTGTTCACAATTTTGCATATGAACTTTTCCCTTTTTCGTTAAAATACTATATATTTCTGAAGGAATAGCTTCTTTATTCATATATTTATTGCTTTTTGTCCATTCTTTTTCCCAAACTATTCCCAATTTTTTGGCATAATGCCTAAAAGTAGAAGTTTTTCTAAAATGTCTGCTATTAACTAATTTTCCATTTTCTAATCTATATCGCACTTTAGCACCAAAATATCCCCCTAAATAATTAAAATTACAAGCTTGATAGATAGTTCCGATTTCTCCTGCGGCATGATCTGAATAACCAAAAAATAGTCTTTTGGTAGTATTTTTAACCATCCATCTACAAGAATACATTAATAATTTAGAACCTAAATTTTTAGGTGTCCAAGAAGCCGTAGCCCCTCTTGCAATTTGAGCTTCTAATTTAGAGCCTTCTTTTGTATTAGTATATGCATTAGGTTCTGCAATAATAATAACACCACCTAAAAAGTTTTTAGTCCTAGCTGTAAAAATCCATTTGGGAGAATAACCTATGGTACCGAGCCATTCATATTTTTGTATAAAAATACGGTGTTCTTCGGTAAATTTTTCGATTTCAAAATCAAACTCCTCAATAGCAGAGTCTATAGGCATTCCTAGATTAATATCTTCTAATCTTGTATCTAACTTTCTTTTATATTGATGACATTCCCCAACATTAATATTGCCGTCTACAAAAGTATTTCCTTTACTTTCATTTTGATATTCTGGCAAATATTGTAAATTCCATGGAACGTGGAGTCCACATACGTTTTCTCCACCGATAGGAATTATGTGATCTACGCAGTTCCCATTAGGTCTATCCCTATATATTTGTTTAATTTCTTCTATTTGTTTAATAGAAAGCCATTGAGGCATAGCTTGTTTTTTTCTAGCCCTATAATTAGCGGTTCTAGCAACTTTTTCTTTCTTTGTTTTTTGAGCGTACTTCTGTTCAATTTCTTTTCTTTTAGCAGGATTTTCGTTGGCCCATTTAATGGCTTTTTCTATATATTTATCTTTATTATTTTCATAATGTTTTTCATAGTTATACTGCGTTTTTTCTGGATTGTTTTCTCTATATTCAGTATTTCTTTCAATAATAACTTCTTTATTTTCTCCATAATAGATTTGGTAGCAGTCTTTGCAAGCCGATACGACCCCCGTAATTCTATTGTTATTTTTATGAAAATCATCAATAGATTTAATAAGCTTACATTTTGAACATTCTTTTTTACCATCGACCACTGGTTTATGGTCTTTCCAACGTCTAGAAATAGCCTTTTTATTTTTTTCTTTGGAAAGTTTAATGCCATTTTCCTGAAAGATTTTTTGTAGGGAAGGTTTTTTAATACCAGTTTGTTCGACAATTTCCGAAATAATAAGGCCTTGAATTCTTAAAGCAATAGCTAATTCTACTTGTTCATTAGTATATTTCTTTTTTTGTGAAAGCCTTGTCTTTACACACTCATCAGAACAAATTTTAGTTCCATAGCGTTGTGTTTGAAAGTCTTTATTGCAAACTTCACAGTTTTTATCGTAGATATAAACATATTTTTTCTTGTTCATGTATTTAATATATCATACATGATATAAAAGTCAAGAAAAAAAGATAATAAAAAACCCCCAATCCTACATAGTAAGATTGAGGGTTAAGATTATTTTAATTTATTGATTTAATTAGCTTAATTGGCCAGTAATGTTAGAAATCAATACGTTTTTTCTTGGTTGATATGCAGCGAGTGATAAAAATCTAAAGTGGGCCTCTGGCAAACTTAAATCTGAGACGGCCAATTTTAGTTTGCTATAAGGAGCAAGCTGAGCGAACCCAAGGGTGTTACCTTGGATCAAGAACCCAGTCACAGCGCCTGGCGAGAAGTTGCCAAGATCGGTGAACACTGGATTGCCACTTCCCTGCTTAATTTTACCAATGAACTTAGCATTGTGGTAGTTACCACCAAGCTCAGAACGGTAAACATTGTAATAAGCAGCTCCAGATGAAGCCGTAATCGTAACGGTAACTTTGTCCCCGTTAGCGGTTACAGTAGCAGTCTGAGGAGCGCTAGGAAGCGATTCGCCCAAGATCGAGCAAGCCGTCGCATAGTACACATACGCACCAGCAAACAACATCGATCCAGCAGCGCCTGCATCAGCTACAGCGATAGCTGGAGCAGAAGGAGTTCCCATACGTGAACGAGCTGGCTGCGTCTTTCCAGACAAGAAACGTGAAGCTTCTAGAGAAACTACAGCGCTTGAAGTCCATTGAGTACGAAGATGCGCACCGGTAGCTTCTTGAGCCGATCCAGCGAGCATGATACGTTCTTTAGCGAAAGCGATCTTGTTATAAGCTGACAAGCTGATAGGATCGAGGATAAGACGATCAGCAGCCCCCATGTTCATGGCAGAACGAACAGAAGAGTCTTCGATGATGGATTGCGTGAGCGTTCCATTAGCCGAAAGAACTACCGTCTGATTCGAACCGAATTCAGCGAACATAAGATCTTGCGTATTCAACTGTCCATCAGACTGACGGATCTGTTGATCAACACCAATCATATTAGGCATTTGAGCTACGCAGGTAGGGTTACCATCGAAAACACCAGCGTTTGAGAAATCTGATTGACCACGGAATGAGTCAAACTCGATATCCCCAGCAAGCTTCATAGCAGCATCAGCAGAAGAACGATCTTCAGCTTTAACGCCATCAAAAGCACCAATCATATTGGCAGCAACCGTAACACGACGAATCGTGCTGTAGTAAGCCATAGGAACCACCGCACGGATGAAGTTCGAGACATCTTCTTCGCCGACGCCGCCTTCAAACTGGGCAGATCCACCAAAGATCCCGTAATCTAGTTGGCGATTGAATTGATGAAGTTGAGATTTAACTTCCTTGGAAGGAAGGATTTTCTGCAACTTAATATGACTATCATCAAAAGTGACATTCTGCATCACAGGCGAAAGATCTTCGACCATGAGGGCTGCGCCCTGTTCCAAATTACCCGGAGAGGCCATGTAACTGCCTGCTTCAAGGGCTTTCATTAGTGACTGAAGTTGTTCAATCATTTTCATTTCTCCTTTTAAAAAGACACCTTATTTAAGCAGGTGACTAATACTGTTAACGTTGACTTTGCTGCCCAGATAAAATGCGTTAATTGCATCTCTATCAGATTTTTTAAGACTAGGATCTGCTGTCTTAGCCTTAAGAATTTCATGGATTTCCTTATCAGAAAGCTTCTTTTCTTCAGTGTGCGCTTCCGATTTTTGGATAACGTCCAATGAATTGATTGCTTTACCTTGAGGCACTGTCTTTTTAGCAAGTGCCGTCAAGAACTCCTTAATTGCTGCTTTTTCAGCTTTTTCAGCTGCTAATTCAGACTTAAGAAGTTCCATTTCTGTGTTTTCTGATTTTTCCATTTGCATTCCTTCTGCCTTACTAGCTGGTGATTTAGCACCAGGACCGTCCTTAGGCGCACAAGCAGACTCTTCGCCACCACTTTTGTGGCCTGCATCTCCCATGTCCTTAGGCTTTTCGGCCTTTTCCATCTCGGCTGGCTTTTCTTCAGATTTACCCATACACTTTTGAATACAACCATGATGAGCAGCTAGTTCACCTTTTGACATTGAGCGATACATTTTTTCCATGTGCTCCATGTCTTCGGCATCGTAGTCATGGCCTTGATGCTCTTCGCCTTCTTTGCCATGCTCTTCATGTGATTCTTTACCTTCTTCATGATGCTCTTCAGAACTGTGTTCCTTGGCTTCATGTTTAGGTTCTTCTTTATGTTCAGGCTTTTCTTCGTGCTCTTTATGCTCTTCTTTATGGTCTTTTTCACCATCTTCAGATTTAGCAAGAGAGCTAGATTCTGACTTAGCAAGCTGAGAGGTAAACGCTTCTTCTACCTGAGCGATAAGATTTGCGACATCTTTTTCGGTATAACGTTGCATAGTTTACTCCTCTTGTTCTTGTTCTCGTTTCGATTAACCTTAGTTTCCTTTTGTAGGCCAGTAAAGTTGATCGATGCTGAGAGCAGGAGCAGCCAAAGAAGCAGCTGCCGATGCTTGAGTAACAGCAGTTCCATTAGCGATTGGAGCAAGATTGTATTGAACACCAAATGGGAAAAGCTCCCATTTTACGGTATCAAGATCAACTTGAGTAGGAATTGGAGCGCCAGCGCCATTCAATTCATAAGAAATTGAAGAAGTAGAAGGCGTATAAGCAAGTTCAGGATTTCCGAAGATATCCGTGCTCACCATTGGGACCTGTTGCAAATAAATAAGAATTACTGGGCTGCCTTCAGCAAGACTGCCTGCAGCTGACAAGAAAATCAACTGTCCACCGTTAGAATCTTGGGCGTAACTTACAGTGTTAACACCACCAGCTTCAGCATTGTTTTGAAAACGAATAGCAAGCCTATTACCAAGGTCGCGGGCAATACTGGCAATTTTTTGATTTGAGGTAATCATGTTTTTTCTAGCTCCTTTTAAAAGTTCAGCCCTATAGAGGGCACGTAAGCATACGTATCTATTAGTAAAGCTTAATGCTCCCATAGCTAAAATGAATGATATCAAGTATTTAGAAGAAAGAAAGCTGTTGACTTTTATTAAAGATATGATATATATAGAATATGAGACTGATAGCAATTTCTGATACTCATTGTAGAATTCGGAAAGTAAAAATACCTGATGGTGATCTTCTTGTACATAGTGGAGACCTTACTTTTAGAGGCGATATTCAAGAAATCTCTCAAGAATTAAGAGCATTAGGCGCTGTAGCCAAGAAATTTAAGCATGGCTGCATCTTTATAAGCGGTAATCACGATTGGCTTGGAGAACGTAATCCTAGTTTAATGAAACAAATGGCTATAGATGAGGGTTTAATTTATTTAGACCATTCTTCTATTCAAATAGAAGGCATCAACATATTCGGCTCTGCTTATACACCAGAATTCTGCAATTGGGCTTATAATGTTCCTAGAGGACCTGCATTAGCTCAAAAGTGGGCTCAAATCCCTGACGACACTAATATTCTTGTCACCCACGGACCTCCAATGGAAATTATGGATATAGTCAATCGGTATGATCCCTTTAATGGCTGGAGTATAGAACATGTTGGATGTGAAGATTTATCCAATAGAATTAAAGAACTAAAAGATCTTAAACTCCATTTATTCGGCCACATACACGGCTCATACGGCCAAATTAAAATTGGGGATATTACTTATATCAATGCTTCTATATGTACTGAAGAATACAAGCCTTTTAATGCTCCAATCTCTTTTGAGTTATAGCTCGTACTAATCTTTATCGTAGATATCTACTGGAATAATTACCCAGTCAAAAATTTAGGAGAACTCCATGGCTTTATCCCAAAACACCGTTCTATATCTTCAAGACGCTCTTACTGACGTAGCTGCTGGTAATGAATTGGCAAATGCAATCAACAATCGTTTGGTCCTTTCTACCAACACTTTCAATAGGTTAGTAGCAGCTCTTACAAACCCTGCTGCAGCAGCTGATTTTCAAGCTGCTATGTTGGGCCAATACATCCTTACCCCTACCGATATTCAATTTCTCATAAGTGGATTTGATTGCACAAGAAATCCTGATATGCTGGCAGATATTTTAGCTAACATGCCTGTATCACCTAATACTTTTCCATTGCCTCCACGAAATGTGACGATGCCCGCTGGTTTTACCATCTCACCTTCTTATGTAGGACCTTCTCAGCAACTTCTCGCAGCTCTTACTCTTCCAGCTGGCAGCACCTTTCCAAATTTCGGTCCCGGCGCTTACTTTATTGTTTCTACTGCTGGAAATACTAATCAGTATGATGTTTGGTATAATGTGACTGGCGGTACTAACACTAATCCAGCTCCTATCGGATTTACCGGCATCGAAGTTACTATTGGTGCAAGCGATTCGGCAGCTACTGTTGCAACTAAAACCAATACAGCTTTGGCAGCTCTTGCAGCAGCCAGCACTTCTGTAACTGGCGCAGTAGTTACTATTGCTCCTACCACCGTTCCTTCTGCAGCAGTTGCCATTCCTACGTTTACTCCTTCTGCTGGAACGTATGGGAGCACTCAAACGGTAGCCATTAGCTCTGTTACTCCTGGAACTAGCATCTATTACACCACCGATGGATCTACCCCTTCTACTTCAAGCACAGCCTATTCAACGCCAATTACTGTTAGCGCTAGCCAACAAGTTAAAGCTATTGCCGTTAAAACTGGTTTTGCTAACTCTACTATTGGAACCGCTGCTTTTATTATCGGCGGCTCTACGGTTGCAACTCCTACTTTCTCCCCAGTTGCTGGAACTTACTCTGGAACCCAATCGGTTACGGTTAGTTCTTTGACTGCTGGCGCAGCTTTTTATTACACATTGAATGGATCAACTCCTACTACGGGAAGTACTCTTTATACTGGCCCAATCTCTGTAAATCAAAGTGAAACAGTTAAAGTTTTGGCAACCCATGCAGGTCTTACCAATTCTACAGTAGCTTCTGCAGCTTATACTATTACGGCTATCGGCCCAGCTCTCCCAAGTTTGGGTGCAGCAGCTACGTACAGGATTCTGTCTGAAGCTGGTATTAGTACTACGGCTGGAACGGCTATTACAGGAAATATTGCTGTAAGCCCTATAGCTCATACGGCGATTACTGGATTTACGTATACGCCAAATCTATCAGCAACTTTTGGTACAGCTACTCAAGTATCTGGAGGAGTATATACCCCAGACAATCTATCGCCTACTCCAGCAAATTTGACCACTGCAGTTGCGAACATGGGAACGGCATATACTAATGCTCAGGGACTTACGTCTCCTACCCAGCTAAATCCTGGATCAGGAGCTTTGGGTGGCCTTACACTTACTGGCGGTCTTTATAAGCTAACAGTACCGACCTCTATCGCTGGAACACTCACCTTAAGCGGTGGACCTAGCGATACTTGGGTATTCCAAATGTCATCCACGTTCACTATGGCGACATCTGCACAGATCGTTATGAGCGGTGGAGCTTTGGCATCAAATGTTTACTGGGTTGCTGCTGGAGCCATTACCTTGGGAGTTTCCTCTAGCTTCAGTGGTATCGCTCTTAGTGCCACTAGCATTGCGGTTCAAACGTCTGCAACGGTACACGGTCAACTTTTTGCTCAGACAGCTGTTACCCTTGACGATAACGCAATCGGTAACTAATTCTTATTTGTCCTAATTTAAGGGCCTCCAACTTTATAGTTGGGGGCCTTTTTCTTTTAGTTAGCTTATAGTTTAGATACGATTTCTTGTAGTTGACTATATAATTGTTCTTTTGTTCCCTTATTTTCCAAAGTATAGTCGAATCTATGATCGTTTAAGTCATTCTCGCTTGGATCAGAAGAAGGAGATGAATCAAAACGATTAACTCTAATTGTAATTAAACTTTCTCCAAAAGCTTCTTTAAATTGAGATACTTCCGATTTATAACGTAGGTCTGTAACAACTATATTTTGACCATGCTTAAGCCTATGAGTTATTTCTTCAAAAGCTTTAGAAGTCCAGTAATTAGATTGAACAGACCTATTTACAGATCCCTTTAGGATAGCCAAGGCGCGAGGGGTCCAATAAACCAATCGATGCGATTCCACAACAGTATTAGCGCCTATGATTCCGAGGAAATTGCCTTCGCGATACACAAATCCATCTGGCTGTAGTCCACGGCTTGTTCTAAATTCTTTAACCATGAATTCGCACAAATTGCGCGAGAAACCATCTTGGGGCTTCACTGGCATCGTAAGTATTGGAGCTTCCTTACGATTAGGATCATCTAAAGATCCACGATCTATACCATATTCTTTAGCTACCGCATCTTTCAAAGGATCTGCGAGGGCCACTCTAAAAAAACCATAGCTTTCAATTAGATATTCTGCACAGCTATCTTTACCAGAGCGCTTCCATCCAGAAAAAGCAATTACTTTCATATAGTTACCTATGTAGTTGTTTTTAAAATCGATTTAAGACCAATCTTTACCTTAAAGCATACCCTTATTTTGGGTGCTTGTCAAGTTAATTTAGGGGTAAACAATGCCTAACAGACTATCAGCTAGACCAATAGTAAATTTCCAAAATATCAATAGCTTTAAGTATGCGAATCAATGGAGCATTTCTTCTGGAAATACAACAACCTTATATTTTCAGATGGTTGATCCAGATCAGTGTGAACTACGCTATATAATGGGGATTGGAAGTTCTAATCAACCGGATGCAGTACGTGTAACTTTTCCATCCATTGATAACGCACAAGTATTAAGTTTATTTGCTACGCAAGATCCAAATGATGGATCTATTTGGTCTATAAATATTCCCTTTACTAATACGCCATGTGGTGGGAATGTACTGTTTCAAGTTTATGAAGGTAATAATATTAAGACTTTCACTGTATTACAAATGATTGTGGTTGGAACCCCTGAAAGCAATGGTGGAGATCAAGGTCTGCCAGATAATACATTTTTCTTTTAAGAATTAGGAGTCAATCTTGGCTGATTATACCCAATCTCGAAGTTTTAAAACTGCCACTTATCCGGTCCATGCCATCCAAACTTCTGGATTGCTTAGACGTGTGGAACCATTTCTTACTCCGGAATTATTTCATAGTAGATATCTAAAAGGTATTCCAATTATATTTCCTGAGCAACGATTCACACCGGACGAACTCAAAGACCGTATCATGATGGCAATGAATGAAACTGAAGCTCAAATCGGAACTACAGTTACGAGAGAAGAATTTGTAGACAAACTTCCATTTGATTGGTCACTTTATAAAAGTTTTATTCATATTAAACCAAGGCATTCTCCTATTCTAAGTTTAGAAAGCTTGGCTATTGTTGCTTCAAATGATGAGATTATTTTTCAAGTCCCAAGTGTTTGGTGTGATATGGCCAACGCATCTATTGGACAGATTAATGTTATACCACTTCTTGCAGCTTTTGGTGCAACTAATGCAAGTGGAACTCCTATAACTGCACTTAACCAAGGTGCTGGCATTGCCTTTCTAGCGATTTGGGGTGCCTCTGGCGCTACTACACAAGTACCAAGTTATTGGCAAGTGACCTATTCAAGTGGACTTTCCAATACAGAAGGACAAGTTCCAGTTATAGTAAACCAACTTATTGGAACTAATGCCGCTATTAATATTATTTCTCAAATTGCTCAAATGTTTTTGTATACCTCTCAAGCTCAAAGTCAAGATGGATTATCTCAGTCTTCTTCTCTTCTTGGCCCTCGTTCTTTTCAACTTCGTTTAGAAGAACTAATTAAAAATCGTGATGAATTAATAGCTAAAATTAAAGGTATATTTGCCAAGAAATATGTAATTGGGGAGTACTAATGTCTCTTCGTAAAAGTCTTTTAGCAGCTTTAAGATACGATTCTCTTCAGAAGGCCGAAAAAGCTAAATTAGGAGAAGGTGTACACGATATATACAAAGAGCGTGCAGCTAAAGGTGGAGATATTCTCTGGTATGCCACTGTAAAGGGACAAAAAGAGTTAACACCCGGAATACCCTTACATATGTCTTTAAAAGTATTTGAAGATAAAAAAGACATGGATTTAGATAAAATTAAAGAAAAAATAAAAAAATTCGATATAAAAACTCCTAAACCAGAAAAATTGAATTTTAAAACAACTATTTTTACATCTGAACGAGATGGCAAAAAATATTATATGTTGTTAATTAGTGGAACAGATAAAACTTATTCTGATTTTTACGAAGCATTTAAACATACTGGAACTGTTTATAAAAAGTTTATGCCTCATATCACTATTGACAAAGGATTATACGATAAAATTAATAAAGAAGGTTTAAAACCAGAAGAAATTACTTTTAGTGATCTCAGTATTGAAGCAGGAGCAGGAAACACCATTCATTCTTTTGAAAAATCTGAAGGTTTAAATAAATCTGAAAATGCTTCTATTCCTACAGCGCATATTCCAGTTCACCATAATGAATTTCACCAGCATTTAGGAAATGCCATCACAAATAACTCTAAAGTTAAAGAGTTTGTCCATCATTATCAACCCCATGAATATTCTAAAATGAAAACTTTTTTACATCCTGATAAAAAAAGCGGATTTGCAGTTAAACCAGATGGAGATATAGTTAGTGTATTCAGTACCGAAAAGGGTCGGGGAGATCAAATTGTACAGCATGCAGTTAAAGCGGGTGGCAATAAATTAGATGCTTTTGATGGCTATTTACCTAAACTGTATGCTAAACATGGATTTAAAGAAACACACAGAGAAAAGAATTGGACTCCTGGTGGTCCTGATGTAGTTTATATGAAATTGCACCACAATGATATTAAAAAATCTGAAGAAAGTTCTATTATTAAAAATAAATATAATGAAAAATTGAATAAATCAGAAAAACAAATTAATCCCGGTGATTATGGTAATGTAAAACCTCATATTGGTCATAAAGAAATGAAAAATATGGGTAGAAACTATAAAACTCTAGATTTCCATCCAAAACAAAGCATCCTTCATAGAAAACATTCAGAAGCGGCTAAAACAAAAGGTGATCATAATTTATCAGAAAAACATGCCAAAATGGCTCAAATGCACGATCATTATGACACAGCCAATCATTTTGGACCACATTCAACAGAACATTATAATGATAGAAGAAATGCTTTAAAAGAACATACAGATAAAGCCAAAAAACTTCATATAGAATTGAGTAAATCTGAATTTTTTCAGAAATCTGAAGCTCTTTTTTCTATTATCGTCAAAGAAACTATCTCTTTAAATCCAGATTTATTTGAGCACAAAAAAGCACTTAGACTTAATGGTGAAGATTTTACACATTATCTTCAAGACAATCCTGATCTTAAAGAAATAGCTTTAAAAAAGCATGAAGATCGCGCTAAACATCATTTTGGAGATGATCTTATTTTAATCAATGTAGCTTTGAAAAAAGGTATTCAAGAAGCATATAAGGCAAAAAGAGGAAAATAATATGAATTTACAGCCAGACGATATTGATCAAATCGAAGATGCCGGTATCCTTGATGGAAGACCAGTCAAACTCGCAAGAACAAAAGGCGGATTCTGGATGGGCATCTGCAATGGTAAAGTTCTATCAGGTGGCTCTCATCCAGCTATTGTAAAACATACAATTTCTAAAATGCATCCAAACTTTCAACCTGTAATGTGTAAATCTGAAGCGTTCTCAGATGCCATTGTAGAAAGACATTCTCATTTTCTTTCAGATGACTTGCGCAAATCTGGGCACGATATTTATTCTATTCAAAATGCTCAAGATATTGAATTTCAGATCACTAAAAATAATCTAAAAATATCCTCTGTTTTTGGTGTTATTCAAGACGAGTCTTTAATTATTAAAGAAATTAACTTTCCGAAACAATTCTCCAGAGCTATGGCTGGAGCAACCACTGAAAAAGCTTTAAGCTGTAACAGTAAGAGTATTAAGGTCAAATAATATGAGTGCAGAATCAACAAATAAAAAAGTCATTGATGTTAAAATCTTCAAAAAAAACAAGAAGATAAAAAAAGATGAAGCGGTAGATGATATAATAAATAAGTTGGTTCTATTGCATAAATCCGCTGATGATGGATTGAAAGAATTGGCTCAAATGTGTTGCTGCGAGGATAAAGACGAAGATGGCAGATAAAAAACCGGAAGGCTCACAGCTTCCTACTATCATACCTTTTGCACCTTACGTTCAAGAATCTTTTGATTTGAATCGTTCGGATGCCTTTGTTAAAAGCCTTGGCACGGAATTTGTACATTGGAAAGCCACTCCCAGCCCAATTGGACTAAATGATCGTGGGGACTACCGTAGAAATAATGAAGTTGATGTAATCACCTCAAATGGCTATGTTTATAGCCTCGGCGGTAAACTCACAGGCACAATGACAAATAATCAAAAAGATCAGGTTAGGCCTTCTGAGGGCGCTTTAATTGACGCCTCGACTGCCTACTTGGTTCTGCCTAGATTTTATGATGATGCTTCTGACGCCCCATTCAATGGAAATGGATCATCTGGAAGTGGTAATTGCAATGATTGCTCAAGTGAAACAAATAAGATGGGTGGCTGCGAAGACGACGCGGGAGCTTTATCCAAAAAAAGAATCTATTTGACTCCAGGCGACAGGCTCTATCATGGCGATAAGCAAGCTAATGATCTTGTTGTCAATAAAGAATTAATGACCTTTTCTTATGATAGCGCTAATGTTCCAATGTATCCGATAGTTCAAATGGACGCACCTTTGATTGATTCCAGGGGCATTAGATATACTCAAGGAACTGATTACAATATAGATTGTAGTGGGAATATACTTTGGACTCTTGGAGCAGCTAACCCCGGCATAGATCCCAATACTGGCGAGGGTAGAACTTATAGTATCAGGTATCTATATCGTGCTTTTTATTATGTAAGTCGCATACTTAGAGAAGTTAGAATCACCGATGTTACGGTTGGCAATGTAAGAAAATCTGAAAGAATGCCATATTATGTGGAGGTAGTCCGAGAATATTTATTCCATAATATTAATAAAGGCGATTTGACCAATCCTCCAGCTTCTCCTGCAGTAGCTAATAGACAAACAGTACAACCCACAGAAACTATTGAAATAAATCAGGGTATAGTTCGCGTGGAAACTACGGATATTTTAAACGATAATTAAGACGAGTAATCTTTAAGAAAAGATAAGGAAAAACGGTGACTTATGGCTAATCCAAGCAATCCAATCATGAAACGTAACTTCCCTGGCAATAAAACCCAGGATCCAGGCGCGATTGATATGCTTCAATATAATAATGCTGCCGGAGCACGCAAATCCATGAACATGGGTCAGCATTTGTTGCCTCTCGCGGTTCCAGGAGTTGGAAACGGATATACCACCAATGCTTCTTCGGCTCCATACGCTCTTCCAGGTGCTGGTAAATCTGTTGCTGTATATAACAACTCCGGCTCTATGGGGGCTATCGTTCTTGGAACAAGCAGTTCAATTACCGCTTTGTCTGCAGGGGCTACAGATTCAAATGGAAATGTTGGCCTTCCATGCCCACCTAATTCTTGGACTACCTTTGCCTCTGGTTATGCTAATTGGATAATTACTAGTGCCTCTACCCTTCTTGTATTTTTAGTAAATGATGAAACTAGTATCACTCCAGTAGCTAATCCATTAGTTAGTAACCCTAATTTTCCTAATTTGTAATATATGAAAAAGAATGCTAAGACCTTCCTAGATAAAACTTTAGGAAGTGACTTTTTAGAGTCGCTTGGCACTTCTTTGTCAAAATCTGAAGTATATAAACAAGGTACTAGAACTGTTACAGATACAGATGATCTATTCCAAGGTTTGCAAATTGTACCTAGGGCATTGTTGAGTTTATTGGTTCGTGAATTATCCCCCATGCAAATTGGGGAAACTAAAGAAATTAGAATTCCTGGAAAAGAAGACACTATAGTTTCAGCTACAAAACATGAACGTGATTCATATTCTGGACAAGTAATACAAAATAATGTTAAAATAAATGATTTTTTGCATCGCTCACTACCTGGTCTTGGATTAGTCTTAATGACCATGCTAGAATTGTATGATTTTGAAGATCTTGAAAAAAAGCCTTCTATTCATCAAGATAAACAAGCACAAGTTCAAAAAATAATTGACGATCGAATGCAACTCCATTCCCTTGTTAATCAGGTTGTAGATGGTAAAATGCTACAACGTGACGCCATAAATCAGTTACTTATGAGTAAATTGACACAATTATTGCATGAACATGAACAAATTAAAGAAGACCATAAAGAAATTATGGCTGAAGCACCTAAAGAAAAGTCTCCAGTAGTTATAGTTTTAAAACCACAAAAAAAGTCTCTACCTCTTGCCAGTTTCGTAGAAAATAGAAAAAAGAAATTAACAAAGAAAGAATTTTTGGTAGATATTTGTAAGGGAGAAACAAGAGAATGCCCAGATTGTGGGCATACTGTTTTTGATGGTTCCGGCCTCTCAAGCTGCATATGTTTTGGCGACTCTAAAAAAGTTTTCTTAAAAAAGACTGAAACTGGCATTAAGTTATCTTTTAGCCGCCAATGGGATGCAGAGAATATCTCTATGCTATTAGAAGTCTTGAGGAGCAAGTCATGAAAACTTGCAAAACCTGTAAATTAGAAAAAGAAGATAGTTCTTATAGAATTTCTAAAAAAACAAAGAAACTTTTAAATCCTTGTTTTGACTGTAGAAAAAACATAAAAGAAGAATATAACAAAACTCATTTAGAAATTAATAATGCGACAAAAGATGCTTGGAAATTAAGAAATATAGATAAAGTAAGAGCCGCGAAAAAAAAATGGAAAGAAGAAAATATAGGGAAAGTAAAAGCCGATAGGGCACGTAGAAAATTTCGCATAGAACAGGCAACACCTAAATGGCTTAGTTCTCAACAAATAGAAGCCATGGAATTCTTTTATTTATGGGCTGATCTTAGAAGTAAAAGCGGTGTAAAATATCATGTAGATCATATTATACCCATAGCAGGAAAAGATGTTTGCGGTCTCAATGTACCGTGGAATTTAGAAACTCTTAAAGAAGAAGAAAATCTTAAAAAAAGAAATAAATTGCTTTGGTGGAGGACAAATGGATAATTCTAATACGTTCTTCGTATCTTTCGATGCAGATGACGCTGGCAGAAGAATAGGGCAAGCTATTTTAAATGATGACCCAGATTCTCTTAGGGATGCTTCACAAAAAATAGATCACGGTAACGAAATCGTAGCACAATGGGCACAAAAATATAATGGCGTACAGTACTCCTCTGGAGGAGATCAGGGTGTATGGTTAGTTCCAGTTGAAGCATTGCAGGAACTAGAATCCCTACGTAAAGACTATGAATTTGCTACTGGAATGACCATTTCAATAGGTGTTGCTGATACTCTTAGTGGCTCAGGAAGAAGTTTATTAGTCGCTAAAGTTAAAGGTAAAAACCAAATAGTTTTTTATGGTCCAGAAATAGAAAAAGAAATTCAACAAATTACTGAGAATGTTAGATCTGGACACGGTTCTTCAGAGGAACAAAAATTAGCAGAATCATATATAGAACCTACTCAGCATTCAGAGGCTTCCGATGATGATGAAGGCGTTGGACATGACCAAGTTCTTCCTACCGGTGCCGATGCTGCTCAAAATGAGCCTACTTTGTGTGAACCACCAAAAGACGATAATAATCGCGGCTATGATTCTGGATATAAAAATTCCGATGTAGAAGAGCGTAGGGATTCATATCAAGCTCAAGATCTAACGCCTCCTATTATTAGGAAACCAAACCTTACTCCTAAGCCTCGAGTGGAAGAAAGTTTTTCAACCGATATACCTGAAAGCGATAGAGTTATGAATAATGACCTACCTGATCCAAAAGATATGCCAGCAAAAGACTTAAAACCAGCCCCAAAAGACTATCATGGACAAGCGGAAGGTGCTCCCCCAGCTCCAGAAGGTTTGGCACAACCTATGCAAGGTAAGCCTAGCGACCTTAAATATAATGGCAATGACGAAAAGGGAATTCAAGAACCCGACATGCCTAGGGAAAATGCTACTACGGATGAAGCCGAACAAACCGAAGAAAGTGATATGCTGGGAGATGATAAACATTGCCCTAGCTGCACCTGTGGCGCTCATGGGGATTCTGCAGAAGACACTTTAGATCAACACGTAGACAATGCTCAAGATTTCGCAGACGCTATTGGCAATGAACAAGAAGAAGATAGTGCTGAAGACACACTAGATGCTCATGTTAGTAATGCTAGCGAAATGAATGATGACATGGATGAAAACGGTGTTAGTCGTCCTGCTGATTACGATCAAAGAAATGAAGATATGGGTCTATCAGAAGAAGATGCTGATGACTCTAATTTAAACGACGTATTTAAAGATGGTTTAGATGCTCATGCAGACAGTATTCAACGTGAAAAAGTTGTTAATATGGTTGGTGAAGCTCTAGAAGCTTTCAAAGGCCAGAAAGCCATATTGGACAAAGCTAAAGCACAAGCCCCAGAACTTTATGATGCTTGTATAGCCATGCTAAGAAGTATGATCGAACTTTGCTCGTTAGCTGGTATTGATGAAGGTCAAGCTGAGCAAGAAGTAAACGAAATCGAAGGCCAAAGTAAAGCTCCCGAAGAAGCTTCTGGTGAAGAAGGCGAAGGGTTTATACCTGAATCTGAAGATAATGGAGCTGAATCTGAAGAAGCCCCTGAATCAGAAGAAGGCGAATCATGCCCTACTTGCGGAACACCACATGAAAAAGAAGCAGCTCCAGGAGGGGCTGCTCCATTCCCAAAAAAGTAACGCCAGGGTCTGAAGAGGCTGCTGGCGGCGGCGTGGGATCAATAAAAAAGTTACCTACTAAGAATAGTACCCCACATATTGCCAAAGAAACTACGCCAGTTGGTGGAATTAATGCTAAGGGCCAAAAACGTTATAAAGATCCTACAACTGGTAAGGACGCCTATATCAACATGAAAAATGGTATGGTAATGGGACCTAGGGGTATTCCTGTTAAGGGCTAATATGATTAATATCAAATTAGATCCTTCATCACTTTTAGAAGCATGTAAAGAATCTTACAATGAAGTTAAGAAAGCCTTAACCAAATCTGTGACTAAACTTGCTAGTGCTGCAGAGACCCATTTGATCGAATTAACAAAAGAAGAATTAAATTCTCATCAATATAAAATGTTTGTGGGTGGAGACGATATGAAAAATATCGAATTAACATCGCCAGATCCAAATGTTCATATTCTAACCATTAAAAATAAAGCGGTTCTTATAGATAATGGCGAAAGAATGGACATGAAAACCGATGATTGGCTTTTTAGTAGCTCCAAAACTAAAACTGGTAAAAAGGGTAAATATTTAGTTATTCCTTTTCAGCATGCTGAAAAAAATTCTAAATCTGAATCTGCAACTAATAGACTTAAAATAGAACTTACCAATAGAATAAAAGAAGAACTAGATTTTCAAAATAGAAAAAGAAAAGCTAAAAAGCAACGCTCTATAAGCGTTGGTGGAATAGAACGTTACCAAGAAGACTCTATGGGTCACAAAAAAGGCGAAATCATAGAAGGTAAACTTCATGAGTTTAACATCTTTGGCAGCAAGAAAAAGTCTCATTGGTCAGATATGCCTTTAACCAGAGTAGGTGTTTATCAAAAGATAAAAAGAGATGATCAAGGAAATCCTGTCACGGATAAAAATGGCAAAGTAAAAGCTATTCGTTCTTGGATGACCTTTAGAACTGCTTCAGAAGGGTCCCCAGATAAATTTTGGTATCCAGCACCTAAAACCAAAGATTTTTTAGCTAGAACTGGTGATTGGGTTGAAAAAGAATTTTATGAAAACATAGTCCCAAATATCTTAAAAGAGTGGAAGGACTAATTTATGGGCGGTATATTTCAAACAGATGTTTTATTAAAAACGATATTAGAAGAATGGTTAGAAGACATTAAAAATAATCTATGGCTTTTAGATCATATTTTAGAAGATTTTGTTGATAGTCCATTACTTAGAACTAAATATGGACAAAAACAAATTCAGGCTGCTAAAGAGTACTTTACCAACAATAATGTAAATATATTTAATCAATTTGTTAAAGATAAAGATAAATTTCCATGCATAGTATTAACTCTAGGCTCTTCAAATGAAGTTCAAGAGATGCGTACACTTGGAGATATAGATACACCTACAATTAATTTTTTACCACCAAATCTGGTGGGACAGAAGATACCTTATGTAGTTCCTCCATTTATTCCTTCTAGCTACGAGGCATCTACCGGTATAGTAACAGCCCCCATTGGTGTGGATATAGAGCCAGTGACTGCAGGCATGATTTTACTCAACCCAACTACTGGAACGGGTACTCCAGTTTTAAGTATTAATGGCCAAGAAATTTATGTTCAACCAAATGTACAATTGGATACTAGTCAACTTGGAGTTGTACCACAGTACAGATTTTTCCAATCTAGACTAGGAAGAAGTTTCTTCGAAGAAAACTGGAATATTACGATCGCCACAAATGATCCCCAATCTCTTCTATGGCTGTGGTCAATCGTGACCTATGGACTTTTAAGATATAGGGAGTACATGGAGCACAATGGGTTATTAGAAACACATTTTAATAGTACAGATATTTTTAATCCCGAATTCTCTAATGCTGGTGCGGAAGAAATTTATTGTCGTCAAATAACCATGGCTGGCAAAGTATACAATAACTTTATCAGAGGACTGCATAGAAAAATTGAATCGGTAATACTTAGAGATACTAATCCTGCAGCCATCACTTTATCGGATCCATCAGGTTATGTAGGCGGAATTAAATTCGTTTCAAATCAAGAGACTCCACCTGCACAGCAGAATCAAACTAATTGGTTTACCGTAACTCAAGCTGAAGATGAGGCAAATGAAGATTAAATCAATCTTTATCTATATCTATGCCATATAAATCAGATTCACAGCGCAGATGGGCTCACACCGAAGCAGGTAAAAAAGCTTTAGGCGGTGAGGCCAATGTACATGAATGGGATGAGGCCACTAAAGGCAAAAAACTCCCTGAAAAAGTCAAAAAATCTGAAAATCTTACAAAATCCGTGCCAACTCCCCCAAAACTAGGCTCTACCCTTGGTTCTACTTTAAGTGCTCCCCAAAATCAACCAAAAGATATTTCTAAGGCCGGTAAGCAAAACGTAACCGCTAAAATATCTAAGCCCAAAAAGCCAGGTGACGCTTTTGCTCCTCCCAGTGTCTTTTTTGGTAAATCCGAAGATTTTAATGGTCCTAAACACCCAAGTACGCGAAGACTATGGGATTTTATAACAAAAAAACATAAAAAGTAATAAAATCAATAAGTTAAAGGGTATAAAAAAATCAGAACTAATCTTTAAGAAGACAGGGAGTTCCTTTTATGGCAGATGACAACAAAAAGCTATTTACACCTCGTGAAGCTGCGCAAGCTGTGTTAGCTAAGACCTATGAGCTATTGTCTAAATCTGAAACTTTAAATAAATACGAGACAGAAAATCGTAAAGCACCCGGCGTTAAATACGGTAAAATTGAAAAAGATCAAAAACCTATTGAACGTGATTATCCAGAGTATGAAGTAAAGTCTGCGAGTTTTAAAGACTCTTCAGGAAAACGTCTTGAAAGGCAAGTTTCTCCAAGTGGTAATCCAAAAGAGGAAGCTGAAGGAAATAATAACGTAGACGGCATGGAACCACGTTATGAATTTAAAGATAAAGTTAAGGGCGATCTAGCCAAAGAAAATGCCCAGCATATGGTTAAGTCTCAGTCAGGCATGCATACGGTTACATATAAAATGCACAAAGCCGAAGATAAAGCTATGCCAAAACCCGATTTGGGTAAAGCTGAAACTGGACATGAAAAAGATGCTGAATTAGTGAATAACAATTATAAAAAAGAAAGAGCCCCAAACTTAAAAATGCCTAAACATAGAGAGACTAAACCAAAACTATCCCATGAACAAATGATGAATGTTAGCTGGGAGAAGCATAATTTGGCGGGCAATGTGCATAAAGAACATGCAAAAAAGTATCCAGAAAGTATTCCAGAAGCTAAGGCTATCAATGACAAACATAAAAAAGCTGCAGAGATGCATCATGCATATTCTACAGCCAAAGCTAGTTTTCCAGATTACGATTATGAAAAATCTAATAGAGTAAAAAAAGAAGCTACTGAAAAAGCAAAAAAGCTTCATGAGGATCTTTCATCGATGGAAACTAGTGGCCATAAGGTTGGCCATGCGATAGAACATAAAAAATCAGAATCCAATATTTGCGATCTACATAAATCTGGCGAACATCAAATGCCTAAGCCCCATGCTTCTCATGAAGATATGATGAAGATGCCAAAAAATGCGCATGAAGAAAAAAGAGATTTTCATAATTCCGCTGAATCTAAAGAAGACAAGCTTCCACAAAATCCAGATAAAGAAGCTGATGCCGAACTTGGTGAAAAAGTAGAGCACGACGTAGAAGATCATTTTAAAGAAAATCAGGAAGCCGAAGCTAAAGAAGGACATGAACTCATGGCTAAACCAGAGAATAAATCTGAAAGTGAAACTGAAAAGTCCGTTATTCCTCGTTTAGTTCTTTCTGCTAAACTAAGCAAGTTTATGGAGCATATGCATTCTAAACGTAAAAATGCCGAAGCTCAATCGCCACAAGCCGTTGGCCATGAAGCCACTGACGCTCCGGCTCCTAGATCTACTGAAGCTGGACAGCCAATTGAAAAACGTGAAGGAGAAAGAGGAATACATCTTCCTCATTCTGAAACGGATATCGCTCCAGGATCTAAATTAAAGGGCGATATGGGCCAAAGCGGTGTGGGCTCTGATGTTCGCGATATGAAAAGGGATATAAAGCATCTTTCAAATAAAAAAACTAAGGGCGCGGATCGCAGAGAAACCATAGAACATCATGATATTAATAGAAATAGGGCAATAAATGAGCACAAACAAGTTCTTAGTGATATGAAAGCCATGCCGAAACCAAAGCTTCCAGGATAATAGTATGGCTAAACAAGAATTTGAAAATAAAGAAATGTCCCTAGAAGAATCAAAAGCTTATCGTGCTTCTCTGTATAAAGAAGTTAAAAAGACTCTTACTCAAAAACAAAAACGCGATGCTTTTAAGATTTATTGGACAGAAAATAAAAAGAAATACGGAATGACTGGAAAATTAGAGCAAGTCCTTTGGTTGCATCTAGTTAGCACTGGGAATGATAGTCCTGAGAATTTTGCTAAGGGACTACAAAATTTTGGAATTAAGAAAGTTTAATAGGGAGAAATCACATGTCGCAAAGACTATCCACGACGTTCGTTAATACTAATGTTCCAGGAACATATGTTAATTATTCAGTACTTACGCAGCCTGTTGGGGTTACTTCCTCAGGTATAGCGGTTATCATGGGCGAAGCCGATGGTGGACCTAGCTTTAGCCAAACTACTTTAGCTGCTAGCCTTTATACGCCATCTCAGCTTCAGCAAATGACCCAAGTTTATACTAGTGGTCAACTTGTTGACGGCTTTACGGCATTGTGTTCTCCTTCGAATGATGCTAATATCACGGGAACTGCTACTCAGATCTACGTTGTTAAAACCAATACCGGTACTACAGCTACCGCTACCCTGCCTTCTTATGGTGACCTTAGTTACCTTAATTATGGTATTTTAGGCAATCAAACTCAGTATCAAGTTCTATCTACGGCTGCAGAAGTTGCTCCTACGGTTACCGGGACCACGATCCCTGCTTTTGGAGCCCCTTTGAATGGCGCTAGTTTTACTATTCGTCTAAACGGTGGTGTTAGCCATATTATTACTTTGAGCGCAACGCCTTCTCTTCATAATAGCATTTCTACCTTGGTCACAGAACTTAATACTCTTTTAGTTGCTGTAACCGCTGCTCCTACCGGAATCACGGCTTCTCCAGGTACTCCTTTGAATACCCTCACTCTAACTGTTGGTGCTGATTCAAATGCTTATAGCGAAGGATGGGGAAAATCGTTTGAATTGATTGATTCTACTCCCGGTGACTTGGCTGCTTTAGGTCTATCCCCAGGACTTACGATTTCTTCACAAGAAGCTGAAATTGAACAACAGAACAGTAATTCTACTACCGGTACTAGTGAAACTCTAGCCGTTAACTCACAAATTGCTTTGTTGGTAGGTTATCAAGGTACTTCAGCAACTATCACTATTACCAACGTGGCTTTAACTACGGCAGTAGTAGGTGGCGCTGGTATTGGTCTTAGTTTGACCTTAAGTGAATATTCCACGATTGGTCTATTGGCTTCCTTCATCAATTCTCAACCAGGATATACGGCGGCAGCTCTTCCTGCGGCTAGCAGCCAACCAGCAACTTCATTGGATGCTGTATCTGCTCAAGGAATTTGTTCTACCGAATCAGAACTTACACCAGGTAGAATTAAAATTGCTTTAGCTAATTATGAACAAGCTATGACTACTTCTAGGTTGCTTGCTTTTTCACCTACGGCAAGCGCTGGACTTCCGGCTCCTACGTCTGCTCCAGCCTATCTTGCTGGTGGCAGCAGAGGACCAACTTTGGCTATAGATATTGTGGATGCGCTTACGCTTCTTCAAAGTGTTAATTGTAATATCATTGTTCCATTGTTTTCTCAAAATGCTTCAGCAGATATCGCTGCCGGTCAAACGGATCCAAATTCAACCTACACGATTGCTGCAATTGATGCTCTATTGAAGAGCCATTGTTTGGAAATGAGCAACCCAAGTTTGAACAGGAATCGTATTTGTATCTTGTCAAATCTTGGCACATTTGCTGCAGCTGCTGCAACAGCTCAGACTTTGGCAAGCGATCGTTGTTCATTGACTTTCCAACAGGTAACGCAGGTTAATTCAACTGGAGTGGTCACGACCTTCCAGCCGTGGTATGCTGCATGTGTCGCAATGGGAATGCAACTTGGTGGTTTCTATAAAGCGATTGTTGGAAAATACGCTAATGTTATTAGCATTATCGATCCATCAGATTACAATAACGGGAATCCAGGGGACACAAGCGAAGCTCTAACTGCTGGTTTGTTGCCATTGTATGAAGACGTTGGCGGCCCTAAGTGGGTTAGCGATCAAACGACCTATAGCGTTGATGACAATTTCGTATACAATTCAATTCAGGCTATGTATGATGCTGACTTGATTGCTATTGACTTGAAATCTAGCTTCACGGATGCTTTCGTTGGTCAATCTCTTGCAGATGTTTCTGCTGCTTCAGCTTCAGCTTTCTTGACGCAAAAGATGGCTAGCTACATGCAATTGAAACTGATTGCTCCAAGCAATGGGGCTCCATTGGGATTCAACAATGCGAAGGTTTCCATTAACGCACCTACTATGACTATAGCGGTTAATATCTATCTTGCAACTGCGATTTACTTTATTCCGATCAGCTTCACCATTTCAGCGGTTCAGCAATCGGCTTAATTTTAGAATAAGGAGAAATAAAAATGCCACAATCTCAAACACTTACTGGAGCAAGATGCCAGCTCTATGTCCCAAACAATGTGGGAACTCTGGTTTTAGCCGGTGTCTATGAAACGGTTTCTAAGAACGTTTCATTGGGAACTGAAGGGATCTGGACTTTAGGTCAGTATTCTGCTCATGAAGTTGCAATCACTAGTTATGAACTGGTTTCATTAAATTGCAGTGGATTCAGAGTTCTTGACTTCGGTGTGACACAAATGGGTAATTTTCCTACTCTAGCAGATCTTTTGAACTATAATAGCGTAGTTCTTAAAGTTGTCGATAGACAAAGTGGAAAAACTATTTTGGTCGTAACGGGTTGCGTTCCAAATGCGAACACGGAAAATACCAACGTAAAAGCAACCTCAAAGATTTCAATTTCTTATGTAGGCATTGCAGCATTTTCGGAAAATGAAGTCGATCCTTCTGGAAATCCAACGGATGGCGAAGGTACCCCGTCTTGGCCATAAGTTTTTAATAATAATCAATAATATTGAGGGCTCCCAGTTTTCTGGGGGCCTTTTTTATTTATGATATATACTATATATGGACTTTGCCCTATTACCAGAAGATAAAAAAATTGAATTAGCAAAGTTAATGCTAACCCCCCTTAATTCTGCCTTGGAAATTAAGGATTGGGCGAAATTTTTTTTAGATCTTGAAATTCCAACCGAAAATACTGATCCAGAATCTACATCTAATCCATTAGATGCTGCTTGGTATATTTATGAAACTTTTAAGCATAATTTAGGTAATCAAAGACCTGGCGCTATCATGATCTCTTGTCGTGAAGGCCTCAAGACTATTATTGTTACTATATTAGAACTTTTATTGCTTATTCATTTTCAGCTAGAAATTGGACATGCTGCTGCCATTGAATCTCAGTCCTCAATTGCTCTTGGTTATATCGAAGGTTTTAAATTTAAAATCGAACCATTATTAGTAGCAATAGGTTGGATATCCCATTCTAATAATAAACGAGTTATCAAGTTCAAAACGCCTCAGGGAAAAACCCCTTTTATTAAAGTTGTAATATGTAATTCAAAAGGCATGAATGGTTTACATTCCAATGTTTTATTTTTGGATGAACTCGATCTTGCTGACAAAGCAGCTCTAAAAGAAGGTATGAATATTACTGGATTTTCTAGAGGCATTTATGGCATGATGGTTATGGTCTCCAGCTATAAATACTCATTTGGTAATGTTGCTGAAGCTATAGAAAAAGCAGATGAAATGAATTACAAGATCCTTAAATGGAATCTTATGGATTTAGCAGAGAGGTGCCCTTCTCAACGTCATAAACCAGATGGCCCAAAACAAGATATGTATGTAACTAAATCCTTACCTCTTAAGAATTTAACCGTACAAGAGTACGCGGGATTACCTGAAATTGAAAAAAGTAAATATGATCTTATTGAACAAGCTTATGAGGGTTGTGTTAAATGTCCATTATTGCCTTTATGTAAAAAAAGACTAGCAGCTAAAGATGCATCAGCTACAGGTGGTTTTTATAAACCAATTTCCTCTGTTATTCAAAAATTTAGAGAGAATGATCCAGATATAGCTGAATCACAGCTTTTATGCCGTAGACCTGGCAGTGAAGGGTTAGTGTATCCTAGATTTAGTAAAACCGGCAATGTAATTTCTGTAAAAGAAGCCTATGAAACTTTGATAGGACCTACTAAATATAACAATGTTAGCGAAGCAACTTTACTACATCAATTACAGGAATCTGGTGTAGAATTCTACGCCGGGGTTGATTTTGGTTTTACTCATGATTTTGTAATTTTAATTGCTGCCAAAATTCCTAATGGAGACTGGTGGCTAATGGAAACATATTCTTGCCCTGGCTTAGAATTTGATGATATGCTTGAAACTGCAAAAACTTTTAGAGATAAATATAATCCAGTTAAATGGTTTTGTGATACTGCTATGCCAGCCTATATTAAGTCATTTAATAAAAATGGCATGCGTTGTGCAGACTTCAAAAAAGATGTTTTGGGTGGGATTGCAGCGGTTAGATCTAAGATTGTTAATTCTGCAGGTAAAAGGACTCTTAAGATTATCCAGAATGAAAGTAACAAAAGAACAATTGAGTCTATCGCCAAACACCGGTTTTTATTGGATGGCCAAGGCAATGTTACTCCTCAACCTGCAGATGAACCAAGTATTGCCGATAAATGCGATGCCTTGAGATATTTGGGCCAAAATCTTTGGCATGTTAAAGGAACCTATAAAGCTATGGTTGAATATACTGACGATCCCGCTAAAGTAGGTATGCCTAAAACAAATTCGAATAACATCAATGAACAAATGCGTAACGAGATTGCTAAAAGAATCGCCGGTTCCTCCACCTATATCGGGACTTCTAAGAAGAAGGGCGGATTTCATTTCTCTCAATAATAACAATTACTTATCTTATAAATTTTTAAAAGATGAATCTTTATGTAATCAGGAGCGGAATCAATGGCTACCCTTAAAACCCTAGTTTTTCTACAAGCTTATCAAAATTCTCTCTCATCTGCCAGTCCAAATAGAAACAGTTTTAAATGGGCAAGAGAGATGGAAGCTCCTATTAATAACGCTACCTCTGAGACGTTCCAGGTTGCTCCAGGAGCCACGCAAAGCCTATTTAGCGGTTCTATATCTTTAACTCAAGATGGTACAACCCAGTATAGCCTAGCGCCTGTGCCGTTTACCACAACCTTCTATCAGCTGACCAATGTGGGCGGTACCGCTTCTGGTTTTAGGACACTAAGAGCTATCGGAGCAAACGCTACTACCCAGGTTACGACTACTATTAATGGCCCATTGCTTACCTATACCTTTACTGGCGGAACTCTTCCCAACTTGTCTTCAGTAATTCCAGGCGACAATGTTCTAATTGGAAATGCTTTTGCTGCCCAAAATCAAGGTATTCAGCAGATTGTCTCAGTTACTTCTAACAGTTTTTCCGTAGTTAATTCGACTGGTTATGCTCAAGGACCAATCACCTTAGGCTCTAGTTATGCAACCCAACTTCGCATTTTTAGTGGCACGGGAACTCAAATTGGGGATACTTTACAGATTTCAGGTGGATTCAGTCCAATTTCGCAGAACTCATATTTGATTACACAAGTTACCGATTTTTATGTACAATTTTCTTATTTAGGCGCCTTACCTACAGAAGGGCCTATTACTACTGAAGCTATAGCTGTTTATTCTTCAGCTAAATCAATGATTTACCTTGAATGCGATCAAAATACTACCCTATTAATTAATGGGGCTGATATTGGTCCTCAAGTTACCCCAGTGTTTACGATTGGGAAAACCTTCCCAGGACTATTTTTACTTAATTCGGTAGTTTATAGTCTATCAGTGATAAATAATTCAATTTCAACAGCTAACATCACACTTTTATCGTCTGAATGATATAAAGAGTATATATGAGTGATGAAAAGAAAAGCAAGATAAGCCTTAGCTTTGGTGACAGTGATGACGACACTCTTGAAAAATCCGGGCTTTCAGCTTTAGAGAGCGCCTTAAATAAGATTATTGATACTGGTGATACTTTAGCTAAAGGTGAAACTCCTCTTCAAAAGCTTATTAAGCAAACTACGGGTGAAGCTAAGAAAAAAGCGCCCGCTCTATCATTCTCTGAACTTCCAGCTCCCCAAGCCAATTTTTTAGGATTGTTTAAGCCTAGGATTAGGCTACTTCCTCCAGAACTCATCAAGACTATTCGTATTACTGACCATCTTGTAGCTGCGATCTTAAGAACTCGCGGCAACATCATGAAACTTTACGGTCATCTTAAAAAAGATCGTTTTGATGTTGGTCTTGAAATTGAGATCAAGCCTGAAATCTTAAAAGTTTTGACCCCCGAACAATATGGGAAGGTTACTGAAAGAATTAAGCGTCTTGAAAAACTATTACTTAATTGTGGCCATGATGAAGGACTAGAACAGCAAGATCGTATGACTCTTGCCGATTTCATGAGTATTCAAACTATAAACGGACTATCATTTGCTTCTCATGGCACAGAAATTATTTATGACCGTTCCGGTGAACCTGATTCTCGTGGCAACTATCCATTTCATAGATTTAGGCCAGTAGATATTGCTACCATCTATCGCGCAGTTCGTAGGGGCGAACAAGTCGGTTCAAATCTAAGAGAATTAGCCTTGAAAGCTTTAGAGGCGATGGAAGGCCATCACTTTGATATTGATATCTGTAAATTAAGGGAAGATAAGTACGCATGGTTGCAAGTTATTGAGATGCAGCCAAAACAAGCTTTTACACATGATGAAATGCTTGTTTATAATCTTTTTCCATCAACCGATATTGAGCACAATGGATATCCTGTTAGCCCTTTAGACACTTGTGTTAATTGTGTTACCACACATATATCTATTGAGGCCTATTGGAAGACTTATTTTAGTAATGGTAAATCTGCTAAAGGCATGCTTGTTATCAAGAGCGATGAAGTTGATCAGCAGATGCTTGACGCTATTAAAATGCAATTCAATGCATCTATTAATTCAGTATCCAATGCGTTTAGAACCCCAATTTTTGGTATTGCAAAAGAAGATGATGTACAATGGACTTCTACTCAAGATAAACTTGAGAATGGCGAGTTCAATTTTACTTATGACCAAGTAGCTAGAAATATTCTCTCGGCTTTTGGTGTTTCCCCAGACGAAATTCCCGGATATGGACACCTCAGCAAGGGGACAAATTCACAAACTTTATCTGAATCTAATAACGAATTTAAGATGACTGCCGCTAGGGATTCTGGACTTCGTCCTTTGATCCTAAGTTGGCAGACATGGTTTAATCAGCGTTTATTGCCAATTATTGATAACGAACTTTCTCAAATGGTCGAAGTTAGGTTGTCTGGTTTGGATTCCCAATCTAAAGAACAGGAATCGGCTCGTTTACAACAAGACTCCGCACTTTTTCATACCTATGATTCTTTGCTAGCAGAAGTCGATGAAGATGGCCCAGGCAAAGCTTTTGGTGGTGAAGTTCCCTTTAATGAACGTTATCGTCAAGTTTTAGATTTCTACTCTAAAGTTGGAGAAGTTAGATCTAAATTCTTTGGAGATCCTGCTGGTTTAATCGATCCACTTCTTCAATTTCAAAGAGATCCTTTTTCGCTTCAATATCTTCAACTTTTGATGCAAATTAATCCAACAGCTTTGAAAGCACAAGCAGCAGCAAAGGCACACAATTTGAAATTCTTAAAAATGGCTATCCAAGATCTATTAGATGACGATGGTACCGAGGAGTAATATATGGCCGGTCGTGTAGATTATAAACAAAAATATGAAGAACTTAAAAGCATCTTTATGTCCAGTGTAGATAGCGCATGGCGTGATGGGTATCAACATGGAGCCCAAGATGCTCAAATGGAACAGGCACAACAACAGCAACAACAAGCCGATGCCATGGCTCAAGCTCAGTCAGGACAACCTCAACCCAGCGAAGAAGCGGCTCCAGGTGAAGAAGCTTCTGGTCAAGAACAACCACAAACTCCAAATTCTCAGAATCCCAATGGTGACGAACTTGATCAACATATTCAAAAATTAGAAGGTATGCTTGGTAAGTCGGAAATCTCTTCCTTGGAACTACAAGATCTTAAAAAGACCCTTTCTGATATTCGCAGCCTTCAGGTCCAGATTAACCTAACCAAATCAATGGAGAGCATCAAGAAAACTAAATTGGGTGGTTTGAATAAGTCTTTAAACTTTAGTCCCAAAACTAAAGCTAATTTGCCAGAAATTGCCAAAAAAACTCTTACACTTCAAGAAAAAATAGTTAATGATGTTTTTAGTAAATGGGCATCAGATGAGGCCAAAGCCTCTAGTGATATACATAGTGCATTGAACATTGAAAATATTACTAAAAAGGACTAATTATGGAAAACAAAACCATTGAAGCACTTGAAAAATTAATTCAAATTAAAGACGAAACGATTAAAGAACTTGAAAAGCAAATTCAATTACTTAAAAATCAACCTATTCAACAGCCTATTACAGTTCCATATTATCCGCAACCATTCACCGCACCATGGTACCCTAATCCTATTATCGGTCCTACCACCAACCCTTTTACTAACCCACTTAGTCCCCCTTATATTATCACTAGTACTGGAACTACAGGCCCAGATACTCCCAATCTATCAATTACTTCAAACCAAGTTCTTCCTCCTGGATCGCAACAATTTAATGTGCCCAATATCACTACTTCCGGATACATAGCACCAGCCACTGACATTAATTATGCTAATCAACAGTTTGCAGGACCTCAAGTCACCAATAGCACTAATGTAGCTCATCTCTACAAAACTGGATGTTAATTCATGTATGGCATCCACACTTCTACCAAAGAACAAATTAATCGAGTAGTTAGCGACTTATTTGACAAGTCAGCCCTTCGTTTAGTTGGAAGTGTGCCCAAACTTCATAATAAAAGGCATACTCTAATAGGCTTTGAAACTGGTGTAACTTTAGCTAGCCTATTTGTTTTAGCAATGGGCAATAAGTATCTTAACAATACTGAACAAGATGTACTTAAAGGTATTTTAGAGGGAGCTTATTCTTACATAGATATTCTTAAAAACAAAACATCAAACGATATTACCCAACGCATAGAAGGATTAGCTAGAGAATCCCGTATAAGTGGGGAGAAGATTCCCGAAACTTCGATCAATAAGATCATTCAAGAAGAGTTGGGAAAAGCCAAATCTGGACTAGAAAGAATTGCAGCTTCAGAAGGCACTAAAACCCGTAATTTTGGCATGCTAATGGATATTACGAGGGCCTCTGCTACTATTGGCGAAAAAGATCCTATTGTAGGATTTGCTGTAATTAGAGACCATTCCACTTGTGAAAGCTGTATAAAAGTCTGTTTAATGCCAGACAAAGTTACGCCTAGGCTATTTAGGCTTAGTGAGCTTTCAGCCGGATATTATAAACGCGGAGATACAGTGCCGAGCATTTTAGGACAACATCCTCATTGCAGATGCACTATTTTTTATGTTCCTAAGGATTGGGGCTTTGATAAAAAAGGGCATATTACGTTTATTGGTTCTGGACATAATGAGCTAGATAAGCAAAGAGAAGCCGCTTAAGTCTTATCAATCCACCCAGGTAGCCTCCTGCATCTTTGGCATCTTATAAGGGTAACACCTTCCATACCTATTTGATCTTCCCAAGCCCATTTATGGGGCGGACAAGCCCTTTCTTCTGGAACCTTTTCTGTTTTTGGTTTATCGCCGTCTATCTTCTTATCTAAATGTCTACCTATAATAGTACCAAAAATAAAAAGCCATGTCACTACTATAAATCCAATGTAAAAATATAGTTGTTTATCCATTACTTATTCTTTTGTTGTTCAAACCATTCTTTATCGAACATCCCATCTTTAGCTTCTACCAACCCATCAATAGGGTCAGGCCTGAATTCCATGCCCTTTTTTTGAGCTACTCTAATCGCACTATTAAATTCTTCAACGGCATATGTCATACGTCCATGTGCATACCTACGAGCCATCCACCAAATTTCTTGGATAATGTGTTTATATACTGCACAGTCGGGACATTCTTTTTCTACATGCTTCTTTTTAGCCATATTTTCTCCTTATACAAATTCGTGCCATGCTTTTTTACGTCTTTTACCAGCTTTTTTAGCCCTATCATAAAAAAGGCTATATTCTAAAACATTTATTTTATTAATTGTTAAAATTTGAGAAGCAAAATAATTAGCTTCATCTTCATTTCTTGTTTTTTTAGACCATACCAACCTATTATTTTTATTTAAAGTAAATAGGTGACCGGTTTCATGTACTAATGTAAAATACTTTTCTTTATAAGTCATTTTAGGTTTAATAATAATCATAGCCTTAACGCCGTTTGTTTGGGAACAATAACCCCAATAATCATAATCACAAACTTCACATCTTCGATGTCCTAACATTTTGGCAAATTCAATATAAAGATATTTATAATTCATATTTTATCCCAAGGTTTCCATTTTTTACAAAAACGCATATGATCGAATTGAAAATTTCTAGAATGCTTTGCACCGCATTCACAATCTTGTTTTTGTACTATAAAAAGATCCTCAAAGGCTGGCATATAGACATGATAATTAGGATCGTAAGTTGGTATTTCTGCAAAAGTAATATCGTATTCATTGGGACTGATAGAATTATACATTACCCATTCCCATTTTTTCTTTTTATACATTATAAGTTTATGAAATTTCATGATATCTTCATACCAAGTTATCTGTACTTTGGGTTCTTTTGTACCAAAATTGAGAGTAAGTACCATATTATCTCTAAACCAATCTTTATAGTAGATTAAACCTATTAATTTAATAAGTCAAGGAATATTTTATGGCAGACTCTTTTTGGGCTAGTTTAGCTAAAACCTTATTGGAACTATTTATTAACAAAGAAACTGAGAAAAATGGTGAAGTTGCTCCAACTAGCATAGATATTGCAATACCATTTGATAAACCTAAGGAAGAAGTTCCTGCACCAGTAGAATCTGCTCCTTCAAATATTCTCGATTGGACAAATCCTCACAGTATGATCTCAAAACATTTTTCTGTTAAAGAAGCGCTTTGGTTACCTTCTTGGCAGGTACTACATATTCCTTCTGAAGATGAAAAAGCTAATATATTAAAACAAGCTGCTAAAATGGACTTAATCAGAGAGTTTTTGGGAGTTCCTATAAATATTCATTGTTGGATTCGTCCTGTATTAAATAATCCTGCCTCAGAGCATAACGGACAAGACTATAATGCCCTAGTTAAGGGCGCAAAGAATTCAGCCCATAAGATAGGATTAGCAACAGATTATGATGCTAAGGGATTGAATTGCGATGATGTTAGGGCTAAACTTGAACCCAAATTAGATGAATGGGAACTTAGAATGGAAAAAATGCCGGGTGGGAATTGGGTTCACAATGACTGTGCTCCATTGGCTCCAGGTGGCCATAGGTATTTTATTCCCTAAGGATTTCCACATTCCGCATAGTAGTCCTGAAATCCTAGTTTATAAAACTTTTTAAGGCAAGGTGCGTCTTTATACTCATGGGGACACCTGTCCTGACAATAGTACATTTCCATACGATCGTATGGTACCCAAGGCAACTTCGATCTATTGATCATTTTGGTAGGTGGACAAGCAACAGAAAGAATAAAAGCTGCTAAAATTGGATCCATGCACATAGTTTACATGGATCTAATATAAAGTCAACTATTATTTTTCTTTTTTCTCAATCCAGGAATCTTGACCTTGATCGGTTACCATCTTTTTTAGAGCTTTTTCAGCTTTTAAAGATTTTCTTAAGCAGATGGTTTGACCAATAACTTGTATCTCAGATTTTGTAAGATTTGGCATAGCTTTTGCCATAAAATTTTCAAATTCTTCGCGTTTAGACCATTGTGAGTACTCTTGCTCGGCGCGTTGAAGAAGTTCTGATTTGTCTAGTTTAGGTTTTGGAGCAGATTTAATACTCTGCAATCTTTCCTTATGGGCGTCTTTAGCACCTTCCATTGCAATAGTATGGCCAAGTTTATCCCCTTGTTGCTTATACCCAGACGCTCTTTTAATACGATTTCCTGCGATTGGATTTAAAGGATCTTCACCCTTACCTAGATCAGGTTTTGGAGCATCTTTAAGTCTTTTAAGATTTTTTTCTGCGATTTGTTTTGCTCTAACTTTAGACGTTTCTTTTGAACTATCACTAGATTTAGGATTACTTTGATTACGAACATGAGCACCCATATTAGATTGGCCAATTCCACTTTTAATTCCAGGATTCCAAGCCTTTAATTCTTTTCCAGGAACACCACTAAAGACCGGTTCATTAAGCCTATCAGCTTTTTTCATCTTCTTGTCTAATTCTTCTTTACCTAAAGCAGCGCCACCCGTAAGTGTTCCAGGGCCAGCCATTCCTGACCCAGCAGACATAGCCTTTGCAAGCTGCGGTCCACCAGGAGCTTTTTTAGGAGCCATAGAGACTTTAGGGGCTATAGGACCAAATTTAGGCGGCCCAATAGTGAGGGCAGGAGCCTTCCCTTTTGCAGCTGCCGAAGAGGGATATTTGCTACCAGGAACTTCAGCTTTGCCCATACCAGCCATCTGTGGAGACGACCTATCGTGCATTTTATGAGACGATATTTGCCCATTACTTACTGCACCCATATAAGCCTTAGCATGGCTTCCAGCGTCTTGCGGATTTGAGAAAACACCTTTATTACCTTTTAGACCAGCGGGGGCACCATTATGCTTTACATGAAAGGAATCGTCTTCTTTAGTAACACTAACGGTACCGTGCTCAGGATGGGTAAAGTGCATAGCATTACCCTTTTGTTTACCAGCAGACCATGGAAGGGATTTTTTCATAGGTTCAGCCTTTTTCAACTCTTCGGATTTTCCGAATAGTTCGATTGTATGAGAAGGTTCAGATTTGAAGATAGAGTCTTCAGCGGATTCTTTGGATTCTGGTCCAGGAATTAATTCGGCGACACATGTTTTATTGGCCGGGCAATTTGTTATGGTTATTTTTCGTGCAATAGATTTATCAACAATCATACCATTTTTTGAAATTTTACTTCCCTCGACGCTGAATCCAACCATAGGATGTTCATTTGGGTGTTCGGCATCGTCCAAAAACAAAGCAGCGCATTCTTTACTAGAATCTTTTTTGTCATCAAATAGGCGCCCCATCACATATAAAAATGGAGTTTTACACTTATTCCAATAATATTTATGTCGATCGTTCTCACAATCTTTATCTGAGAATATTTTTTTATATTCTAAGATCTTTCCAACTAGTTGATTTGGTTGATCATTTTTATGTTCCCATGTGAATGGGCCGCCTATCAATGAACTACAATCAAGACCGGAGATATCGATAATCTCCGAGGAAGTATCTATTGCGGAACTGGAGCCGATTCCATCGATCCAAGAACAAGGTGTTTTTTCTTTTTCTTCAGCCATAACATAAAGATTATTCTTAGTTTGTTTTAGATTATAAGATACCGATTTCTTTAAGTTTTTTCTTATCCCAAAGTTCTGAATTAGGATGCTCAGATTTAAACCAATCCCATTTTTCTTGGGCATCTTTTCGCATGTAACCTTTGATTTCTACCCAAATATCTTGATCGGCCAAATAAAGGTCAGGACGATAAGTAGTTAATCTGCCTTTTTCTGTAGTACAAATGCTGAATGGAACTTCAAAAACCTTAGGCTGCCAATCATAACTTATTTTATTGCTATTCAAATAATCTACAGTTTTGGCTTCGTAAGAACCGATACAAACTATTTCCTTATTGGTTTTCCAATGGCATTTAATTTGACAACCATTAGTTGCTTTAGCGTTTTTTAATGCTATCACAGGATCATGCATGATGCTAGCTACTCCGTATTTTTTTAAATTCGTATTGGCCTGTTTTTGTCTGACATCTTCGTTTTGTGAAGGATACTCTGTACCAAAGTTCTTAAGAGTAGTCTCTCTTTTTTTAGCTTTGATTTCTTCGTTACTTGAAATATTTTTAGTCCCATACTTTTTCAAAACTGTCGCATTAGCTTTATTTCTTAAAGCTTTGTTTTGCATGGGATGTTCTGTTCCATATCTTTCTAAATTTGTTTCTTTAATTTGTTTTTTGACCCTATCGGGATGATTTCTTCCATCCAAAACAGAGCCCACCCAAGTTTCCCATTCTCCATATTCCTTATCTATAAATTTTGCTTTTTTGCTAGCGCATACATAGGTATTTTCTACAATTTTAATAACATCACCATATAAGTTACTAATACGCTTAACAATTTCATTTATAGGAATTTTTCTGTTTGGCACTATTTTTCTGGGTAAAATATCGTATAGTATCCCAAACCTAACAGCGGCTTTATAAGCACCACTACTACTTTTTTGAAAATGACTTATTGTTTTGTATTTACGCATTTCTTCCAGAACAGTTTCCTTAGTCCATGGGAAATGAAGGTACCTCATGTGGGTACAAATTTCACCCAACCAGCCATTGGCATGAGATATTTGATAAGCACTGCTACTACTTTTTTGAAAAGCCACACGCGTATTGTATTTAAGAGCTTCTTCTTTACATTTATCAAATGTCCAAATCTGTTTCATACTATAAAAATTACCATACTATATATGTATATGTCAAGATAATTCTATAACTTATTAATATTATTCAGAATCTTTCATTGGCTTCATTCACATTAGACATAGGATCATTAGCGTTTTTCATAAATTCATTGTCTGCTCTAGCTTCTGACCTTTCAAATTGATCATCCCTAGGAGCTACTACAATGCCTCCCAAAGTACCTAAAACACCAGCAATACTTACGGAATTAGTTAAACTCTCTTCTACTGCTTTTGTAGAGTCGAATAGCCCAAGTTCCATGGCATCCCCATAGACTTCATTTTCTACATCGTAAACCAAATCTGGATTACCTATTAGAGTTGTAACCACCTCTTTGATTTCATCGACATTGTGACCAGAATTATCTAGCAGAATTCTAGGTAGACTCAACAAAGCTTCAGTTAGCACAATTCTTGCTGGATCATCCTCTGAGAGTTTTTCAGCAAGTTTAATCGCCATATCAATGGCAATCCTAGTTCCACCAGGTAAACAGCCATGCTTAATAGCCGAACGCATAGCCATAGTCGCGTCTTCAATTCTATCATGCTTTTCTTTAAGATCTGCACCGGAACCTGCATAAACTGTAAGTTTAGCAATACCACATGTCAATAGAGCAACACGTTCTTGCAACCAGATAGTTTCAGCTTTAGATTCTGAATTTTTAATCATTTTTTTAAGATCATCAGCACGAACTTCAACATTTAGTGCGTCTGGTTCTCCAACAACAGTAGATCTATACCTATGACTTTCAAAATAATCCATACCATGGCCTAGATCATTAATATTAGCACCAGAGAGTTGATCTTTTAATCCGAATACCTTAGCCCCTGTAAAAGCGGCCAAGTCATATAGGAAAGCTTGTTGTGAATTGGTGAATTGCCTCATAGGAGTTTTAAGAGGCATAATATTGATAGTTGAACTGTTAACAAAATTAAGAACTAGGGTAGTTAAAACCTGATCTGAAAATCCATGCGCCACAATAATTGTGTTCTTAAAATTTTCATCTCCGCTGGCATATCTTTCGCCAACCTCATTCAAAATAGGAGTGATTTGAATCAAATCAGTAATCATACCATCAAACAAAATGAACAGTGGTTTTTCAAGATAGGTTCTTTGGTTACCGATATCGTTAATAAAAACATTACTGAATTTCCCAAGGTCTTCGTGCCCACTATAGATAGGAAGGCCGTCTACACGATCAATTTTATAACCTTCTTCTCCCGGAAGTTCTTTAATAGTAACGTGGCTAGAATCACCAAAACCTACAAGTTCAAAACACTCATAAACTTTATTAGCCATTTCTTCATCGCCATTGGCACTAATCTTGCCAACTTTTTTAAGAAGCTCTTGATTGTCGGCGGTGATTTGAATTGCTCTTTCACGAATATACGGCACTAGGATTTCACTAACTGCTTTTTTAATTTTACGAACAGCTTTTTGAGGAGAATATTTAGGATTTTCTTTACAATACTCGAAAAGATTTTTAATAAGTTGATGGGCTAGAATTGTGGTTGTAGTCGTTCCATCCCCAGCGCCTTCGCCTACGCGCTGAGCGCAATCCCTAGCTGTCTCAATGATAACGTGGTCAATTGAATCAATTGCACCTAGATTGGAGAATACAGAGGTACCATCTTTAGAAACCCTATTAGACACTCCAGGAAGATCACTTTCAATCAAAACCGTTTTTCCACCGGGACCGAGAGTGCCTCCAACGATGTCGGCTATCCTACTGGTAATATTAAGAACTTTCCTTTTGATAAGTTCACGATCCGAGATAAAGATTTTAGGGGTTGTCTTAGCTTTTCTGTGGGACATTTGAGGATTCTCCTTATCCTTTATATATCATAATCAAATAATCCTTGACTTTTAATAATATATTTTATATTATATACAAAATATGAAACTTACCCTCACTTCCCCCACAAAAGCCTATATCCAGGGAACTGATGAAGAACTAACTTCTCTTAAGGCACAGCTTTCTTACAAAGATCTTGCTGCTAAGCATGCCCTCAACCGTCTATCTAAAAACTTCTATTTTCGCAATGCCAGTCCCCTAAAATGGAAATTAGAATGCGATTTACTTTGTGAACAGATCGACCAATGTCTTTTATTTGAGGAAGGTCCACTTAGATATATGCGACCTGGCAGCATTTCTTATATTGAAGGGTTGACTTTAGAAGTAGATGATCAGATCAAATATGCTACCCCAAAGAAGATCCCATGGGCAAAACCACTTCCATTCTCTCTCTACAATTACCAACAGGAATCGGTAGATAAGCTTATTGAAGTAAAACACGGCAATGTAGACATTTGTACTGGAGGTGGAAAAACTGCAATAATTCTAAAGATTTGTAGGGAACTAGGTCTTCCTGCAGTTATTGTTACTCCCAGTTCTAGCATCTTTAATGAAATCCTAAAAAGTGCCGAACTTTATTTGGGTAAAGGTAAAGTAGGGGCCTATGGAGATGGTAAGAAACGTCTAGGTAAGCTTATTACAGTCGCTATATCTAAATCCTTGGCAATGATTAAGAAAGATAGTCCTGAATACGAATTTTTCTCTAAAACCCAAGTCTTTCTTGGAGATGAGTGTCATACCCTACCAGCTGAGACCCTTGAGGCCGTCTGTCATGGTGTTCTTCAGGATGCCCCATACAGATTCTTTTTTTCTGGGAGCCCCACTAGGGCCGATGGAGCAGAAAAGCTACTACAGAGTATTATAGGCAAAACAGTTGTTAGACTTACTACCAAAGAGGCCGTGGAGAAAGGTTTTGTTTCTCCCCATGATTTTAGGATAGTCCAAATAGAATCTAGCAATCCCAATTTCAATTCGCCAGATGTTTTGGAGCAGAAACGTGAGCATTTCCTACGTAATAAAAATATATGCGCCTTTGTAGCCAAACTATGCAATACCATGGCCTCAAGGGGAGAACAAGTATTGGTTTTAACCGAAGAATTGAATCAGCTAGCTATGTTGATCCCTAAACTAATCGTTCCGGTTGCTATAGCCCATAGCGAGAAAAATGCAGCTAGGTTGGCAGAGTTAGGACTTGAAAAAGTGGATCCAGCTGAAAGTGTAAAGAAGTTCAACAAAAGAGAGGCCATGGTTTTAGTCGGGACCTCTTGCGTGTCCACTGGCACAAATATTTACCCTATGACCCATACTGTGAACTGGCAAGGAGGGTCTAGCGAAGTAAAATCTAAGCAAGGAGCCGTAGGACGTAGCGTAAGGCTTCCACAAGCTAACCCATGGGCAAAGTTATGCGGTCCTAAGGATAGGTGTACTATTTGGGACTTCAATGTAATTGGTCAATACGTGCTAGAAAGGCACTTAGAGGAGCGCCTGAAAGTTTATCTTGATTCTGGAGAAAATTTGATTAAATTCTTAAAATTTACTTGACATATAACCTTATGATATAATAGGTGCATGAGTAAAGCACCTAAGAAACAATACGAATCCTATGGAAATGAGCTATATTGGCTTGCTGACAATATTGCACTTATCCTAGCAGAAAATAAATTAGACAATACTTCCCAAAAAGAGCAAGTAAACGAACTTTTTTTGGCTGAAAAACTGTTTAAAAAAGAAATCCTAAGATACAAGTGGTCTAGTCAAGTATATAAGAAATTTATCCAAAAAATCAGATATGTAGACCGTAATATTCTTTACTCAAAGATCTATTTTCGTGAATCAGCCGAAATCTTCTCTAGTGACATAACTCCTTGTTTAAAAACAGAAAATATAGAAGGCCTAAAGAAATTCAATATCAATTTTAACTTGATTCAGTTCATAAAAGAAAATTGGAGAGGTCCCCTAGGCAAAGATGCTGACTCCCTTTATCAAAGGGTAGAAAGAGCTAGACGAGTTCTGATGGAAAACAACCTTCCTTTGGCTATTAATGCTGCCAAGCTTTTCTATAGGAAAGTACCTAAAAATGGATCGGCTACCCTAATGGATATGATTGCCGTTAGTGCCCAAGGATTGGCCAGTGCCGTAGATAAATATACGGGCGATAAGAACGGTAATTATAGCGAAGTATTTCGTAGCGTTATCCTAGGAAGAGCTACTGGTAACTTAATTAAATTGTACTCTGAAACTCCCTTGCATTTTTATCCTAGTGACCGTAGAGTTATGTATAAAGCCAACTCTATTCGTGGGCGCCAAGGAATTACCGATGTAACTGAGCTGGCTGCAGCTGTAAATGAAGCCTTTTCACAAGACAGTAAAAACGGTTTGAACGTACCCAAGAATCAAGTTACTCCTGCTGAATTACAAGAGCTTTTAAATGCCGCTAGTCTGGTTTCTGTAGAGCTAACAATGGATGAAGAATGCTATACCGCATATGATTATACCCCGGACGATAAAGATACCCCGGAAGAAAGTATGATTCGGACAGAAATTAGTGAAAAGATTGGCGAATTGATTAGAGAATTGCCTCCTCTTTATAGGAAGATCATAAAATTAAAAGGCATTAACTTTTAAACTTGACTTTTTTGTATAACTATAATACATTACTTAATGGAGAATAGATATGGATAGAGCCGCTTCTTTTAATGGTAAATTGATTTTGGAAGCCTATACTCAGACAGAGATTAAGGCTGAAATTCGTTCTGGATGGGCCACTACGAGTCAAAAAAATAATCTAAAAGGTTTAAAACTTTTAGTTGATTCCAAAGATTTAAATGGAAAAATCATTCCCGCTGGATCTACTGCTTTTATCAAGGAAGAACTTTTACATACTCAGCCCTGGGCGAAAGCTAAATTTAAATGTGATACTTTGACGGGCGAATTTATTGTATGTACTTTGAACGAAATAGAATTTATTAGCCCTCCCTCAGGAGAAGCTGCATGAGTACTAAAGGAACCATCGCTCATGGCGAAGATTACCATCTATATCAAGAATGCTTTGAAAGCGGATCTTTGTATTTAGAATTAAGAATGGACGATATATACTTTGAAGCTTACCCAAATAGTGTTACAGTTAGGATACCAAACGAAATTCTAAAGGCTATTTTGGACAATTCGGATAAAATTAAACAATCATTTGAATATGATTCAGAATTTGTAGAAACTACAGAGCCTTGGGTTAAAAGCGGCGGTAATGATGAGAATCGGTAGACTTGAATTTGGCATTATTCAAGGAGGCTCAGATTGGAGCATAGATAAAGGTGCTTGTGGATGCCTAATTCTATCACTAGGGCGCTTATATTTTACATGGCTAAGCAAGGACTGCATATGTGGTGCTTGTAAACAATATAAGTGCATTTGTTTAGATGATGAAGAATCGGATTGCCTATGAAGACACTATTTTTAGGTGATCCGCACGTAACCGTGACCAATCTCAAAGAATCTGAAAGATTGATGGAATTTGTTATACAGCAAAGATTTCAAGCTGGAAATCTTATTATTTTGGGCGATTTATTTCATAATCATGCCAATGTCCGTGTAGAAGTTCTTGAGTTTTGGAGTCGTTGGTTTGTTAGATTAAGCGATGTATTTAATAACGTATTTGTACTAGTAGGCAACCATGATATGGTTGGAGATTTTAACTCAAAATCTCATTCCTTAAGTGTATTCACTGATCTATACGATAATTTTTATATTATTGACTCTCCAACAACCTTAAATGGCTTCGGTTATATGCCCTATATACATGATAAAACCGATTTTGTTAGACAAGCCAATGAGCTATGCTCGAAAGGCGCTAAAGTTATCGTTTGTCACGGTGAGTTTGCAGGCGTTAAATATGAAAGTGGATTACAGGTTTTAAATGGTACTCAGGCCAGTGGTATTAATGCATCATTGATTATTTCTGGGCACTATCACTCCAGGCAACGTTTTGACAACGTTATTTATCCTGGTACTGCCCGTTGGCTTACTGCTGCTGATAAAAATGAGCCCAAGGGTCTTTGGCTTGCCGATTTCGACAATTCATGTAATCTTGTTTCAGAAGAATTTCTAGACACTTCTAAAGTCTGCACACCTATTTATGCCTATGAATTTAAAGAAGGAGACAACTGTCCGGAGATTCCGGAAGGTTCAAGAGCTTCAGTTGAACTTATTGGCCCCTCAGAATGGGTTTTAAAGCAAAAAGCTAAGTTTAAAGGAATTGCGTCTATTTCGGCCAAGATTACAGACCGTCAGAAGGCTTCGAATCGTAAATCTGGTAATAGCCTAGAACATTTTGTTAACAATGTGTTTGAAACCAATAAAAGCATTAAAAAAGAGCGCATGGTTGAATTTATGAAAGAATTGGGGGTTTTGTAATGACCGCACCTACAAACGAAATTTTAAGGGATATGGCACGTTTAACAGCTTTGTCTGGTCGTATTTCTGAAGTTCAGATCAAGAATCTACAGATGTTTCCGCTAGTTTTCTTCAATTCCGTGGAACAGGTTAAGGTTGAGTACGATCTTATTCCTATTAAAGCCATGGATGATTCCCCCACATTTAGCAACTCGTTGGTTTCTTATTACCTTACTTTGAGTGAATCCGATAATACCGATCTAGATAAACGATTCTCAGCCTTAGAAGCGTCCGTTAGGCAACTTTTTTGGTCAGATGTGAAGGTTGAGGTATACTTTAACGATCAAATTAAATATAAGAGTAAAAAACAATGAGTACCCGAACACTTCTTACAGATGGAACCGAATCTGATATTACCCCAAAAGAACTTCAATCTATTGAAAAGTTCAAAGAAGAAGGCATGCCTGGGCTTCATGCCGTAGTTACGAATCCTGTTACTATCACAAAAGCTTTAGATTTATATTTATCGGGAAAAACTTACCACGAAGTAGGTCAAATTCTTACCGTAAAAAAAGATATTGTTCTTTATTTAGCTCAAAAGTTTGATTGGTACGATACCAAAATGCAACACCTAGAAATTTTAGATGCTAATTTAAAAGAACGCATTTTACATGCTAAACTTGTTAACCAGGATTTTGCATTACAGCTCCAACAATTCTTTCTCCAAAAGATTGGTAGAAAAATGAAACGTTTTATGGCTACTGGAGATGACGCCGAAGCAGCCAAGGTTAATGGCGCCGATATCGATAGGTACATAAAGGCAGTAGAATTATTGGATAAATTGACCACAGAAAAGAATAATACTAATGGGCGAGGACCAGCCGTAGGTCTAAATTTGGGCGATGGCGGTGTAGATATTAAGCGTGTAAATGAGAATGAAATTACTATCACTCCACGCAATAAAACTGTTGCTCAAATGCTAAATGAACTAGCTAATGAAAAACGTAGAGAAGAAAATGAGACAAAAGATCCCTCTTATGATATAAGTAAGAATACGGACGAAAACAAACCTGAAAGGAACGAAGAATGAATATTTTTAAGAAAACCGTAGTTGGATTGATGGCTTTTGCCGCTGTTGTGGCTTATCCCCTTGTATCCACTGGAAAGACCGATAGTAAAGCTGATAAAATTACACTCAATAAGAATAATACCGTTATTCTTAATGGAGAAATTGATGATGCCTCTGCAGCGACCACAATCAAGTCGTTGATGGAGCTTGATAGTGGCACTTTTGGAAAAAAGAAGCCCATTTATTTGTTTGTGTATAGCCCAGGCGGCAGTATTCAAGCTGGCCTAGAGCTTATTGAGGCTGCAAAAGGACTAGATCGTCAAGTTGATACCATTACAATGTTTGCCGCTTCAATGGCATTTCAAACCGTCCAAAACCTAGGGGAGAGGCTCATTCTTAAAAATGGTGTACTCATGTCTCATAGGGCTGCTGGTGGTTTTGAAGGCAATTTTGGTGGTCAATTTCCTAGCCAAATCGATAGTCGTTATAGCTTTTGGCTCCATAGGCTTCAAGAATTGGACGAAAAGACTGTTGAACGCACCAACGGAAAACAGACCCTACAGACTTATCAAGATGCTTATAAAAACGAAGCTTGGTGGACCGGTTCTCAATCCCTTCAGTTTGGGTATGCAGATAGAATCGTAACACTTAAATGCGATGATTCTTTGTCTGGAACCGACGTACACCATGTAAGCTTTATGGGTATTCCAGTTCAGTACGAAACGTCTAAATGTCCTTTGATTACGGCTCCAATGAATGTGAAGATCGAAGAACAAGCCAAAAAAATGGTTACCGATGAAAATGCTGAGCAGATCAAGAAAAAGTTTCTTGAGAGTCGTGATCTAGAAAAGAACGTTCGTTAATGCCTCTGATCTATTATCTCTGTACTTGTAAAAAATCTACTTCTAAATTTTACCGGATGGCCAAGGATGCGCCGTCCGGGTTTTCTTGCGAATGTGGTTCTGAATTTAAGAGACAGCTTTCTAGCCCTTCCAATGCATCAAAAATTGTAATAGACAATGGGTTTCAAGCTAAAGCAGTTGAAGTTGACCTTAATATAATCAATTCAAATTTAGAAAACTCCACGAAGGATTTTAGAGAAGAAGATTAACTATGACTTTATTTTTTATAGTTTTTATTATCGTGGTTTTGTATCTTCTTGATTAATTTCTTGACTTTTTGATTTTTCTAGCTTATTCTATATTTAATGCTCAAATTAAAAACCTTAAAATTTAAGAATATCGGCAGATTTGTTGAAGAACAAACGATTGATTTAGCCAACTTAGGGTCATTGATTCAAGTAGATGCCCAAAATAATCTTACTGGCGGCTCTAGCGGTTCTGGAAAATCCACTGTTTTCAATGCTTTAGATTGGCTATTAGGATTATCCGACCTTAGTACTGGAGTTCTTCAATCCAGACTTACCAAAGAAACCATCTCTGTAACTGGCGAATTTGATTGGGATGGCCACTCTGTTACCATCCATAGGGCAAAAAAGCTATCTGTTACAGTAGACGGCATAGAAACGGTAGGTTCATCCAAACTAGCCGAAGAAGAATTGGATAAGATCCTAGGACTCCCAAGGCATCTATTTTCTGTTTTACTCCATCGCAGACAGGGTGAAACTGGATTTTTTCTTAAGATGACCCCCTCTAAAATGAATGAATTTCTGACAGATTGCCTTGGATTATCCACAGTTAACTCTAAAATTGACTTAATTGATGCTAAGATAAAGATTTATACCATAGATAGGGCTAAGGCTGAATCTGACCTCCAAAGCGCTCAGGCTGCCTTAGAAGCAACCAAATCGGCTATAGCATCCTTGGGAGAGGAACCTAAGACGGACGTCACTGAGACGAATCTAACGCTTCTTAAAATGGCCTTTGAAGGCGCTGAAAGCGAACTCTATCGCGAAAAAACCGCCCGTACTTTAGAAAAGGGTCTCTTAGAGCAAAAAAAACCCATTCTAACCGCCATCTCCTTTGATTTTACTCAACTTAATTCTTTAAACGATAGTGTGTCAGAAGTAAAAGCACAAATAAATGCCGAGTTGGATAAAGAACGGGCAAGACAAACGGAAGTTCGCAATTTAGCAGCGGCCCTTAAACTAGAGGTCAATAACAAAATTTCCACCTTGAGACTAGAGCATCAGAAGAAAATTGCTGAAGCCAAGACTTCTATATTCAATTTAAGCGGTATGGTTTCAACTGGTAGGACTGCCAAAGAAAAAGCCATCCAGCTAGCATCAAGAATCAAAACTTTGAGGGATGGAAGCTGCCACGTCTGCTTGCAGTCTTGGAAAACCGATGAAAATAAGACCGAAGAAGAAAAGCTTCTCAAAGAACTTGCTGAATGCAAGATAGATATGGACGCATCGGTTTTTGCTGCAAACGAACTAGAAGAAATGAAAGCTGCCCTTATAACACTAAACGATCAAGTAAATGCTGAAATAGCTGCATTGAATGACCAACTAGCCTCAGAAACTGCGATTTTAACGGAACAAGCAAAACCACAAGTATATCCAGTACTAATAGAGCTTAACACTAAACTTAGAGAAGTTACCAAGCTAAGGTTGGAAGAAAAAGAAAAAGAAGACCTTCACAATAAAGAACAAAATTTAAAGAATCAGGCCTTGATGCAAGTTTTTTACGAAGAGCAGAAGGCTTTAAATGAAAAACACCAAACTGAGCTTGCCGGTATGGTTAAATATATAGCTGAGGCTAAGGCTAAATATGAACAAGCGGAACAAGCCCTTAAGGCCCACAAAGAGTCCTTGGCACGTTATAGTTCTACTCTAGGGTCTTTGAAAGCTAAAGAAACTGATATCAACCAAAAAGTAGTCCATATGAACCAAAAGTTGGCTACGATAACTGAAGACTTAGAGTTAGCCGAAGAAGCCAAAAAGTGCCTAAAGTCTTACCTTTCTTGTTCTTTTGATGGCTCATTGATTTCTATCTCTGAAAGCGCAACTAGGATACTCAGATCGGTTCCTACCATGGCAAATGCGACGATTAGGCTTGAAGGGACTAAGGAAACAGCAAAGGGCGCTATTAAAGATGAAGTTACTGCTTGTTTGGATAATGATGGAGAATTAGACATTCCTATTAAGAGTCTTTCTGGTGGGGAACGTTCCGCTGTAGACTTGGCCATAGACTTAGCAGTAATTGAATTAATTGAAGACAGAACTAATAAAGGTATAGATTTATTGTTATTAGATGAGATTTTTAATGGTTTTGACAGTTTGGGCATAGAACATGCATTAGAAATGCTAAAGACTTTCGGTGCCAACAAAAAACTATTGCTCGTAGAACACGATGGTATCGCTAAGGAATACATTCAAGACAGGATCACCGTTATTCGCGATGGCGAAACAAGTTATTTAAAATAAACCTTGACTTTTGAGTAAGTATAGTTTAGTGTATTAAACAGAGGCCATAATGACAACCTACTTGTTGGACAAAAAAGATCTTTATATGATTGTCTGTAATGCTAAGAAAAATATGTTAGATTTTAATTTGCCTATTTATGTTACTCAAAATCAAGTAGAACAAGGAGAAATACCTTCGTTAGCTATGCTAGAATCTGTATTAATGACTTTAAATTCTAAAGGTTTGTTAAATCGTATAGTTAAAGTTGACTATACGGATCCGGCCTGTGAGCATGATCCTGAATCGCCTCTTGAAGATGAAGAACCTGTAAAGAAAAAATAAGGAGAATATAATGGGAAGACCTAAGAAAGAACCACTCTCAGAACTAGAAAAGCTCGCTAAGAAGATTGGCCCCGATTTTAAGGAAGTTCTAGCTGAACTAGAAGCCGCTGATGCAGAAGGACTCAACAAACGTATTGCTCAAGCAGCTCAAGCTATTAGCGATACGTCTGCAGAGCTTAAAGCCAATCCAGAATATGAGCAAATTGTAAATGATAAGAAACTCCTTGAATCAGGACTTAGGGAAGTTAAACAACGACAAAATGCTATTATTAAGGTATGTTTGAGCTTGCGAAAGGATCGCGGGGAAGCTTAATGGTTTTGGAACGAGTTCTATCACTTGATCTCAGCACTAAAACAGGATACTGTTTGGGCTTATGCTCCGATAAATCCCTAGTTTTGGAAGCTTATGGTCAAGTAGATAAAATTCCATGTCCAGAAGAAGAGCCCTATCCAGGGTCGTATGTTACTTGGGCCTATAAGTGTTATGCGGAAGTAGAGAAACTAATAGAACAATTTCAGCCAGATGCTTTAGTGGTAGAGGAAGTTACCAAATCTAAGAATGCGTTTAGTCAAAAAATATTGGATTACCTACATTTCCTAGTGGCTAAGTTTATTCAGGAAACTGGTATTAAAAACATTTATTTACAGACCGGTGATTGGAGAAAAGAAATCGGTTCATACATGAATGATTCTGAAAGAAAGAAGAATAAGGAAGTTAAAGATTATAAAAAGGCTTATGAGAAGAAACACGGCAAAAAGACTACCGTGGCATATGATATAACTACGGGTAAGCGTATCGGCATGATTGGTAAAAAACACGTTACTATTAGACTTATTAATGATAATTTTAAGGATCAATTAAAAGCCCCATTAAAGCGTAAAGATGAAGATACCGCTGACGGCATTTCACTTGTATGGGCTTACGATCTAAGACGCAAGAGAGGAATTTATGGCTAAAAATATTTGGGATGACGAAGAACCTTTTATGGATGGTGCTCCAGCCTTTGAAAATGGTCAATGGAAAGAGCCAGATACTTACACTCCAGCACCTGACAATATGATTAATGCTGAAAAGATTAAAGAAGCTAGAGCTTTGGCTGCACAACAACCAATCGAAGAAGATTACGATCTAGACGAACTTACAGAACAAGTTTCTCAAGACGATGACGATGATGATTTTACTGAAGTTTTGTCAGATGCTCGCCTTAGGTTGGAACAAGGTAAACTATACGAAATGGTAATGAATCACGGCCTATTTGATGGAGTAGAAGCTGATCCTAGGGCTGCTAAAAGTGTTCAAAAGCAAATTCGTAAGTTTGCCAAAGAACAAATGGAGATCATGCTTGGTATGCGTCAAGAACAAACTCTTGCAAATAATGCAATAGTTTCATCTCCCTTTAATGACCTAGAAGTTACAATTCTTAAAAAATTGGCTTCTGCTGCAAGTAAAGGTGCTACTGAATCTGAAGAAGCTCAAGTACAGACTCCAACACCAGTACAAGCTCAACCCCAAAAGAAAAAGACTCTAAATTCTATTGGTAATAAGCCCCAAGCAAAGCCTCAACCAAAATCAATTCAAAAGAGGGTTGAACCTATTCAACGTACAGCAAAACCTAAGTTGGATCTACCACCAGAATTTGAGCCAGATTATGAACCTTTGTCAAAACCAGTTCATAAAATGACTGCGGCAGAATTGGCAGAAAGAGATCGTCAAGCTGCAGAAAGACAAAAGGCGCGTACTTCAGCTATGCCAGCCAATAGAGCACCATATCCTGACTATGCAACTCGTGAAATGTTGGCTATGAGCCAAGCTAATCGCGCCACTGGTGGAGCGGGTATGTCCGCTTTTAATGGTAAGCTATCACAATTGATTATTAATAATCAAATTAAAAAGAGTTAATAAAAGTTCTCATAACGAGAAGTAACTGAAACCAAAAGGAGAAATAGAATGTCTGAAACGAATACTGGAAATAAGAAGAGTGCAACTGAACGATTGGAAGATCTAGAAAACCTAACCCAACGAGTAATCCAAGCTATCCAACCTTTGGAATCATCTCTTAGGGACATCGCAGGTCTTAGGGAAGCTCTCAAGCTTCTCAACAATAAGCTTGATGCTGTAGTTAAGTCTGTTAATGCTGGCGGACCTATCACTGACGACGGCATCTCGAAGTACATGGTCGAAAATAATGTCAAGGAATTAACTTCAAGGGTAGAAGGTATGGTTTCTCAGGGCATGCTTGTTGCCACCGATACGGTTAGCAAGGAATCGTTTGTTGTTGTAAACGAAGCCGATGCTTCTGGAACGATTGTCAATCCAAGGATGCAATTTTTGCTTTCTGCTTTGGATAACGAAGAAGTTCGTACAAAGCTTGAAGGTGCTAAGACTGGAGACAATATCTTTATTGGGGATAAGGGCGCTTCTATTAATATTCTAGAAGCATATACCTTGGCTACTCCTCAAGCTCCTGCTGCTGAACCTTCGGCACCAGAAGCTTCAACAGACGCTTCAGCTCCCGCATCTACAGATGCATCAACTGCTGGCTCAACGGAAGCTACTGCTTAATAGATATATGAAGAAGGCAAAACCTACTCCAGTTTGTAGTTTTAAGAATTGCAAAAAGCCACTCTATAAAAAGGGTGTCAGTTGGAGTAGGTTTTGCTATTCTCATAGATATAAAGTAAGCACTACCGGATTTCTTGGAAATTTATATAGAAGTATGAGACGACGCGTAGAGGGGAGAACTGCTCACAATAGAGGTAATTGGGCAGGTAAGCCTATTCTTCCAAAAGACGTTTTTGTTCAATGGGCTAAGAATCACCCAGATTTTCTAGCTTCTTATAAAAGATGGTTTTCTAATGGATTCGATCGCAAACTTACCCCTTCTGTAAATAGAATGAATTCTAATAAAGGTTATGTTCTAGGTAATATGGAATGGATGACCAACTCTCAAAATTCTGGTTTGTCTGGTGAAGTAAGAAAAATGAAAAACAAAAAGGCAATTTACGACCTTTTAGGAGTAACGAATGGCTGAAACTAAACTTGAAAAAATTCTACTAATCCCCGATACGCATGTTCCATATCACGACAAAGAAGCTTTTAAGTTGATGCTTAAGGCTGGCAAAGCTTTTAAACCACAACATGCGATTATCCTTGGGGATTTTGCAGATTTTTACGGAGTGAGCAGCCACAGCAAGGATCCCAACCGCGCTTTGAAACTTAAAGAAGAAATTGAAGCCACTAAGGAAGCTCTAGATCAAGTTATATCTATCGGCGCCAAAAATAATGTTTTTGTTTCTGGTAATCACGAAGATCGTCTAGAACGCTATCTTCGTGATAAAGCTCCAGAGTTGTTTAATTTTATCTCTATCCCAAAAATTCTAGAACTTAAAGAAAAGGGATTTAAGTATACTCCATATAAGCAAGCCTATAAAATTGGCAAACTCAATGTAACCCACGATACCGGTGTTGCTGGTAGATTTGCACATTATAAAGCTTTGGACACTTTTCAACATAATATTGTGATCGGACATACACATCGTGTTGGGTATGCTATCGAAGGTAATGCCCAAGGTGAACGTCATGTTTGTGCCCAATTCGGGTGGTTAGGCGATGTAGCAGAGATTGATTATATGAATCAAGTTAAGGCTCGCAAGGAGTGGAGTTTGGGCTTTGGTATTGGATACCTTAACCCAAAAAATGGTACGGTGTATTTGGTTCCAGTGCCCATTATCAACGGAACTTGTCTTATTGAAGGAAAGCTCTATACACTTTAAGGATATTTGTGTCTACTAAAAAAGAAGAGCTTGCAAAAATTGACCGCAACATAAAAGACGCTGAAATCAGACTTAAGAATTTTACTCTTAATATAGAGACAATTCAGAAAGAGATTGACTTTCTTGAAAATGTTGGGGAACAACTAGACGAAAACATAAAATATCTCAAAAAGAACAAGATTATAACTTTAGCAGAAGAATATAAAAAATCTAAAGAAAATCTTAAAAAAACTAAAACTAGACTCGTTCAGCTTAAAAGTGATAAAATAATCAATGAAAAAGCTTATAAAGAGCTTGATGTATATCTAGAGAAAAATAAGGAGCTATATGATAAGCTTTCAAAACAAGGTGAAAACAACGTCCTACAGGGAAAGTTTGGTCGAAATCGTGAATAGGGAAGAAGTTAAAAAGAAGATCATGGAGGATCCCGATTTTATTAAATCCCATAAGTATGGGAACTCACTAAGTAAATTTCTTTCCAATAACAATGGCGATCTTGAAAATGCTACTATAGCTAGATTGTTAATGATTTCTGAAGATGAAGTTGAAAATATTTATAAAGAAGTTGTTGACTTTATCAAAAATAAGATGCAAGATGGAAAAGATGAAAGTAATTGAAGTCTACAGTGACGGATCTGCCACTACAGCCGCTAAACCCGGAGGTTACGCTTGGGTAATGGTTGTAGATGGAGTTAAGCACTCTGAAGGCTCAGGACATGTTGTTAGTGCTACCAACAACGATATGGAGTTGGAATCAGCAATTCAAGGTTTGTCGGCAGTATTAAAGTATATACTTTTATCTACTTCTACATGTGAAGATCCTGAAAAAAGTAAAGAGATTGCCCGATGTGAAGTTATTCTAGTATCTGATTCCCAAATAACCTTAGGATGGGCATCTGGAACCTATAGGTTTAAACAAGAATCCAAAATAGAAAAGTATAAGCAATTAAAAGGTTTAATGGAATCTTTGAACGCTAAAACTCGTTGGGTTAAGGGCCACTCAGGAGATCCCTACAATAGTAGGTGTGATCTTCTTGCTAATAACGCTAGAAAAGGTCTTATGCAAAAAAGCGTTATTAATCCTGATTCGCTAAAGAATAGTTTAATTGGCACCAAAAAAGAAGGCGTATTTTGCGTTTGGTGGGGAGATAAACTTAAAATTATTTGCTTGACAAATAACGCTATTGAGGACTACAATAGAGAGATACACGGTAAACGTGGGTCTGCAATCGAAATAAGACAGGAGAGAATGAGATGAGCGGTTATAAACTTAAGGATCCTTTCGGTGAACTTGCTTCGGAATATCAAAAGTCTCCCCGTTTTTTAGATGATAATAAAGAAAAGGCTTGGAATGATGCTATACTAGACCTCAACAAAAACTTTTTGGTTTGGGGCGAATTTGATCCAGGAGGATCACACATTCATTCCCCAGCCTTTCTTAGGGAAACCTAATGGCTAATCCAGCTTACTATGTAGCTTTGGACTGTGAAACAGGAGGGCTCTCAGCAGATACAGCCGATTTGCTTACTTGTTATATATCTGTAGTAGATGAGAACTTTAAAGTTCAAGAAGAACTTGATTTGAAGTTAAAGCCAGATGGCGGAAGATTGCCACAAGCTGATGCTGGTGCTCTAAAAGTCAATGGCATCAATCTACATGAGCATTTGGCCAATCCAGAAACTATTGCTTACTCTGAAGCTAAACCTAAAATTATAGCTATGTTGCGAAAATTCTTGAAGAAAAATGGACGCTACAGCAATTTACGCCCTATGGGTTACAATTTACCCTTTGATATTAAGTTCGTACAAACTTATCTTTTGTCCTTTGAAGAATGGGATTCGATTATTAATTATAATCAGATCGACCCTAAAGTGGTAGTGAATTTCCTTAAAGACTGCGGTTGGCTTCCACCCGATCTAGGAACACTAGTAAGTGTAGTCAAGCACTTTCAGATACCAATGGGCACAGCTCATAATGCTAAGGTCGATACGTTGGCTACCGTAGAAGTTTATAAGAAATTGATAGAACTTATGGCCAGCAAAAAGAACTCTGGCGGACAATCAATGGATTTAATTAGTTTGCTTGAGGCAGAATAATGTACATTTCGCCACATACTCATACCGAGTCATTTTTAACTAGCAGCACTTTATCTAGCTTAATAGATAGAGCTAAAGAACTTGGTAGAACTCATTTTTCATGCACAGACTTAGGCTATCTTCATTCTTCAATGAAAGCCTATACACTGGCCAAAAAGGCTAAGCTTATACCCATTTTAGGGCTTGAATTCTATTTTAAAGATCCAGTGTGCCCAATCACTTCTGGAACTCCCGCAGACCGCTGTAAATACTTTTCTGCTACTATTTACGCAGAAAATCAGGAAGCTTATCAAGCCATCTGTAAAATGGTTTCTAGGACTGATTTTTCAACTATTGAAATTAGAGAAGAAAAGCAAAATCTTTTTACTTGGGCAGATCTAGAATTGCTTTCTAAATACAAAACCAATTTGGTGCTAGGCGGCGTCCATGACATTGTAGGGAAAGCTTATCTAGCATCAGATGCAAATGTGGGTCTTAAGTTATTTGAAAAACTTAATAACTTGTTTTTTAATAGGCTTTATATTGCTATGATTTGTGAGCCCTGGTCTAAAAAGTTTGCAAAAGTTGTAGAAGTCAAATATAAGGATTTTACAACGGATTCTTTATTGGACACAGATCTAGTTAGTACGGATAAGGCCAGAAAGATAAAGGCTAGTGACCTAATTGAGCGTTCTGGACATCTTTTAATCAAATCTAAAGTCTCAAATGGTGTTTTCTTTGAAGTTGATAGGGAGATAGATTCGGTAAAACTCCATACAGGTTTTTTGCCTCTTTCTTGTGATGTAACTTTAAAGATCAATAAATTTTTAATGTTACTTGGAAAACGTTATAATGTGCCAATTTTGGCTTCAGATTACGCCTACTATTCTCACAAAGAGGACAAGATCGTTCAACGGGTTGTTCTAGAGGGTAAAGATAGTATCCATGCTCAACAACACATGAAGACCGAAGAAGAAGTTCTAAGTTACCTACAAAATACTATGGGCTTATCTTCATCTGAAGCCAATACAGTTATAGACAACAACATTAAATGGGCCGCTCTTTTTGATAATTTTGAGCTTAAATACGAGTGGCGCTTAGCCTCTACTGAAGGACAAAATCCATTAAAAAAAGCCATGGAGATCATTAATCGCAATGGTCGTATGAAATGGGATAATCCTATATATGTTAATCGCCTTAAAACTGAACTAGAAGTTATTGCAAAAAATGGAGTTAAAGATCTAACCCCTTATTTCTTACCTATTGTTGAGGTTTTAGATCGCTATAAAAAAGAAGGCCAAATAACCTCGCCTGGTCGTGGTAGCGCTGGTGGAAGTCTATTTTGTTATTTATTGGGTATTACAAATATAGATCCTATTCGTTATGGACTTCCATTTAGCCGATTTTTTTCTACGACTCGTATTCAAATGAATAAACTTCCGGATATCGATACAGATTTACCACAGAAAGAAACTCTGCTAGGCAAGGATGGACACAGTGGATTCTTATATGAACGTTGGGGTGACTGTGCTGGACATATCTCTACTCGTAATACAGTTAGACTTAGAAGCGCTATTAAAGACGTTCACCGATACTTAGATGGAACCGTTTCTAGAGAAATCGACAGATTCACATCCGGACTCCCACAACCCCCTCAAGGAATCTCCGATCTTCATTTTGTATTTGGTTATGAAAATGAAGAAGGAGAGCATATACCCGGTATCTTGGAAACTAATGAAGACCTTCAAAAATACACAAAAGACTATCCTAAACATTGGTCTATTGTAGCCAAGTCTATGGGTATAACGCGTGCTTTTTCTAAGCATGCCTGTGCCATGGTGCTATCTGATGTTCCTATTAGAGAAACTATGCCCCTAAAAGAAGGCTATATTACTCACTATGAGCATAAAGAAACTGAAGCTGTTGGATTGATTAAATATGATTTCTTAACTATTAATCAATTGCTTGATATTCAGGTTTGTTTGGAATTAATTAATAAAAAAAATGGGGATAACTTTGAACCTGGCTACTTTACCCATAATGGGGAAAAGATCTATATTTGGGATCTTCCAGAAGAAGCTGATGTCTATAAGAGCATTTGGGATGGCAATACTGTAACTCTATTTCAAATCAACAGTTCTGGAATGGCTAAACTTACTCAAGAGATTCTTCCAGATCGCTTAGAGTATCTGGCCTCTATTTTGGCCCTAGAGCGTCCAGGTCCTAAGGATTACATTGACCCTGTAACCGGAAGAAACATGGTCGAAGAGTATGTTATGCGGCGTAATGGACAAAGCCAACCCGATATCCCAGAATTGGCTGAGATTCTGCCAGAGTCTTACGGTACCTTAATTTACCAAGAAGATCTAGGTAAAGTTGCCAAGCAATTAGCTGGATTTAGCGATGAAGAAGCAGAGCTACTTAGAGAGAACATGGCCAAGAAAAAGATGGTTGAATTGACTAAAATTAAGCCATCTTTTATTCAAGGTGCTCAAACTAAGGTCTCAAGAGAAGTTGCCGAAAAAATCTGGGAACAAATGGTTACTTTCGGACGTTATGGGTTCTCTATTATCCATTCCTATGAATATGCTATGATTACTTATGCTTGTATGTTCTTACGCCACAACTATAAACTTGAATGGTGGGCTGCCGTAGTAACCAATGCAGATCAAGCCGAGATCACGGGTAAGTTTTGGCCTCATGTAAAGGATTTAATTGCTCCTCCTGATATTAATATTAGTACTGATAAAATGGAGGTAGACTATTCTGCTAGTAAAATCAGATCTAAATTGGGTATTATAACGGGTATAGGCGATAAAACAATTGATCCTATAGTTGAAAATCGCCCTTATAAAGATCTACAAGACTTCGTTAATAAAGATGTAGCCGGTCCGTCTTTGGCTCATAGATTAATTCATGTGGGTGTTTTAGACTCTTTGTTCAAGCCAAATATGTCTCTTGAAGAAAAACTTAAAACCTATGAAGATGCGGTTGAAATTAAAAAGTTTCAAGACAAAAAAGTTATAGCTGAAAAAGAAGGTAAAAAAGTTAGAAATTTACAGCCTAAAGAAGGCAAGATTCCAGAAAAATACATAGATCTTCCCCCTCTTGTGGATGCTGCAATGAAGAAAAATACTCTTCCTACAATGCCTATCGACCTCTATTCTCTAGGAGCTAAGTATAGTAAGGTCAGAGATCTTAATTCTACGAAGCCTAAAATGGTAGACGAGATTTGGAATAAGTCAGTTTTCTTAATCGAAGGCAATGCAGTAGAACGTTTAGATAAGACAGATTTCACTACAGAAGAAAAAGACTTATACGTAGCCGCCACTGGTTACATTATTGAAGCCAAAGAGTTCTCATATTCTAAGGGAACTAAACGAGCTTTAAAATTGATTGTTGCTTGTGACAATTATATTAGCGAAAAAGTTTTATGGCCTAATTATAAAACCCAAGAGCTTATTTATGATAAAAATATTAAAAAGGGTTCTATATGCACGTTATTTATGAGAAAAAGGGCTGGAGAAAAAGGCCCTTTAAATCTTACCCAAATGGTTCTTGAAACGTAAGAAAAAGCTTGACTTTTTAAAACAGATGTGTCATTATCTACATATGAAGTTTTTAATCTATTCTTTGCTTCTTCTAACCACTGTCTCTATAGCCAAAGAAAGTACAAAACCAATTAAGATAGCTATCGTAGATACGGGAATAAACGTTTTAGATCCGCGTTTTAAAGAGCATGTTTGCGCCACAGGACACAAAGACTTTACAGGTGAAGGATTGTTAGACACCGTAGGTCATGGAACCTTTGTAGCTGGCTTAATTCAAAAGTATGCAGGTAAAGGTACTTATTGTTTTTTAATATATAAGTATTACTCTGAACATAATACTGGAATTCAAAATCTTCAAAATGAGATTAAAGCCTTCCAAGAAGCAGCAAAAAATGGTGCTGCGGTGGTGAATTTCTCAGGTGGTGGTGCTGAACATAATAAATATGAGTATTTAACCATTAAAAATAATCCCAGGATGCTTTTTGTAGTTGCAGCTGGAAATGAAGGCCAAAATGTAGATCTTCCTGGAAAAGAATATTACCCAGCTTCATATAAGCTAGAGAACATAATTCCTTTGGGAAGTATTGATAGAAATGGCACCAAAGTTACTAGTTCTAATTGGGGCAGTAGAATTACAGATTTTGAAATTGGAGACCAAGTGGTATCCACTCTGCCCGATGGAGATACGGGAACGATGTCTGGAACTAGTTTTGCTACAGCAATAAGAACTGGTAAAATAGTAAGGGATATGTTATATGCAAGATAATCCTTTTGCGAATAAAGTAGTAAAGACCAAAAAACTGGGCAAGAATGCTGTTTTACAAGTAAGTGAAAACGAGCATTTTGGTCGTATATATGTTGAGTTTCAGACTGTAGACGGAAGACTTAAAGTACAGAAGACTTTTAGGGATGATTTTCAAGGTAGAAAAGAATCTAAAGAATTCGAAAAGAAATTTAAAACTTCAACAGATATCAAAAAATACTTTGGATTGGAGTAAGTATGGCTAAACCCAAAAAACCTAAAACAGTAACCATATACATGGATAAAACCGACTGGGATTATGAAGTGGGCTGCGCTTCTGATGGCAATACTATTTATCCCGATCTTGAAAGTCTGAAGGAATTTAATCGCTGCTGGGATGGATGTGGGGTGGTAAAATGCGAGATTACTTTTAAGGAAATAGCTATAGAAGAAGATCGTAAAAAAATGTTTGAGGGGTCTTCTAATGGATATACAGCAGAAGACTATGAGATCAACCGTGATATAATTAGAATAGAAAGTGCTACTAGAAGATTGGAATGGTTAGAAGGAAAAGTTGCTCGCGAAAAGCATAGGATTATAGAATTAAAAGCTAATTTAAAGAAGGAGAAATAAAATGTCATTACAGAATACTTTGGAAGAAATTAAGAGACTAAAGCCTCTAGCAGAAGAAGATCTTAGTACTGGACCCATTGAAACATACGTGTCTAGGGAGGGGCGTAAAAGGAATGCTAAAGAACGTTTAAAGGCTCTAAGAGAAGAGTATATAGACGCTCTTAGGACATCAGCCGTATTTATTATTGTTTCTGGCTCTAATAAAAATGAATTTTTGGACTTGGCTACCAATGAATTTAAATGTTTTACAGCTGACCCAGAAGGTTTTTATAAGGACCTAGCCAATCGTTTGCCAAGCGAGCTTTATGCCAATAAAACTTCGGGCGCCAACCTTTTTGACATTATGGGACGCCATCTAGAAGAAAAGGCGCAAGAAATGCATGTTTTAGGCTATCCTCAATTGATTATGAAGCAACAATATCGAAGGGCTATTAACAATAAAGAAGACTTTGTTGAATTGATTAAACAAGCTATTAACGAACAGGTAGGTTCGGAGATCTCCGGCCTTCATATGGTCCGATCATTGGTTGATAGCGCTATCAGCGCAGAGCATGGACTAAAGCTTACTCCAATCGTTTTGGCTACAGATGATGAAAACTTGGCTTTGGATTTTAATAGCACCTTTAATAGGATTGGTTCCCGTTCATTTTTGGTTGCAGCTGGAAAGGGCGCTAAAGCCGTTAAATCTAGGGAAGGAACTTTTGCTCTTAAAGAAGTGACTAAAGAAAGTGTGGAAAATGTCTTGACAAATGTAAGAAACTTGTGTAAAACTAGATGATAGATGAAATTGAAAGAATATCAAAAATAAAGAAAGAGAGAAATAATATGTCAGTAAAAATTGGTAAAGCTCGTTTTGGTGGTCAACAACAAATTCAACGTAGGTATTTTAAATTGAAGGATGGAGAACAAGCCTATCGTATTTTGCCTCCTATTAAGGAATTGGCTGATTCAGGCCGTTGGTCCATATTTCATAGCGTTCATTATGGCTATAAGTCTACTGATGAAAAGTTTAAGCCTTTTATTAGCCCAGAAGTTAAGAACCGTAAGACGGGTATGATTGAAGTACCAGACGCCGCTAAAGAACGTATTCAAAGCCTTAAAGCTAAATTGGACGAAGCCAAGGCATCAGGTAATTCAGCGGCTCTCGAAAAACTCAATTTTTTGGTTGGTCAAACTGGGCTATACAATCTAGATAACAATCATTATATGAACGTAATTGATGCCCAAGGCAATATCGGTGTCCTTAAGCTTCGACATAAGGCTAAACTTGCTTTGGAAGCTGAAATTAAAGCTCTAAACGCTGATGGCCATGACCCTTTGAGCGTTGAGGACGGTCGCTTCTTTGTATTTACTCGTACTGGTATGGGTCGCGACACTACTTTTGGTGTTAAGGTTTTGAAGGAAAAGATCATTGTCCAGGGCATTGGAAGTGTTGAACGCGATGTTGTTCATGCACTTGATGACGCTCTTTTGGGACGACTTGAAGCCGAAGGTTCAGATTTGGATAAGATCTTTAGGCGTCCAACTGCTGAGCAAGTACAAAAGATCGTAGAAAGTTCAAATTTGATGACCGGCATTACACCATACTTGGATACATTGTTTGGTAAGAATGCTAGTGCCGAACAAACTGCAACAGAAGAAGATGCTCCAGATGCTGAAGAACCAGCGCCTAAAGCCTCTACGGTAGCTCCTGTAAAGCCCTTGGTTGCTCCAGTTGCTGCGGCTGTGGTTGCTCCAGTTGCTGCGGCTGTGGTTGCACCTGTAACTCCAAGCGTAGCTCCTGTAAAGCCAAAAACAAGCGCTGCAAGTATCACTGAGATGTCAAATGACGAGTTCCTAGAACGCCTCAATTCAGGGTCTCTCTAGTTAAATATAGGGTTTCCGAGTAGGCAGGAAGTAAACGATATTTAATCGTCCAGCGGGTAGGGAAACCAGACCCGGTAGCCAATGATGATATCGGCCCTTTTTTATAGAGGTTAAAATGCTTGGAATTTATTTAGATCTACAAATAGGATTGAAAACTATTAGTTTTGAGATTCACCCATTGTCTTGGACTTTAAAACCCTATAAAGCTGGTTATACTGACCCTGATTTTGATGTTAATATGGATTATAATATTTTTTATAGTTTTTTGTGTTTTAGTATAAGATTTAAGAAAAGAATGGATTTGTCACAGTTTTTGATTGACAAATCAAAATAGATGGGTTAGACTCTTAAGATGAGCGACGAACTTCAAAAAGATCAAACCATAGTTCTTCCACCCTTTGGAAAATCACCACAACTAAGATTAGAAATGGGAGCTATTAGAGAAGCTGAAATTCGATTGATTGAAGCCAAAACCGTTAATCCTTCTACCTATCCCGATCTTAGTCACTGCTATAACGAGTCATATCGCGTGCTTAAGACGCATTTGAGTAATATTGGATACCAGATTAATATGGCAGATAAAGCCTTAGAAGAGGCTAAGGCAGATATTATTTTAGGCAGCTATGCTGAGTTTTTAAAAGATAAGCCAAAGTCCGCAGGAAATGCGGAGCTTAGGAACGCTTTTCTCATTAGAGATCCCGCTTACAACGCAGCCTTGGACCGCAAAAATCAACTTTTGGCTATCCAATCAAATTTCGAAGGCAAGATTAAGGTTTTGGAAAATGTAGTTTCGTTTATGAAACAAAAAATGTATTTGATTAGTCGCTCTGGTTTGAGCAATGAAAATCTATATGTAACCAGTGGAAAAGGAAATAAAAATGGCTAATAAATGGCTTTCGGATTTGAAGAAACTAGATTCAGCAGTAGATTTTGATTACGATAGTTATGCACCTGAGAACTGCTTTTACACGCCTTCCCCCTATCTTAACTGGCTAACTGGTAATAAGGCCAATGGATTCCCCAAGAATAGTAGTATCCTATTCTTTAGCGAACCAAAATCTGGTAAGAGCTTCCTTTGTCTTTCTATGATTGCCGAGATGCATAAGCGAGATCCTGAAGGTATTGCAGTTTACGTATCCACAGAGCTTCGTGGTCAACTTCAGGCCATTAACTTTCCTGGAGTTGATCCAGATCGTGTTTTGATCATAGACTCTAATGACCCTGTAGAGATCTTTGATGAGCTTTTAGATCAAAATCTTAAAGCAAAAGTTCAAGATGGCATGCCTTTAAGAATGATTATTTTGGACTCTGTAACCGGTATTTTGGGAGTTAAGAGAAAAGCTGCTGAAAGCATTGAACAACATCTTATTGGCGATTCCGCGTTGACTATCGGCAATGCAATGCAAAACATTGTACCGTGGTGTAAGAGGAACAAGATCATGCTTATTGGTACAGCTCAAATTCGTGCCAATATTGACTCTAATCCTTATGCTGAAAAGACCAAAATGCAAGCTAGTTTTGCTGTTAAACATGCTTTTGAATACTTCATTAGCGTTAAACGAGCTAATGCTGCTGACGACAAAAAAGATCTAGAAGGTAAAACCTTTGAAGATGAGATCAAGGATGCTAGGGGAAACAACTTAATCAACGCCCACAAAGTTTATGCCAAAGTTGAGGGTTCATCTATTGGTCCTGCAGGTCGTGCAGGTGTGTTCACCATTTCTTATACCCATGGATTAATCAATCAACACGAAGAGACTTTTTTCTTGGGCACCACTACTGGTGTTATTAAAAAGGAAGGAACCCGTAATTATTTCTTCGACGATAAGAAATGGTCTTCAAAAGGCGATTGCGCCAATGCTATTAAAGATGATCCAAAATTGGCTGCCGCTATTCTGGAGGAAGTCCGTAAGTTAGACGATAAATGATATAAAACACCAAGGACATAAAAATGCCAAAAGTTGAAAGACCTGCAGCGGGCGTTAAAAGAATCAATTGCAAAGAAGAATTTGAAAGTTGCTATTTAAGGCACCAATATATTCGTAGGGCCAAATACAATCCTACTAGGGAAGAAATGGAACCCTATAACTTTATTATAGAAAAGTTTGCCAGAAACACGTTCTATACGTATAAAAATCTATTTTTATTGGTAGGTCTTGATTTAGATGATGTTACCAATGCTGCTCAGGTTCATCTAATCAGTTATCTTGGTTTATTCGCATTGGAACGTAATCCCAAAAAATTGTCTGATTTCAAGAAACTGTTTAAAAACCGTAATTCCATTAGATGTTCTAAAGAAGACCTGCTAAACAAGAATAAGGCTAACTTTACTTGTTTCATTAAACAACGCCTTGAAGACATGGTTAGGGTATGTCGTCAAAAGGCTAAAAATATTAAGGGATTGCGCCCAGAAGAGTTTATTGTATTTAAAGGTACAAAACAACCTCCCAAAGATATTGAGGACTTGCTAGAAAACCACGAAAAATATGAGTACCATCCAGTAGATGCTTCGGTTTTTAAAACTATTAAAAGGCGTATGAAAGATAAGCAGGAAGGGCCTGTATACCTTTGCAATGAACTATGGTACGTTTGTGTTCCTATCAGAAAAAAAATGCTTAGTCTTACCGATTTTGCTTGCAAAAATTATGACCCATATGATAATCTACATAACATGAATCCAGAAGAGATTTATGAAGTCACTCAAGAATCTAGCTGGGAAGCTAAATGGTTAGAATTTAGTGTGTTAGAAGATGAAGATAAAGTTAAGATTGTAGAAGATTTTATTAAAGAAAACAATAAAAATCCTAAGTTTAAAGAAGAATTAAGAATCGCACGAAAATTTCTTGGCACAGAGTTTAAAGAAGGCAATCCTAAGAAAGTTATAAATACTGTTAAACAGTCTGAATTGAGCATTAAAAATGGATCATCCAACATTTGAAGAGATCGTAAGGGCTTGGGCCTTAGATTATGATGACCGCGTACCCTCTGAAGGAAGGGAACGTAGGGAGGCCTTTATAGTTTTGTTAGGCAATCTAGCAGACCATGGCTTCCTTAAAGAAAGTGTTGATAGTTCCAAAAAAGAAAAGATTGTTCGCTCTTGTGTAAACCCTAATCATAGGGACAAAAAGAAACTTAAAAGTTGGATTTCAATGGTTGTAAACGACCTTGAAGCCGCGATGCTGGTTTACTATGGAACTGTCAAGATTCGTAGAGATGTTTTAACCCAAGAAATGTCTAATAAACTTGATGGGATGGCTAAAAAAGCTGAAGAAACTAGAGCTTTGAGGACACCAGATAGTGAAGAAGATTCTGAAGAAGATAATGTAGAGGAGCCTTTTAATTTAGATGGCATCCCTTTGGATATAAGTTCTAGCGCGATTCCTTTAGACTTTTCGGAAAAGCCTAAGACTAAAAGTGACCCTAAAGTAGTAGAGATGACTGATGAAGAGTTTGACGAGATAGACGGACCCGAACCAATTTGGGATACGGAACTCATGGAGAAGCTTGGGGTTAAATTAGATGAGTAACCCAAAACCTATCTCTGAGGCTTTAGAAAAATTCAATGCTTCTTTAGAAAAAGACAAAGAATTGGATAAAAAGAAAGAAAGTCTTAGAGAAAAGAAACTCATAGTAGATGATCACAAATATACTAATGAACTTGAAAAAATCAGACAAAATGAATTGGATCTAAAAAGAATTACCGATTCTAATGTTGGTATTTTAGACGAAGAAAAGATTCTCAAGATCCAAGAAGAAAATAGAAACTACCTTAATAACCTAAACGATTCTTTGGTTTTTCTAGATCCAAAGCTAACTAAACTAATTAGTGCATGGCCAGGAAATCTTATCTTGGTTGGTTCCTGCACCAATGGCGGGAAAAGTACATTAACCGCCAATTTGATGCTCAAGACTATTGGACAAAAGAGAGCAAGTGATGGAAAGAATAGAACGGTACTTGTAATCTCAAATGAAGAGTCACCTTATAGTGTTTATAATAGGTTGACTTGCTTAGTTAGAGGTTATAATTTTAATGATATTGATAATTTTACCCAAGAGCAAAAGGATGAATTAGTAGAATACGTCGGTAGATGGGCCAGACTTGGCATCACTGTCATAGAAGATGACGGACACGGACTAACCACTAGTTTAGAGGGTATCCAATCTATTTTTCAGAATTTATTCAAGACAAAGACCTGGTATGATATGGTGATTTTGGATTATATTCAAAAGGTTACCAATAGTAAGAGGGCAAATCTATCTGATTGGCAAGTAATGCTTAAAACCATGGAGTGTTTGGATATTTACAAAAATACTTATCCAGCACCAATCGTTGTAACCTCGCAATTAAAAACCCAAACAAAAGACGGTGATAACAATGATATGGACTTTAAAGAAAGACTGTGCGGACGAAAAGATATACTTAATCCGTGCACAGTTGGTATTGAACTAATACCAGATAGAGAACTTTCTCGTTCTAGATTCGTTCTTAGAAAAAGTCGTTATAGAGGCGAAAAAGTAGGGAGATTCCATGATATGGGATTTGAAAATGGTAAGTTCGTGCCTTATAGCGATGAATTTAAAGCTAAAGTAGCAAAAAAGAAAGAAGATAGAGAGTATAAAGATAGCCTTGGTAAGCACGGAATAGAAAACAAAGAAACAAAGGAGCAAGTATGACACATGAACAAATCCAAGAATTGAATAATTTGAGTATGGCAGTTTTTCGTAGCAAGAGCAAATGGCGTAAGATGGTAGAACAAGGGGTAGCAGAACTTGTGGTGGAAGATACGACCAGGTTGACATCGGATGGTACTGAAACTACCGTCAAGACTGCTAAAATGCATGTTGGAGCTAAAGGTGGAGAAGTACCCCAATATACTTTGCAACGGTATACGCCTGAATCTGTTAAGGAATTTATGCTTAAAGTTATATATGAGCGCCAACTATATTTTGATGCCATTAGAAAAGTTAAGGAAAAAGAAGAAGAAGATCTTAAAAAAGAACTACAAAAACAAGCTGTTGAAGAAGCCTCGGGAACATCAGTTTAAACTTGACTTTTATAAATCCTCGGGATAAGATATGGGTATGGAAGATTTAAAAACTTTCTTAAGCCTAATGTTTGATCCCGAGGACACAGTAATAGTCTCAGATTCAAAATTTTCAATGCATGCAGTACCATTGCCCATGGTTTTTTCTGGGGAAGTAACCTTAGTACCTTCCAGTCAGAACATGCAAATTAAAAAGGTTAAATCAGATCAGTTGATCTTTGCTGCCCTAAATCCTACTAAAGGTTTTAGAAAAGATAGTAATTGTTATAAACTAAGAAATTTCTTGGTTGAAATGGATAATTACGAAAGAAACGCTCAAATTCAATATATCAAAGAGACAGGTTTACCATATTCTGGTATGGTCTGGAGCGGTTCAAAATCAGTTCATACTTTAGTATCATTAGAAGAAGATACACTAAGCGAAAAAGAATACCGCATACTATATAAATGGATGCTTAATATCGTAGCCCTATCAGACCAAGCTTTGGGCAATCCCTCTAGGAGCATAAGGTTACCTGGAGCTATTAGAGCTGAAACCGGTAATATACAGGAGCTTATAGAGCTTAAAACCAGGATTAAATTAGAAGACTTCATGGTTTGGCTTAATCGCTATCCAGATTTAAGACCAAAAGTAAAGGAACATAAAAAACACTTGACAAATGGTTTTGACTATGAGAAGCTAAGTCTATGGGCCACAGCTCAATTTAAGAATGGAATAGATTTTACTAACGGTAGAAATAGGGCTTTTTTTAATCTTTCTTGTGATTTGTATAGTAGCGGCCTTACAGAGGATGAAGCGGTAGAAGTTTTGAACCAATATTTTATAGAAGAGCATGATTTTAGAGAAAAAGAATTTTTAAAGACTATATCTCAAGCATATAGTTTTATGGCAAATAAAGGCAAATGATGAAACGTGATGATGAAATCAACAGATTAATCAAATATGCCCAAGGGCTTAACACTATGGTTAAGTTCAAGCAAGTTAAAGGTCCTAATTTAGATGCTGCCGAGTGGAATATAGATGGATCGGAAATAACCGTATACACAAAGCCTAAAACTGCAAAAATAGATATCGTGCTTTGTTTAATTCATGAGCTAGGGCATCAACTAGAACACATTCATGGTAATAATAGAGAATTAGATGAAAAACTAGATGAAGCTTTGGAACCAGAAGAAGCCAATAAAAAACATCGTAAAAATCTATATAATTGGGAACTAAAAGGATCGACTTGGTGGGAAACCATATATAAAGAAACTGATTGCCAATTTAATATAAATAGGCTTTATAAAGAAAAAGAATACGATCTATGGCAATATGTTGTTTATTGCGAAAAGGGTAAATTTCCAACACATAGCGAAAAAAAGAAAAAACGTAAAGAGCTTAAAAGTAAATACAAAGTATGAGCGAATATCTTGAAGTAGAATGCAAATATAATGCGGACGGAATAGATCGCATGGTTTTCAAGGACCTAGCCAAAAGTTTGGGTCCTAAACGCTTTATGTATGTAGAATCTACTGATATTTATTATGTTAAAGGCGAAGATGAATTTTTAAGATACAGGATGCCATCTGAAAATAAATTAAATGGAGACGAAGAAAATAGATCTGAACTTACTTTTAAGAAGAAGCATAAAGAAGGTAATAATTGGGTTAGAACCGAAGTTAATCTTAGGATTGATTTAAATAAACCAGAGTTAGTTAATGCCTTTTGCGAAGGTTTGGGTTATACAAAGAATTTTTCTATTTGTAAAAGTTGTGATATATATTTTTGGGATGACGCTGATATAGTATTTTATAGCGTTAAAGGCGAAGATGGCAAATATGCCCACTATCTTGAAATTGAAGCCAATGAAGATATTGGGATGACCTCAGAACAAGCGTGGGAAGTTATCTTGAAATATGAAAAACTTTTAGCTCCACTAGGAATTACTCCACAAAAACGTAAAAAGCTATCCTTATTTGAAATGTATAAAAAGGACATCAAATAATGTCAGATATAGAAGATAAGCATCAAAAAATAGCTGCTAGAGTAAAGAACCTAGCTAGAAGCCACGACGCACACTTGACGCCCATGGGAGATGTTTTATGCAATTTATTCTCCTTTGTTCTAATGGATTTGTATAGTTTTGCTGAAACGTTGCCGGAATCCCATAAAACTAACCTGTTAGAGTTAATTAAGAGTAAAGAAGATTTTCCAAGAAATATTATTGAACTCGGAAACAAAGTTAAGAAAAAAGATAAGGGTGTTTAATGAAGCAAGAATTTTTATTGGGGTGGGGTGATCCCATTTGCGTTAGACAAGCTCTTGTAGAAACACTAGACAAGGAAAGCTTTTCGTTTGCTAAAATTAAACTAGATAAAATGGGATATCCAGATCATTATGGCGCTCCTAGCCTAATTGAGCGGCTAAAAGATTTGGAATTAAGGCAATCTGGACATAGACCAAAGCACCTATTTATTACTTGTGGAGCTACTGGCGCATTAAATGCAGCCTTGCACGCTTTAAAAACCATTCATACCGATTGGGTCGTGACCAATAAGAGATACTTTCCTATATACCCAACTATTGTTGGGTTAACCGATATGGTCATGATTGACCGAGCAAAAAAAGAAGAACTTTGTAATAAAAGTAACGGATGTAAGGAACACAACTTTATAATTTTAACTGATAGTCCAAGTAATCCAGAGGGTATAGTCTATCCCTTTCATAATGTAGATATCTGGGATATGGCATATGCATCAAGTACCTATAGTAGGGGTGGCCATGTGCCAGCAAAATATGGGATCGCCTGTGGGAGTCTTTCCAAAACCCTAGGATTGGCTGGACTCAGATTGGGATGGGTCAGTACTGACGAAGACCTATTGGCAGACAGTTTGGGCAATTATGTAACAGCCACATATGTAGGGTTATCTTCGGCTTCTATGGCCATAGCCGAACAAGTTATTTCAGAATTAGATTTCTATCTGTTTGAATCCAAATCTCGAAGTTATCTAGACGACAACAGGGAAGAAATTCAAAAACTTTTGACAAAATTTGGACAGGGTTTTGTTCCTGTTAATGGTATGTTCGCTATATTAGAATTGGGTAAATTAGAAAGAAAAGCTTTAGAGAAAGCCAATATCAAATGGCAGTCAGGATCTTCATGGGGAGAAACCGATGATTGGGCCAGATTAAGTTTAGGCCAGACCAGGGAGATCACTAGGGCGGCAGTTAAAGCGGTCTTAAAATGATTGACGATTTTATTGTAACAGTAGTTTACTTCATCGCTTTAAACGGTCTTGGATTTGCTTTCTTGGTATACATAAAAGAGATATTTCTATGATTACTCCTGAACAGCTAATCAGAGATTTGCAAAAAGAAAATGAACGACTTAAAGAAGAGCTTAATCAAACTCAATCGGATTTAGAAGACTTCGAGTCTATGGCCAAAGTTTGGATGCAGTCTTATAACGAAGAAGTTCCAAAACTTAAAAAGCGAATTATGGAATTAGAACAAGTTGTAGAAGAGCTAGACAACGAACTAAAAGAAAAAAGATCCGAACCAAATTAATGATTCGGATCTTAATTGTTTTAATCAAATATTAATCTATGAAGCTACATAGTAAATATTGACATAGGTATATATAGGTGTAGTGCCGCCATTGAAAACTGCGGCATTTGCCGGACGTAAATCGACGTAGTCTCCAGAATTTAGAGAAATAAGCAAGTTTCCAGATACGTTGTAATCTTCTGCGCCCGCGTTACCATACACACCACCGATGCTGAAAGTTTGAGTTCCATTTTTGTATAGATTAAACGAGCCACCCGCATTAGTGGTATCCCAAGAGGCATTAAATCCCACAAAATAGACACCGGTACTTGGAGCAGTAAATTTCCATGATGTTCCAGTAGTAACCGCATTAGCAGTATCAATTAATTTAGTATCGAAATTCATCTGAGCATTTGAGCCAGGCGTTAAAGTAGATGGAGAAACGTAGTAAGATGCTACAATAGGTGCGCTAAGTCCCGTTCCGCCATTCGCTACAGCCACAACACCGGTTACGTTTGTTGCGGTCCCAACCGCACCGTTATTGTAATAGGTCGTAATAATGATAGCGCCTGAACCACCGGCACCACCGTTGCCACCACCAGTACCATTAATTCCTGCAGTTCCACCAGCTCCAACAGCATAGCTATAGGTAGACGCAGGGCCTATAATGGTTGCGTAGACATAACCGCCAGCTGCGCCACCATATCCTGGAAAAGCATTGCTCGCGTTTTCCGAGCCGCCGCCACCACCACCCGAACCAGTATTTGCTACGGCACTACTGCCAGTTGCACCATATCCGCCGCCGCCAGCACCACCAAAAGGTGATGAGCCGCCGACTCCTCCGTACCCATTTTGATTGGCGTTACCGGAGGCTCCGCTGCCCGTAGAGCCCGTGAGTGCGATACCGGTAGGGCCTGAGCCTAGAGATGCAGTGCCTCCTGAAGCTGGGCTTGTGGATGAACCAGTAGAGGGTCCACCACCGCCACCATTAGCAACTAATAGTGAAGTTCCGAAAGTTGTGTTACCACCAGCACCACCAGCACTACCATATCCGGATGTTAACCCGCCGCCGCCGCCTCCACCACCGCCACCGACCATCTGTACGGTAATATAGCTTGCGTTTGCAGGAGTAGTAAATGTTCCACTGCCTGAAGTAAGGGTCGTAATAGTTGGAGTATATGCCCCACCATTACCGGCAGCTGCACCTTGACCGTTGTAATAGTATTCTGTAACGATGATAGCACCTGAACCACCAGCGCCCCCGGCAAGTCCTGACGTGCCTGCAGAACCTGCAGTTCCTGCAGCCCCTACAGCATAAGCATAAGTAGCCAAAGGATTTGTAATAATGGCTTTTACGTAACCGCTAGCTCCACCACCAGCACCACTGGTAGCTGAAGTTATTGATCCTAAACCACCACCACCACCGCCTGCGCCTGTATTTGAAGCAGCTGCGTATCCAGGTTCAGAATTAGATCCGCCGCCGCCAGCGCCACCAAATGGATTGCTTCCGCCGCCACCACCTAGTACATATGGGCTACTTGCAGCGCCAGTATATGCCCCGCCATTACCAGTTCCTCCAGTGAGAGCTATTCCTGTTGGTCCCGATCCGAGAGAAGCGGTGCCGCCAGCTCCACCAGCAGTTTGAAGTCCAGGAGCCCCAGTTGCCCCATTACCACCATTAGCAACTAATAGTGAAGTACCAAATGTAGAGTTTCCGCCGTTTCCGCCAGCACTACCGCCATTAACTCCGGAGCCACCGCCGCCGCCACCGCCGCCAACCATTTCAACTTGAATAAATGCGACGTTTGCAGGAGCAGTATAAGTTCCAGAACCAGAAAGGAATTTTTGAACGGTAGGGCCAGGAGCGCCTGTACCAGTTCCAGCAGCTGATAGAACTGCCCACGTACCAGCAGAAGTTCCGTTTGTTTGAAGGACTACAGTAATAGAAGTAAGGGAGGCAAGGTTAGCATAGTTATGGCCAGATGCGTCGGTAAAAGCTGCGCCACCATTGAATTCTAGTGCGATAATGCCGGTAGATTGATTAAAAATTTCAAATTGTTGCCCAATAACCATTGTAGTGGCGTTAGGTAAAACCACCGTCTGGGTAGTAGAGCCAGTAAAGATCTGGATAGTCTTACTAGTATTTATTAATGTTGTGGTTGTTGCTGCAGTTGCAGTAACCGCCACTTGAGAAATTTGCATGCCAAATTGAAAGCAACCCATAAAACCCCTTTAATTACAGATACTTAAATCTGAAACCCTTCATTTGTTTATATATACCGCTAGCAACCTGAGCAACTCCAGATTTGCTAATAGAAAGCTCTTTAGCTGCGTGTACTGCAGAATCATAGATTATGCCATTATCAAGACAAATAACTTTTTTACTTGCATTATTGTTATTTAAGCCCTTACCTTTTTTAGATTCAGATATTTTCTTGCAAGTTTCTTGAGAAAAAGTTTTGCCTCTATTGAAAGAAGGTTTACCAAATCTATGGTTCTTTTCTCCTATTTGGGCTTCAGACATCTTTTTTCTAGTTTCTTCAGAACGTTTGATACCCTTATTGGCCAATATTCCCATTTCCCTACATTTTTCTGGCATGGGTTTACCTTTTTTGGCATCTGACATTTTCTTCTTAGAAAATTCATTGAGAACGCTATTATGCCCACCTGTCATCATATTGTAGCCATTTGGCCATAGACTGTTAAGTTCTCTAATATATTGCTCTTCTTTTTTGTTAAGTTCTTCTATAGAAGAAGCAGAATCAATCACAGCAAATTCAAAATTCTCAAATCCATATTTATTTATGGCATTATACAATGGCAAATTACGTGTTCTTTTAGAGGCACAATACTTATGTTCCTTAATACGTTCAGAAAAACCTCTTATGGTTTGGCCCACGTATTCCTTTCCATTAATAATGTTAGTTGCCTTATAAATAACCATTCTTACTTAACCTATATCATAAAGATTACTGGTATGCCGCCACAGACCAGGCTAATCTATAATTACTTGTTTCTAAAGGCATATTCCATGTAGCGGTAAATGTGCCATTTGTTTTTGCGGTTATAGAAATTGGTTGAAACATAGGTAAGCTATCAACTGTATTGACTAACTCTGCCAAAACTACATATAAACTGCTAGAAAATGCGATAGGAAAGGTAACCGTAGCAGAAGTATCTCCCATATTAAGAAGACTTTCTCCAACCATTTCACCAGAAACACCGGGTCCAATCATGTAATCGAGCGAATAATTAGAAGAATCAAGAGGCATATTCCAAGTAAGGGTGCAACCAGTAGTCGTTTTATTTGTAATAGTAATAGGTTGAAATTCTGGATCTGGATCAATAGTATTGACTAATTGCCCTAATATCACATAGTTAGCACTACTTTGTGGCGTAGGAAATGTTACTGTAACGCTGGTAGTGCCAATAGTAAGGGCTACTTCTTGTGCTACCCCTCCACCAGATCCGCCGCCACCACCTGAGCCTTCGAATTGATAAATATTTTGCTGAGTAATATTTTGGATAACTCCACCAATATTTTGCAAGGTAACATATCCAAAAGGCTGAGTTGCTGCATGTGGCTGTGGTACTAAGGCATTGGCTAAAACCGCATTAGGGGTTCCTACAGTGACATTTAGGTCATTAGACTCATCTATGGCTAATAGTACCTGTACGTAGTCTCCTGAAGGCAATGTGAGAGGGAAAGACCCACCTGTAGAGGTAGTTATATTGCCTCCAGAGGTAGAAGGGAAGGTTACGGTCCCACCAGAAAATATAGGAAGAGCCGTTCCAAGAAAAGAGGTTGATTTATTGCGACCAGATACAGAATTAGGTACTACACTAGGTCCGATATCGATTGTAAGAGATGGAGTTGAAGTAGCATCAATTTGAAAAGGAGGGGTAAGATCTGAGTTAATAGAGGCCATTAATACGTCAAGAGTTTGAGAACCTACCCAAGGGAATAGCTCTTGTAGAATTGCGCGATTAACTACCTGCCTATCGTCTAATGGTCTATAATCAATACTCATATATCTCTTATATCATTAGTTATTAGTGATTGCATGCCACATAATTGCATAATTAGCAGTTGCTGTTGGGAAATTCCATGTAAACGTAGCGCCAGTTGTAGATTGCGCGGTAATCACAATAGGCTGAAATTCTGGATTGGTGTCCGTAGTATTAAACATAGTTCCGGTAAGTGCATAGCTAGTATTAGCAAAAGCAGTGCTATATGTAATAGAAATGCTAGTAGCAGCAGAACCAATGGTTACTTTTCCGGCATAATAAATCAATGAAGATCCGCCAGCAGCCTGCCAAGTAGGTAACGCGCTAGCGCCATTAGAGGTGAGAACTTGGCCTGAAGTACCTACACCAGAAACTTGCTGCAATGCGCCAGTAGAGGTAGTTCCGCCAGTCAAAACTGCATAGGCTGTTGTAGAAGAAAGTCCGGTACCGCCATCATCAACAGGCAATGCGCCTTGAACAACTGAATATGCGTAATCCCAAGCGGCTGCCGTAGTTAAACTTGTAGATATAACGGTTACCAATAACTGTGTATTGGCTTCCATGGCTTTAATGGTATTTGCACCTGACGATTGTACGGTTACTGTTCCAGTGGATCTATTCTGAATAAGGAATTGTTGACCCAATACTAGAGTACTGGTAACAGGAAGTACAACAGTTTGTGTACTGGTACCAGTAAAATATTGTTCATATGTGGATCCAACTACTAGAGTTGTGGTTCCGGCTGCAGTTACAGTCGTTGTGTATCCCTCAATATGATTATTTGCTGATAGATTTTTATTAGCATCCCATCCAGCCCAAGCCGAGGCAGCTGGGATAGTTACTACAGTAGCGCTACCAGTACCACCACCAGCCACTGGAAGAATTTGGAAACTAGGATCGCTACTTAATCCATTACTAACTAGAGGATAGCTAACAGTACCTGGACCAACTTCAGCGATACTTCCGCCTTCACCCACTAATACCGCATGGGCGGTAAGAGTATTCGATCCCGTACCACCGTTACCAACTGGGAGAATACCAGTAATAGCGGCGTTTTGAGCAAGATTTACTTGTCCGTACCCAGGAGTGGTAGCGCCCATTACTAGAACTTGGTACTGAGATCCGGCAGCTAGCGTAGAAGGAGCAGTTCCGGCACCACCACCAATAATTAGTTGGCTGGCAGTAAGTAGAGCGCTGCTAGATAGTGCTGAAGTAGAGCTAAAATATGGAATACCACCGCTAGTTCCGGTAGTGGTTAGTCCAAGAGTCCCAGAAGAAGTAACTGGAGAACCAGTAACACCAAAAATGCTGGTTGCTGGAACGCTAAGAGCTACAGAAGTCACTGTTCCGCTAGTAGCAGGTGCTGCCCATACTGGTACGCCTCCTGAAACTGTTAGTACATTGCCAGTAGAGCCAATAGCCAATCTAGAAGCAACGCCAGTTGCGGATTCATAGATTGTATCGCCAGTAGTGGTCATTGGATTTAGAGCATTAAATGCAGAAGAAGCATTATTTTGGCCAGTACCGCCATGAGCAATGGCTATAGCTGTTCCAGCCCATGCACCAGAGGTAATAGAACCTACGGTAGTGAGGCTAGAAGCAGTCGTAAGACCAGAAAGAGTAGTTAGGGTGCTATTGGTCGTGGCTGTCAAAGAAGCAGATGCTGATCCTGGACCAGAGGCCGTTACGTCTCCGGTTAGGGCAGTAATATAGTTGCCAGATGCTTGCTTGCCGTTAAAAGTATTCCAATCCGTTGAACTCAAATAGCCATTAGTGGAGGTATTTGCTTGAGAAATACTTACCGTACTTCCAGTCAAAGAAAGTGGTGAATTAAATGTATATGCGGTAGGACCAGCAAATTCTGTAAATGTTGCTGATGGAACGGCTGCATTGGCTACAAATGAACTATCTTTATATATAGTGCCATTGGTAATTAACCATGCATCGCCAATAGCATTTGGCAATCCATTCGATGTTAGTGTATAAGAACTTCCAATACCGCTTGCAACATACTCTCCATTTTGTGAGGCTGTCGTCTGATTACCAAGAATTACTAAATCGCCATTCTGTACAGAGTATCCATCGACAGTTAGAGTCGCTCCACCAGTTAAAGCAACATTGCTGGCAGCATATGCTTGAGCAGGACCCTTCCAGGTCAAGCCATTGATGGCGGCATCAACATATCCTTTTGTAGCGGCATCGGTACTTAAAGTTGGTGTTGCCAATGCATTAATTTGATTTGATCCCATGTTGATGGCGCCAGACATGGTGCCACCAGCTAATGGAAGATAAATGGATGACAAACTTGGAATATCAGCTGAAACCAAGCTTCTAAAGGTAGGTTGTGCAGCAGAACCAGTAGTTGGGCCAGCAAATACTTTATTCGCAGACTGTGTTTCAAGAGAAAATGTAAGAGTTCCACTGCTAGTTACAGGTGACCCAGAAATACTATAAATTGGAGTAGAACTTCCATCTGATAGCGCAACAGAAGTTACGCCAGTAGCAGGTGCGGTAGCCCAAGCTGGTTCGCCACCCACAACCTCTAGTACTTGACCGGTGCTACCGATAGCAAGTCTTACGTTGTGTGTGCCATTATAATAGAGCATGTCTCCAGCAGTTGTTAAAGGAGATAGATTATCAAAAGCTCCTTGAGCAGTAGTAGCACCGGTACCGCTATGAGCAACACCAATGGTTCCGCCCTGCCAAATACCGCTGGTAATAGTCCCAATGCTAGACAAGCTAGAGGCGGTAGTCAGAGCAGATAGGGTAGTGAGTGTGGCATTGCTAGTAGCTGTAATGTTCGCAGCTGTGCCAGTAGTATTTTGATTAAGGGTAGGTACATCGCCAGCCTGAATAGCGCTAAGTGTAGCGTTTGTCCCATCAGAGCGGAGGTATTCACCTGCGGATTGCGTGCCTGTTAGAGCGTTTATAGCAGCTTGTTGTGTAGTTTGACCAGTGCCACCATTGGCGATAGCAACAGTTCCAGTAACATTTGCTGCATTTCCAGAAATATTGCCTGAAACTTGTGAACCAGGCAGAGATAAAGATGACAACGTAGTCAACGTAGAGTTGCTAGTAGCCGTAATGTTAGCAGCTGTTCCCGTAGTATTTTGGTTCCAAGTAGGAACAGTGCCGCTAAGTTGCGAGTATGGAAGAGAAAGTGATGACAGTGTAGTTAAAGTAGAGTTGGTAGTAGCAGTAATATTGGCAGCGGTGCCAGTGATACTTCCAGAAGGAATTACATAATCTGTGCCTGCACTGGCAGCGCTAATGGCAGTTCCATTACCCTTAAGAAGACCAGTGATTGAAGTGGTTAGGGTAATCGCTGGAGTAGTGGTAGCAGTTGCAACCGTACCAGCAAAACCATTGGCAGAAACTACGGAAACTGAAGTTACAGTTCCGCTACCAGCACCGGCAACCTGCCAAGTAGGCAAAGCACTAGCACCATTGGACGTGAGAACATACCCTGCAGTTCCAAGACCTGAAATTTGTTGCATTTCGCCAGTAGAAGTAGTTCCACCAGCCATTAAAGCGTAAGGGGTTAAAGTGCTAAGACCAGTACCACCGTCAATAACCCCAAGTGGGACAGGTCCGCCGCCGCTAGAAGCGCCGCCAACGCCCATCATTTGGCCGTCAACCCAAATTTGGGTCGTGCTCATCACAATACCAATTTTCATGTCGGCTTCACTACCACCAGTAGGAGCAGTCGTACTGAAAGCGCCACCAGAAGTTAGCCATACTGGATTACCAATTTGACCCGTACTAAAAGGGGTATCAGAAGATCCTAGTGTATAACCACCGAAAGAATAAACGGTAATGTTTTGTCCCGCAAGCACGGTAACAGGAGAAAGAGCGATACCAATTCCCCAGAATTCATCATAGGAAACAGTACTATAGTCTGCTTTGTAAATTTCATCCGTACTTTCGCTAAGAGCATTCATGCCCCAACGAACAATAAAGGAAGTGTTTGCGGCGAAATTTTCGCCAGCAGTAAAAACATTGGAAATAGCAGGACAGGAATTAACAGTAGACCAAGCTAAATTGCCCGATCCATCATTTTGTAGAAAGGATAGTGCTCCACCTTGAGTAGAAGGAAAGTAGATAGAGTATGGAGTTGTAGTGGCTGCAGTATGAAGAGTAATACTTCCAGCTGCAGAACCATCAATTTGTAAGGCAGATACGCCTAGGGTATTACCACTTACTGAAAAATCTATTGTTCTGGGGACGCCTTCAATAAGACTTAGAATTTTTGTGTAAACAGACATTTTTCACTCCACAGATAGATTATATCATAAGTCTAATAATAGAATGGGGCCGCACCAAATTGATGCGGCCCTCAACTATTTAATTATTAAGCAACGCCCATCATTTGGCCGTTGATGAAGATGCTAGAAGTAGACTCAATCATGCCAACTTTGAAGTTAGCATAACCGGAGGTAGAAGGAACGGTTGCGCTGAAATCACCAGCAGCCGTTAACCACGCTGGCTTCCCAACATCCCCGGAACTGAAGGCTGCATCTCCAGATCCAAGAGTATAGGATCCGAGAGACTGTACAGCAATCGGGCTACCAGCAGAAACGCCAGCGGCAGAGAACGCAATGCCAATAACCCAGAATAGGTCATGGACAGACGTATCTTGATCTGCAGCAATTACGCGGCCTGCAACATAACCGGCATCAGAAGGAATCATCATTCTAACTGCATAACTGGTGTTAGCAGCAAAGGTCTGACCAGCCGTGAACATCTGGATGTTCGCAGGAGCGCTTGCGATATAAGCAGGAGTCCCAGCACCGCCCAAGATGGTTACTTGGTCAAATGCACCAGTCGCCAATTGAGTGGCTGATACGCCAGCTGCTTTGACTTCAAGTTGATTACTACCATTGATATCGATCGTAGAGCCATCGACTTGAACAGCAATTTTCGTACCACTACCACCGGTAACAGCACCGGTCGTAGAGAACGAAGTGGAGACGATCTTGTTTTCGTCTACCGAGTTAGATGCCATCTTGCTGAGAGTGACCTTAGCAGCACCAATCGTAGTAGCGCCAGTATTATCGATCGTAACATCGCCAGACATCGCAACAGCAGTTGCAACGTTTGAAGCATTACCAACGAAGATATCAGCTGAAGCCAACGTAGAAGTTAACTTGCTATTGAAGGTTGACCAATCAGTTGACGATAAATAACCGTTATGGGTAGCATCGGCTTTCTGTTGAGCAATTGATGTTCCAGATCCAATAACTGCACCAGTTCCACCAGTAACCGTGATGCCGTCAGTGCCAGCATCGGTTAAGTTACCAAAAGAAAGGGCGTTTTGTTTGTTATTGAACGTAGTCCAGTCAGTAGAGCTTAAGGCGCCATTCTGAGAAGAACTTGCGAGTTGTAGGCTAAGGGCTTGGCCAGATAGGCTTAAACCATTAGCAGTTCCAATGGTTACATCGCCAGTGTTAGTTCCACTCGAACTCCCAGAGAAGTTTGAAGCAGAAATCGAACCAGAGAAGTTGGCTGCAGCAGCAGTGATCGTACCAGTGAAGGTAGGCGAAGCGCTGAATACAACGTTTCCAGTACCGGTCGTTCCACTAACAGTCGTTCCTTGGATCTTAGCAACCGTAGTAGCTTCAGATTGTGATCCAGAAGCAGCTGAAGTTGTAACATCACCAGTTAACTGATTGATTGCATTGACAGTAACAGCACCAGTTGCACCATTAACAGAAACAACGCCATCAGCAAGAGGAGAACGCTGCCATGCTGTGCCATTATAGATGGCAAAGTCGCCAGCATAGAACTGTTCGCCGGTAACTGCACCATTGCCAGCAACAGCAATGCCGTCTGCAGAAGCTCTGTATACATCACCATTAAGAGGCGTTGGATCAAGAGCAGTTAGGGTATTAACGGCATCTGTCGGATTCCATGCGCCTTTATAGGTCATCAATGCGCTAGGCAATTGACTATATGGAACCTTACCAGAAGAATCTAGGGAGGCAACGCCATTATTTTGGCCAAGCATCCCGGTATTAAGAGCGGAACCAGTATAGGTACCATCACTCAAACCAGTGATGTTATTGGACCCCATAGCGATATTGCCGGACATCGTTCCACCAGCAAGTGGTAGATAGAGACCGTCATTACCAGCCAATTTCTCAATAGCTGAAAGGATGCTGTCCGCAGAGGTGACAGTACCAGGAGCAGCGGAGAAGCCGGTCAATACTTTAGCAATAACCGCAGCATTGCTTAGAGTAATAGCTCCAGATGCAACGATCGATGCTTCACCAGACATTGCAACGTCAGCTGCAAGATTGGAAGCATTACCAACCAAGATGTGGTTCTGAGTTAACGCAATTGAACTAGGCGTAATCGAAGGAGTCGCCCAAACTGGCAGCCCACCAGATACGGTCAATACTTGACCAGTCGTACCAACAGCAAGGTTAGAATAGGTATTTGATGCGCTTGCATAGATCAAACCACCAGTAGAGGAGGCTGGAGCAAGAGCATTAAATGCAGCAGCTGCGGTCGTTTGACCAGTACCACCATGAGCGATGGCAACTGTAGTGCCATTCCAAGTACCTGACGTGATCGTACCAACACTAGACAAGCTAGAGGCGGTAGTCAGAGCAGATAGGGTGGCCAACGTTGCATTGCTTGTAGCAACTAAGCTAGTAGCAAGGCTACCGGCGCTAGTTGTAACATCGCCGGTAAGAGCCGGGAATTGCGAGGCTTGGAGAGTTCCAGTCAACTGAGTGGCTGGTAAACTCAAAGATGACAACGTAGTCAACGTAGAGTTGCTAGTAGCCGTAATGTTAGCAGCGGTTCCGCTGGTATTCGACGTAATGGTCGAAGGAAGATCAGCAGCAACCATTGCTCTAAAGGTAGGAGCTGCGGCAGATCCTGAACCTGGGCCAGCAAAGATGCTATTAGCCGCTTGGGTCTGGAATACAGCCGTCAAATTACCCGAAGAGGTAATTGGGGAGACCGTAACATTGAATACGCTAGAAGGAAGGGTTAAGCCAACGCTGGTAACTGAACCAGATGAAGGATTAGTCCAACTTAATACGCCAGTTCCGTCATTGGTAAGAACATAGCCGGAAGAAGCAGCCTGAGCAGGTGGTAAAGTTAAGGTATAAGTGCTCGTAGTGGCTGACGCATTTAAAATGACGTAACCAGACGTTGCACCATTAATTTCTAAATTCCCCGATAGGTCCAACCCGCCATTAAGGAGTAGGGTATTGGAAGCGCTGGAGAAATCAACGGTTCTAGGTACGCCGTTGATTAAACTTAATAGTTTTGAATAATTCATATTATTTCCTTTTTACGTTTTTGATACGTCGGTTATTAATTATCGGCCAATCCGATACGTTAATTTTGTCCTTAGTTTATTTAAATTAAAGATTGTTTTTCTCTATTGTTATATCTTGTAAATACCTGAAATTAAAAGATTATAATATTCCGAAGTTCTGTGTGAATATCTGTAGATCTTGATTTAATGGATTATTTTCCCCTTTAACGATCACTCCACAAAAAACCATACTGTCTCCGGAGGTAAAAGGGGCTACAGGATTCCCATTAATATCCACGGGTTTAATGTTCTGTAAGGAACCACCAACACTCATATAGATTGCATCTCCAATGGAAAAAGAGTACCCGCTCAAATTTTCTAGCCTACCGGTAGAAATTATAGGTCCTAGAGTGGCTGTGGGTATTCTAACATTAGCATAGCCTACAAAAGCTTGAACCGATGCCTGAGAGGTAACGTCGGTTAAACCTATGGATCCATCATTTTGGGTAGAGCAAGGGGCACCTTGAGGAATAGCTAAACCAGTGTTATTATAATAATTAGTTATAAGGGATACGCTTGATCCCGTAGACTGCCTTCCTGTAAAAATTGGGTTATAGCTCATTTTTTGACTCCATTAGAATATAAACCAGGAGGAACCGTTTGAGACTAAAGAAAACGATTCATATTGAACATTGGTAGTAAGAGTATTAAAACCATCAATTAAATCGGATCCAGCGCCCATAATAATCATGCTATTGGTGGTGGAATCTGTTTTCTTAAAATAAAACACTCTACTATTAGAACTTACAGCCGTTGGCAAGGTAAAAACGATATTGCCAGCAGTACAGTCTGCCAACAAGAACCCATCTGTGCCTAATACAGTGTAGGAACTAGTTTTAGTAGAAATATTGATTGGGCCATTTAGAGCATCTGCGCCAGTAGCTCCAGTTGGGCCTGCTGGACCGGTTGGACCTGGAGGGCCTTCTCCGCCACCACCGCCACCGCCGCCGCCGCCGCCAAATCTGAGTTCTAGTTCATCGCCAACGACTAAGCCGCCGCCTGGCAATGTTAGAATTTCAATTTGATTAGAAGGAGTTCCAGCAACTCCAACTTCAGAATATGCGCCACTCTCAACGTCTAAAAACTGGCCATTTAAAAATACTTGTAGAGTTCCTTTGCCTACCGTATAATAAGAAACAACATCGCTTTCTCTAGAATTAAGAGGTAAGGTAATAATCGTACTATTAGCAACTGGACCATTTAAAGAAGAAGGAGGGGTAGCTCCAGAAGCAACAATTTCTATAGTTTCATCATAAGTTGGTGAATCTAAACTGGCTTCTAGATTACCAAGAGATAAATCCAGCTTTTTGATGGCTAAAGTTAAATTATCTCCATCGTTAACTATGAAGTTACCTTGGCCAGTTCCTGCTTGGGTAGTTGCAAATGTAAATGGAGTGGTACCATTTGATATACCATTTGAAACACCGGACGAATTATTTGTTATTGTAACTACATCTCCGGTAGCACTAGCAGCAAAATCGGCAAAAGGAAGATTATTATTCAAAGCAGCGGCTAACTTAGTAGCTACTTGAGCTGCTGTATCGCTAGTTAAAACATCTACTTCTATAGCATCGTTAGTATTTGCAACTAAAGGCAATGAACCAGAACCATTTACTTTAAACCAAACTACATAATTTCGTGCATCTGCAGAAGAACTGGCCAAGAAATAATGTGAGGGAGTTATTGTAGAACCGGCTGTGGTAGTGGTGGTACTAATTTGTGGCAATACTGCTTGACTAGTACCTTGATAGATATTATATGTAGAAACGTATTCTGGAGTAGTGGAAGAATCAGTTGGGCTACCGATATAAGATAAGACGTTTTGAATTTGAGGTCCTGAAACATTTTCAGAAACACCATAAGACAAATCTAATCCAAGCCAACGAACATACACTCTTGGGAGTGATCCACCATCATCGTTTCTTGCTAGCAACCACGAGGTATTTGGATTGATGGGTACAGCACCACGAGCTACAATATGAATTTGTCTTGCACTTGCTCCTACGCCCGGTAAGGTATATTCACCAAATGAATATTGGGAAGGGGCGCCGCCAGCACCGGTAGAAGTGCCGCTAAATGCACCGGTTAATGTTACTTGAGACGTAGAATTAACTGTCTGAATTTCATAATATCCAGCGTGAGTCCCACTTGATAGTTTAATCCAGTCGCCAGCTTCAAGTCCCGTAGTCCAAGTAACGCTGCCAACTGAAGAAACAATAGCGCTACTATTAGTCCAAATAAGATCTGGGGTAATAGCAGCATCACGAGTCAAAGTAATATAAGCTACTTGACCATCTGAAAGAGTTACCGAACTACCCGTTGGATTAGCCGCGATTTGATAATCAATATTTGAGCCAATCACTTTAAAATTTAATACATTAGACCAATTAATTTGACCTGGTTGGGTGGCAACCGGATTAATAAATGAAACCGTAGTGCTGCTAGAGACAGGAGAAAAAGCTATTGTAGAATCACCGGTACCACTAGATAGTGCGAGTGTTCCAGAAGATAGAGGGGCTCCAGTTCCTATAGCTAAAAGAGTTGCTCCAGTAACAATAGTGTTTTGAACCGTGAAATTAAATCCGTTATTGGTATAAATTGCACCTGCTGTAGCATTTGCTGACGAGACAGTAAAAGTATAGTACGTATTATCTTGAGACTCATTGCTCATCGTAACCGTAGAACCAGTAACTGACAAGACAGTAGTTCCACCAGTAAAGGCTTCGCCGCTAATATATTGACCGCTTGCAATTCCTACGGTAGAAGCCAATGAAGTAATTTGATTGCTACCTAATGTAACATTACCAGTAGTCGTTAAAATAGGAGTAGTGTCTGGAATAACACCATGACTGATGTTGCCGTTACTAGTGAGGATGGTGTTGACTGCGTCTTCTCTTAGTTGAGCGATGGAGCCGCTAGGACCTACGCCGATAGCAGAATACCAATAAGGACCACCGCCAATATAAAGCAATTCGGTCTCTACAGCATCAATCCAATCCTTAAGATCGGTAATAGCCTTATCACCACCGTAGAACGGGTTTGAAGAGTTAGTAAAAGTGGTGGGAGGATTCTCGGTCGTGCCCTCTGACCACGGGTACACATAATATGGATTAGGACTTGATCCACCGGTACCCAAACGAAACAACAGCGGCCTAGAATCGGTAATAGAAACTACATTGTTTCCAGAATCGGTTAGAACTACTGCTAGATGCAATATATTTGAAGCCCAAGTTGTGGAGCTAATAACGAATTCATAATTCATTACGATTGAAGCTGGAGCAATGGTGGAGTCTTCTTGATTCGTAGAAGGATCCCAAAGTTCGCGTTGAACGTCTGTGGTAGGATCTTGAAATCTGTAATAATCTATACCGACATAGTTATTGGTTCCTGGTACGAAAGCACCAGAAACGTTAGAGACCGTGGCAGCATTCAGGGTCACATTAGGGGTTCCAGCAGGAACCAGGTAAATAGTACCCGATTGGGAAGCCGTGGTATGCATTAAGGCGCCATTAGACACTATAACCTGGAGATTAGAAGCGGCGCCACCAATTGGATTGGAGGCCATGTTGAGGGTGAATCCGTTAATAATATACGGATTGCCCGCACCAGTAACAAAGGCCTCAAAAGATGCATCAAAATCAGCACTTACAGCAGATTCTATCGCCCTCATATCGGGCGTATCTACTCTCATTTGGGAGAGCCAATTAACTCGGCGTTGGATGGACATGTACTACCCTCTGGAATGGACCTTAAAGTAAAGATTCCTACCTTTTCTTATATCATTTAACCCTATTTATCTTAATAACTTGACACGGAATCTTTACCTATGATAGTATATAGGCATGAGGGACATCATTTTGGGTAAGTCTAGAACGAATCGTCATGGTTTGACCAAAGAACAAGAGCTTGTTAAAGAAAATCAAGGACTTAAACGCGAAAATAGTAGGCTCCGGAAGCTTTTAGCTAGGGCAGATCTAAATCGTTATGAAAATGTTAAGGAAGCTGTAGAAGATCATGAACGAAATCTTGGACTTCCTACCACTCAGGATCTATTGGAATCATTGAAGAAAGAGTGGAAATGCCGAGAATGTACTGAAGGCTATCTAGAAATCATCGTTTATACGAAAATAGGAGATCCTTGGTACTTTAGAAAATGCTCAGATTTTGGTTGCAAAAATCGTACCAAGAGCCAAAAATATGACTCCAAATCCGTTCGTGGGATCATTAAGAAATCAACTGAAGAATAAATAGCTTGACTTTTCGAATATTCCTTGTTAGACTGATAGCAGGAGAATATAAGAATGACTTATTTATCTATTATAACTTCTGCCGCAAAAGCAGCTAAAGTCAGTGCTGTCCTTCTCTATGCTATTTGTGCCCACGAAAGTCGTGATTTCACCTTAGACTATGCGCTGTATGACAATGGATCTCCAAGCTACGGCGTGTGTCAAGTTAAGGAAAATACAGCTAGGATGCTAGGATTCAAGGGCGATGCGATTGAATTGAGAAATGCCGTGGTGTCTACAAAATATGCCGCTCTTTATCTTAAGTATGAACAAGATAGGTATGGAGAAAATGATTGGGTTGTTTTGACCGCTAGCTATAATGCGGGTAGCTATATTGAATCCGCAAAAAAGCCCGGTTTTCCAAAGAACTTAAAGTACGTTAAGCTAGTTCAAGCTAAGTTGCCAGATGAATACAAAGACCGTCTAAATGGAACAAACAAAGGGGGAGTCCCATGGAAGTAATTAAATTGACCAAAAAAATGCTTAAGATGCATCCTGCTGATCTACTGATTAAGTTAGGTGCTGCTGATTTGAAGAAAAAAGTTGCATATCCACAACATGTCTATTTTTCAAGGGAAGACTATAAAGAATTAGGAAATAATCTAAAAGCTTATGCTAAAAAAACAGCTCCATACACTTCCTCTAGGATAGTAAATTATTCTGTAGGCATGGACCTTCTCAACTTTGGTCCTAATGAAACACTTAAGGATGCCGTTCGTCCTGGTTGGGCATTGGTGGATAAAAAGGGAATTGCTAAGGAACAATAAATGGAACGCAAAGGCATCTTTTTTTGGTCAGATTTACATATTGGTCACGCCAATGTTTTGAAATTTGATAATAGGCCATTTAAAGATTTGGATCATATGCATGAGGTTCTAATAAATAACTATAATTCCACCGTAAAAGATGGGGTGTGTTATTTTTTAGGAGATATTGGACTTGGTAAATCAGATATAGTCCAAAAAGTCATTTCTAGAATGATTGGAGTTAAAATCTGTATTCTTGGAAATCATGATAAGGGTGTTGAAGCCATGTATAAGGCTGGATTTGACGCTGTACTTTATGGAGCAACTATGCAAATTGCTGGGGAACGTGTAACGCTTTCTCATTGCCCCTTGTTAGGCGTTTATCGTGAGCAATGCGAAGGTATGAATGGAACTAAGACAGGCGAAAATTGGCATGGTGAGAGTCGTGAAAAAACAAAAATTTATACCATTAAAGATGAGGGCCAGTACCACCTTCATGGTCACATTCACAGTCCCAATGGTGGAAAAAGTCAAAAGATATCGGGAAGACAATACGATGTGGGAGTTGCGGCCAATGGGTATAAGCCTATTAGTATTTCGGTAATAGAGAGTTGGATTGCGAAAACAAAGGAAGAAAAGAAGTAATCAGCTACGATCTAGAGCCCACAAAGGTACCATACCCTTAAAACTAAAATTAAGTTTGTAGGTTCCTTTAGTTGGAATAGAATGAGATTCACTTGTAACCTTTGCTTGTGGAATAAAAATAATATCTTCAGATGTTGAGCGATCAGTTACACGTAATGATACATAAGGATTCGCTGATTGATCGGTAAACAATGGTCTAAGATTTTTAGCTTGCAAGCCGCCCGAATTCTTAAGACGGAACCCATTTACCTGGCCTGAAATAGTAACTTTATTTCCTGCAATTTCTTGTGGATATGGAGAATCAATACCATAAATCTCTTCTTCTCCGTAATCAACGGTAAATGAGATATCTGCAACTTCCTTATACTGTTGATTATTCCAGAAAATTTCTATTTGAGCACCTGTGATGGTTACTGGGATTGAAGACATTTTATGTACCTCCCAGATCATTTACTGGATATTGGACTGATGTTGGGTTTGGACCATAGACATATTTTATTTCTGAGTGAGAAGTTCCTGCGCCCCCCAAACCAATGTCGTTGGGATAAAGTATAACAAAATTAATTGTAATCCCAGCTGCTATTACTTGATTAATCAAATCTTGGCAGTAAATACGGCCACCAACCACATCGGTTATTACGAAATCATAATCGCTACCATTAGTATTCACTACTACTGGTGCTTTGTTTAACACAACCCTAATCGATTGTCCTACAGGATGATCAAATTGTAAATTGTTTACTGGACTTAACAAAATCGTCGTACTAGACGGAACTGCAATAACATTAGCAATCTCCTGTGTAGATCCCCCATAATCGAAGACTACATATCCGGTGCCATTAGGAAATCCAGTGCTATCTACTACAAATACTACATCACCCGTAGTAGCGTTAACATCTTGCGTAAGAGTCGTAGCAACCCCACCAACCGTAAAAGGTTGTGTGGTATCAAACATATTTGGGCCAGGCTGATTAGGTTCTAATGATATATTATAGCCCTGTGGGCCGCTACCTATGATATTAGCTGATCCTGTATAAGAAATGGTCAAAGTATTAGCTAAACTATTATTATAAATAGAAACGATATTATCACTATTCACAATAGCGGTCAAATTGTTCGGAAGGGCATTTATAGCAGCAACCATATTTGTAACGGTTTCAAGAATAGTTCCACCAATTACAAAGTTAGCTCCTGCAACTAAAGTAATTCCAGAAGTAAGGCTAAAGGAATCGCCATTATTGGGTTGTGCGTTAAAAGTAAACGCCCCAAGTGGCGGATCATGTAAGTGGGCTGAACCCTCCCTACCCCTAGAAACGACTTGGGTGGTGGCAGGCATATAGATCTGAACAACATTGGTAGTAGTTTGATAAAGTGCGGCGTAGTACCCTTTAGATGCTATGGTTTGTTTATCTGGATAGAAAAATAGTACTGATGTATCCGTACCTTGTGTTACAACGCCTGTAGTTCCAATTGGATTATAAATCTGAAAATAAGAACTTCCTGCTAATCCGCCTACAGCTGCTGTAATGGTATAAGTCCCTATATTAGCTGAAGAAGCAAATCCACCGCCATAAATATTTACATAATCTCCAACGGTAAGCTTTCCTAAATTAGGGTTTGCGCCACCAGACCATGTAAATCTAATCTGTCCATCCGATTGGGTTGTTAAAGTCCATTGAGTAGAAGAATTCCCTCCGGCATTAACAGTAGAAGGGAATAAAAGAATATTCTGAGCACTACCACCTAAAACTGTTACCGAAGATCTTGGCCCAATGGTGCTGCTAACAAGTTCAACGTAATTACCAAGACCATTATTTTTAATGGTTGCTAATCCAGAAAGTCCTTGGCTATTTAAATAAGCTACAATTACATCTGCAACTTCTATCGCCTTAGCATTGGTTATATCGGTAAAATTGGCTGCTTGAAATGGAATAGTTACAGGTGCGCCACCGTCAAAGCTAACTATTAATGTGTCTCCACTTTGTAAGTTATATGGTTCTACAACAGTAGAAGAGTCTGTAGCTTTACAGTATTCATCTCCAAAAATTGCATCAAGTAGATTGTTAATTAGATCTCTTACCTGCTTACGATTTTTTATTTGAAGTCCAATTTCTCTAAAAGAAGAATCAGAGATACCAATTTGAGGGGGGCGTGTAACTCCATATTGAGAAAGTAACAGATCGAGATATTGGGCTGATGCTGTAGTAATAAAAAGCTGAGCATTTACTTGCTGCACAGAATTAACAAGATATGACGATCCCGTTGCTAAGGCATTTAAGACTGCATCAACATTTTTGCCTTTAAGTGCGGGATTAAGATAGGATCTTAAACGTTTATATTCTGTTATATTATTTGCCATATAATTAGCTTATCAAAGATACAGAAATATTAGAAGGTTGTAAAACATATGTCTGCTCATTAGGCTGAACAGCAATCAAATCATGTGTAGGACTATAGAGAGGAGAACTAATTGCGACAGAAACTACTCCAGCTACAGTAGTACAGACTGCAACAATACTAGAAATTGCTATACTTTTTCCAACTGGATTTGAGTTTACCAGAGCTGCTACATTAGATTGTATTTGTTGTGCTACAGAACTAAAGGGTGCTCCCGTTTGCAAACGAACATCAATGGCTAAGGTAACAACCAGTGGCAAAGGTACGTCAACAAAAATATCGCTACCTGCTGCGGCTACGCCAGGAAATGTCAAAGGATCTGTTGGATCTCCATAAATAATTCTGTTGGCTTCTTGGATCAAACCGGTATTATATTTGTATCCATCAAGTCCTTCGTTAATTGTCGTTGGGAAGTTTAATTTATTAAGTGCAGTAACTTCTACTCCTGCTGCCTGATTAATCTTTTCATACTGTTGATAAGTATCAAAAAGAATTTCATTTAAGTTAGTAGTTCCTGGTTGTGGTCCAACCAAATAAACATGCTTATAGCCCGTATACGCCACACCTTCGTCTACATAAATGGAAGACAATAATCCGTTCAAATTAAATGAAGGGGTGCTATAAGCAGAGAAAGTAATGGTAGCATCGCCTATACCGCTGGTCAAGGTTAAAGTTCCAGAAGACAATGGATTGCCATTGCCGGTAGTAGACAGCGTAGTTCCGCCCGAAATGGTGCTGCTCACAGTAAAAAGTTGACCGTTATTTGTATAGGTAGCTCCGGTAGTGGCATTAGCAGCAGTAACAGTAAAGATATAAACCGTGCTTAAAACGCCATTAATTACGATTTGATTTTGATTAGGAACTTGGGTAATAGTATAGCTACCCGCATTTGCAGCTCCAAAAGCCGTACTTGAAAGTACCAAAACATCCCCTGGAATCGTAGCTTCATATTCATAGAAAGTTAATGAACTAGAAGTTAAAGTCTTTTCTTCTTCTATGTAATCTGTATTTTTAATCCAAAAGCTATCGTTAAAGGTCCTAATAACTCTATAAGTTCCTTGATTTGGAGCGGAGAAAGGAGCGCCAATAATAACCGAATCACCTTCTTGCACACCTGTACTAGCTAAAAAGGTTGACCCAGCAGTAACAGCAAAGCTAGCTACTGTGGTAGCGTTAACATTGGTGACCTGTAGGGTGGTGGCAGTGCTGCCAGTTACCATGAACGTGCCGCTATTGGCTGGCGATCCAGTAACCATGATAGTCACTAAATTACCAATCGGTACCCCACTAAAATTGGTGGTTCCACTTAAAACGGTATAAATAGAGTCATTTGTTTCAGAAACCAGTCCAATGCTTACCGTATCTCCTGTAGTACTTGCAAAATTAATGCTTTGTGTTAGATACTGAGGACTAGAAGTGCTATTTACATAACTAAAACAAACTAGTTCACCTTGCGCTTCTACTCTAAAAGTAAGACTACTTAGACCACTAATAGCTCTGGGGGTGCCAAAATATCTTTGGGTAGAAAGTCCATTTGACAAAGTTACCGTACTTAAACCGGCTGAAGGGGAATTGGGAGTAAATACTACGTTAGTGTTATCACCTAATTCAGTCTGTTTTTGTTGTACGTTTGCAGCCTGCAAATAAAACCACTGTCCGCTTATTACATTGGATGAAGCAATAGTAGAAGCTGAAATAGCCGCATACTGATTATTAATGTTCAAAGCAGAATCAATTACAGGGAACGAATATCCATTTGCTGCTCCGCCTACAACTTCTATGTATCCTGCAGAACCGTATGTTTCCGAAGAAATTTCAAGTTCAGAATCCCTATTAGCAGTGTTAATAACACTAGCAGTAGACAATCCAGTTACAGCTTGGGTATTAATAAACTTATTTACTTGATCAATCGTAGTAGGACTAAAAATGAGAGGTTCGCCGTTATTAAAAGAGTACCCTACATCTGAAGGCAATGCCAAAGGATTTTTAAGAACAAATTGTGGAGAACCTGAAATATTGCTTGACAATAACCAGTTAACGCCATCTACAAGTTGCGTATTGGTGCTAGCAGTAATTATACCTGTGCCAGGTGTTCCACCTGAACCATCATTAACTACCGTAGCAGAGATGTAAGAAGATAGATTTGCATTAACATAAGCTGCTACCGTCGTTGCCGTAGTCGCTGGTGGAATCGTGATAGTAAGATTAACCGTGTTACCAACAGTAACTGAGTAATTCAAAGCACTTGCACTAGGAGAATAAACATAACTAATTATAGTTTGCTGTCCACTTGATCCCCACACCACAGAGCGGTAAAGAATAGAGCTTTGTGAAGTAGTGCTACTCAAAGTTTTCTTAGCTTGCATCAATACTTTATAGTTATTAAAGCTAAAAGTAGAACCAAAGGACGTTACAAAACTACCAGTTGGAGCTAGATCGGTATCATATGCATTAAAATCGTTAGAATTAACTCCATAAGTGGCGTTAGTTAAAGCATGCCTATAAAGAGGTACTTGAAAGGTATTATTAACTGGATTATTGTCAATAATAGCAACCAAAGTATCTTTAGCGCCAAAAGAAAGTGGGCTTGAGGTAAAGAATCTATCATTGGTCCTAAGTCTTCTAACATCAGGATCTTGTGTAATTCCCACTACAGTTGCCGCAACAGTAGTTTCTTGTACCACTTCATTTGCGGGCTGTTCGTCATCAATTCCACCATAAGGATTAATAAAGGTAATGATCTCGTCGGGTTCTCTTCCGACAAGACTAATGGTAGAATTAAAACTGGACACAAAAGTATCTGGTGGAAATGCATGGGTTCCAGAAGAAATAGTGCTATGGAAAAATGATGGCAGATAAGCACTAGCAGTATCTTGATGGGCTAAAATAGGATAACTACTTTGATTTGTTTGTCCAGCTGTAAAATTCAACAGCTGTCCAACTTCATCAAAAGTAATGACTGTTATAGCACCACTAGTATTAATGGTATTGGTTTTAATGGCTAAGTATTCTTCTATAACAACTGAAAAAGTAAGAGAATCTGTTTGAGCTTGTAGATAAATAGAAATGGCATCTAGAGTTTGTATGCCAGTAGGGACGTTAAATTTTTGAGGAGCATCAGCCATTCTAGCAACTATAAAACTCGCTTCTTTAATTACAACATCAGATTGTGGTGCAACAGCTGCGGCTTCTGCTGGAGTAACCAAAATATTTAGGGTATCTTTAGTTGTAGTGGTGGTAGTAATTGAATGAACTCTGCCCTCAAGTCTATTGGTAGCATTAAGTTCTGGAGACCATATAATTACATAGTCGCCTGGCAAAATATTAGAAAAGGCTGAAACAGTGTTACATGCATAACTAACTAAGCTACCAGAAACGCTAACGGTTATAAAGCTACCAGGAGTCGCACCAGTAGGAATAATAGCTACCGGTTCATCAATGGCTAACCAAACATATCCTTCTGATGGAAAATTGATAGATCCACCGCTAATCGCAGTACTAGTAATGGTTCCTTTTGTATTTTGAGTTCCGGCAGTTAGAGTGTCTCCGGCAACTAAAGGTACAGCAAGTTCAAATTGTGCAGTATTGCGATCTAGAGTGTAATCTGAGGTGAGGCCCTTAGAAGACAAACCTTCAGCTGATGTAAACATTCCTTTAGTTACTAAGGTAGATGATGAGCTTATTACTACTTGAGCACGAGTTTCTGCTCCTAAATTACTTGTAAGTTCTATCTGTGAACCTGAAATAGTGGCCGTTATGCCTGTAATTTTGTTATTAAATACTTCTACCCAAGATTGTAGGGAGTTTGTAGGACTTACAGTAGAATATAGGCCTGTAGCTAGAAAATCAGAATTTAGAATGGTATAAGTAATCGAATTCGTTCCATCAACTGAAATGATTAGTGTATCGCCATTAGCAATACTGCTTGACCAATTGGCTTGTTGTGCTGAAAAAACAGAAGCTGTATCTCCATCTTCGCTTAGCAATTTACCGTCTTTGTAAAGTCTTAGGGTTTCATTAAGTGTAGTAGGGAATCCTAAATAATTATTGGCGTCTGTTAATGATGGAGAAGATGGCGTAGTTACTTGAATAGATTCATGAGTTTCTGCAATAGCGTTAAGTACCACATAGGTTCCGCCTCCAGAGGTTGAGGCTTGAAAATTTACTAAAGTGTCGGCATTAATACTTGCGCAAATTTCATAAGCTGTAGCTGCGCCTGGAGCTTGGAAATCAGAGTTTAGAAAAGCATGCTGGGTAGTAACACCGCCAACTGTAACGGCTAGTACATATCCACCCTGAATTGCGAATGGAGATGCGTTTGTTGATTGAACAAAAGCTTTAGAAATTGGAGCTTGAGTGCCTCCAGTTGCCAATTGAAAGTACTGCTCTCCACCAATAGCAGAATCTACGATATGCTCAATAGCAACTCCTGAAGTTTTAGCTTCATATGGAGTGGATCCACCGGTAGAAATGTAAATAGTTGATGTGCCGTTTAAATTATTAACTAAAATGTCAGAAGAAATAGTGGCAGCTTCATCAGTTGCTGTAGCTCCAATCAAAGAGTTTTCTAACGCTGTAGCCGTACCCAATCCAATAGAAGAGAGTTGGTTTTGAATTTGTGTTCTTAATTGATCGTCAGTAGTAGGATCTGTTCCTCCGCTAGTAGGCGAAGGATTTGTAACTGTAGCATTGGGAAAGGGGGAGCTAGCAAATTGTGTAATAGCTCCAATGGGTATATTGCTAGCTGAGCCTGGCAAAAGAGCTGTAATAGGCACATTAGTTACAGTATTAGCACCGTCTAAAAGAACTCCTTGCTGGGTTACCACGTATTGATTGTTAGGGGTTATTCCATTTGATGGGGAAAGTACGATTGTGTTTACAGGAACAATTCTATTTCCGCCTTGACTAAGGATAATAGACTCATTGATATTATGAAATTTAGTAGTAGCAGAAGTTAAATTGAACTGATAATAATTTCCAATTGAAACTATAGAGGAATATCCAATTGGACCCTCACTATTATTGGTGCCCCTACCAAGATATATGTTTCCTGTAGCAGGAAATCCTATGTTAGAGCTAGCGTAAACTATAATAGAACCTGCATTAGTTGCATTTTGGCCGGGATAAACGGAGGTAGAAACAACTTGGAAAGAGGTATCGGTTACAGTTATAGAACCAGTACTAACAGCTGATTCTACAGGCGTAATCCCAAATTCTGCAGCGATTGCCTGCAAACTTGAGCCACTAGCGTATTGTAAACTTGAATTTAATAGTGTAGTAAATACATCCCCTGAAGCGCGGGCAATTGCTAAAGCTACAACTTGAAAAAAACTTAAATTGGCAGAGCCCACAAATGGTGAAGAAATTCCAGTACTTGTGGCATAACTGGATAGCATGTCCGAAGTAATCTGGGAATAACTCTCTGGTTGCGGAACTGTTGGTAGTGTAGCCATTTTATTTTATACCTTTATACTTTTATATCACAACTCTATATTTATGCTGCTAACTCAAAATTAACAGGGAAAACTCCGGTTTGGCCTGCAATTTGCACGCCCACGCTAATGGTTAAAGTCGGCGGAGTTGCAGCAATTTGCAAACCTGTAACACCATCAAATCTAGGGTCAGCCTGAATTTGCATATTGATTTGTTTAGCTAAATCTTGTATATTAAGATCGGCGACACTGGTTCCAGGAATAACTCCTAGACCATATTGTGGCTCCAACATAAAACTATTAATCGTAGTAGTAAATAAAATTCTAAGAGCCTGTACAATATTGGTCATTCCATAGGACAATAAAAAATTACCGTATTGGTCTATAATAATATCACCATTATCATCTAATAGCCAATCTACGCCTGAAATATCTGCCAAAGGATCTCCGCTTAAGCTAACTAAAGGAGGTAATGGAATATTAACTTGTCCTTGTAATTGAGCTACTGGTAAATCGCTTGGAATATAAATTTTTTGCATTGCATTTACTGTATTAGGAAGATAGGCCTGTATATATGCTTTGTTCGCTGTAGTAAAATTGCCAAGATTTGGTTCGCCATCTAAAGTGATAAGATACCCACCATTATTTGGCAATGGAGTAATATTAGTAATACTTCTTGATTGTTGGATTTGTCCTGCAGCCATAAAAGTAACGGTTTGGCCTAAATATAAATCCACATTACTTGTAACAACGGCCTGTCTACCAATTGCATTGGTCACTAACGGCAATTGGAAGCCCAGGTAATCTAAGTATGGTTCTTCAAGGCTATTCAAAGTGGCTATTTCTAACCAACGATTAGGATCTCCTAAGTAACGGGCTGCGATACCTTCTATGGTAGTATTAAAAGGTACGGGCACTATAATTTTACTAGTAGGAACATCGAATGGTATTCCTGATTGGGTGGCCAATCCAGCCACATAATCTAAAGAACTTTGAATGTTGAGGTCGGTAATTTGCGTGGTGGCAGTTAAAATGTTTACAGATTGAATAAACTCATATAAAGTATCTAAAATCAAAAATTGAGGTATACTCATTGGCTGATTGCGTACTGGAGGGGGTGTTAAATTGTAAAGTTCATTGTATAGCGGGGCTCCTGCACCAAAATATCCTTCTAGTTGGACCGCTAGAGATAAAATTGAGTTCGCATTATTTTTAAGTTGTTGTACAGTCAAAGTAGTATTGTTGAGAATGTTGTTCAGCTTATTTTGTTGAGCAGTATTTAAAACTAACTGACTTGTAGGGACTTGGTCCATTAAATCTACGAAGGCGTTAGGGTTATTAAAAATATTTGCAGCAGGATTGGTCTGTTGCGCATTAGCTACACTATTACCCAGTTGGCCATTAGATGCGGCGGTTTGACTAATACCATTTCTAGCAGTTTGCGCCGCAGCTATAGCCGCGACAGCTGCAACTCCAGCAGTGGTTGTAACAGCGGTAGCTATAGCATTAGAATTTATAGAGGCATAATTTTGTATTGCAGAACTAAAATCTTTTTGAATAGACGCGGGAAGATCCGAAGCTGCGGTCCCAACTCCCATTAGGTCTTTAACGAATAAAGCTGTTTGACTAAGAACATTAAAGACGCCATTTACATCTGAAGTAACCGCACCAATTACGGCGATTGCAGAGCTACAAGTTAAGCGCGCTTCTGTTATACCATTCAAAATTCTTTGCAGAATTCCTGGCGTGATTTTATAAACATTTGCTGGAACAACTTTGCTGGATTCGCTTAGAGTAATCCTCCTCCAAGCCTTAAATTGCAACTGATACATTATTTCCATCGGCTTTTGTGCCGATTGCTGCCAAACATACTGCATTGGAGTTACGACATAGGAGGTATTTTGTTTTGGAATATCAAAAACTAAACGCCATCCGGCATTATCGGGATTTTTCTTAGCTTCAGCATACTGCTCAATAAACTGCTGAAGATACAAAGCCTGATAGTAGCCAGTACTAGTTGGACCAAAAGTAGCGCCAGCGCTAGTTGGACCAATAGTATTGGGCTTTTGATTTGGATTATTAGTTGTAAAAGTATTAACAGTGGTGGCTACCTGATTGATTAGACCCGTAATAGCCGTTAAAGTGCCCCCAAATACTGATTGTAAGATGGAGGGGCTTCCTGGAGGCTTTGAGACGCTCTCTCTATAAGGCCAAACACCCATAGATCCTGAGGCGTTAATTAATTTAAACTTAATCCCATTATGTTCTTCTAAAACACCCCTTAAAGTAGCCGAAGTATTAATAGCATATTGATCAGTAATACTAAGCTGTTGAGGTGTAATGGGAAGATTAAATTCCCATTTAGTCGTCGTAAGAGCATTGAAAGTTAAAGTGGGCGTACCCTGTTGAACGCCCGTCACAGTGCCTTTATAATCTCCAAAACCGCTTACAATACTGTTATTATTGGTCACATCTATTACAACTAATCTGTAAGGAAACAGCTGGTTCCAGCGAGAAGCGTCTAAAGCTATAGGAGGATAAAAGGCACTTAGATAGTTCGCTCCCGCTTGTGGATCCCAAGGAGTGACTAAAGGTGTATTGGCGATCGAAGCATTGCCCGAATTAAGTCCAAAGGCTGCCGCAGCTGCATTACTAAGGCCGCTGATAGCACTTCCAATGCCTAAATTACCGGTACCGTTAGAAAATACATCCATTGAGTTAAAGATTACAGTTACAAGTATATCTTATTTATAAAGATAAGTCCCTGATTTTATTAGTCAATATAGATATCTATGATTATCTTACTTCTATTCCTAGTTCTTTTAACTTATTTCTATCCCAAAGCTCGGAGTTTGGGTGTATAGATTTAAACCAATCCCATTTAATTTGTGCATCTGGGCGCATCAAACCCTTTATTTCTACCCATAAATTACAGTCCGGAAGAAATAGGTCTGGTCTGTAGCTAGTTGACTTCCCAGTAGGATTACATATAACGTCAGTGGGTATTTCAAAAGTTTTTGGTTGCCACTCAAAATTAATTTTATGGAAATTTAGATAATCTACAGTTTTCGCCTCATAAGATCCTTGACAAACGAGTTCTTCATTTGTTTTCCAGTGGAACTTAACTGTTGATTTATTGGATGATTTAGCCACTTTTAAAGAAATGCCTGTGTTTTTGTTGGGGTTACAGAAACCGTATCTTTCTATGCAAGTTTCCCTTATTTTCTCTTTAACTTCTTCGCTTTGAAAAGGATTTTCTACTCCCCGCTTATTCAGACATGTTTTTTTCTTTTTTTCTTTTATAAGTTCATTTTGACCTGGATAATCTACCCCATAATTTTTATTTGAAGTTATTTTTTTCTTATTCTTGATTTCTGAAGATTGAGAAACGTTTTCGACACCATACACCTTTAATGTAGTTTGTTTTCTCTTTAAAATAGCTCTAGTAGGATGGCTGCCACCCTTCAACACACTTTTCACGACAGCTTCCCAGCTTCCAAAAATATTGTCCATAAAAATAGCAGATCTACGACTAGAAATATAACTTTCTTTCATTATTGTTACGGTATCGCCATGAACTAATTTTAGTCTAGTTTCTACCTGTTTTATTGTAAGCTTTCTCATAATCTATAGTTTACACAAATGGATAGATTTGTCAATAAAAATGTTTCCTACTCTATATTTTATAAATAGCGATTTTATAGTTATGATATAAATAAGGGTATGAGAACAAAAACTAAGACTTTACTACTTGTTTTTATTGGACTTTTCTTTTGTGCTAAGATAATGTCTTGCTCTTCAGTTCATATAAAGCCCGCTCCTGAGTATAAAGGGGTCGATCCTAAACTTCAATCACTAGTAGATGAATATAAAGAATTAGCAAAATTTCAAAATATAACTTTCAAACATGAAGTGACTATGGGTTTTACGGATATAAATAACAATAATATCATAGGTTTATGTACTTATGGTAGAGGGTGGAGAGAAATTGATATAGACGCTAATTACTATAACAATGCTACCTCTATATCTAAATTAGTCTTGATGTTCCATGAGTTGAGCCACTGCTATTGTGGGCGAGATCATGACTATGGTAATGGAATAAAATACAAAGATGCTAGCGAAATGCAAAAAGTAATAACTATCTTTGATACGGACATGGATGGTTTCTATCCTGATTACTGTCCTTTAAGCTTGCTTTATCCCATAGTTGTAAGTAATATATGTCTAATGAGGCACTACGGGGACTATATTGTAGAAATGTTTAATCGTTGCAATCCATATTAATATGCTAACTTCAGAACAAGCTAAAAATATTATCTATGTCTATAGTTTCCTAATGGAAACTGAAACAAATGGTTGGGATAGATTGGACAATCATTTAGAAATGCTAGAATGGTTAGATGATTTGCAATTGTATAGAGAAGCCGAAGTACTCTATAGTTACCATAGAAATAAGACTATGGGCTGTGGGAAAACTCATAAGCCTGGTGTTGGGTGCACCGTAAAATTTATTATGGAAGCAGTAGATTCTATTATACAACTTTACGAAGAAACAGATAATCTACATCCAAAAAATAAGTATATACTTTCATACTATATAGCTTTATGTAAAGAAGGCCATATATGCGAAATGGAAGAACGTCACTGAACTCTAAATGGCAATATTTTAAGATTAGTTAAACATTTCATAGCTATATCTCTTTGCTTACTAGTTCCATTTTTTAGGGTATGAGATATATTATCTAAAAGAGTACTATAATATTTTTCTGCTTGTGATGCCGTAAAAGTATAAGTTCCATTTTTAATATACATATCATTAGCAATTAAAATATTATAGGAATTGGATTCCATTTTTTTAATTTCTTTTTCTGTAAGACTTTTTCTTTTGCTCATAAAATTATGATATGGTTCCCGTACCAACCCCAGTACCAGCGCTTGGACTTCCAGCCGATGCCGTTACAGGGATAATTACAACATCCGTAGTATTAACCACGGTATTGGCTACCAAAAAAGGAATTATGGCGTTGGCTATGCCTTGAGATAGGGCATCTATATATTCTGGCGTGCCTATTAGACCACCAAATTTGGCCTCAACTGCAGCTGTAATGGCTGAGGTTAAAGATGCTGTTAAAACTGATTCTTGTCCCGTGATTGGCATAGCTTATCTCCTTTTTTTATATTTTCTGAGCCCCATAAAGGTTGTAAATTAGTGTAGTGACAAGCCTTTAAAAATTGATCCCTATCTGTTAAATCAAAACTTGACAATGGAATAATATGGTCTATATGCCACTTACCATCACCTCTTCCCCAATTCCCCCACGTCATCTGGGGTTGAAAAAGAGATTCTAGATGTAATTTTAATTCTTCTATGGAACAACCCAAATCGGAAACTGCAGAACCGCCTTTTTGTCCATTTTTAATGGCTTGATTTAGCCTTGTTCTAAGATTTCCTGATAGTTTATGGTTTAAATCTGTTTCTCTAAGAAGTTTTTCGTACTCACGTCTTTCTTTTCTATGTGTTCTCTGATAGGCTCTTTTCTGTTCATTCAATTCTTCTCTATGTTTTTCTTGATATACTCTATCGTATTCTGCTTTCTCATCTTTACGATTATCAGAATAAATCTTACGTTTGATCGCTATTTCTTCTTTATTTTCTTCGCGATATATTTTATCGTATTCAGCTTTTTGCTCTTTGGTAGCATCTCTATAAATCTTTGATTTTACTGAAATGACTTCTTTATTTTCTTCGTAATAATCTTTTTTATCTTTAGTTAATTTTTCTTTATTGTTTTCTCGCCATTCGCGCTGTCTAATGCGTATCTTTTCCTTGTTTTTTAAAACATATTCTTTTATGCAGTCTTTGCACTGACTACTCAGGCCGCTTTTGGCTCTCTTGTCTTTATCAAATTGAGTTGAGTCTTTTTCAATTTTGCATTTAGAGCATGGTTTCATAATTGTGACCATAAATTATTTTGTGAACACTAGGGTGCTTAAAGACGAGTCCATTGGTTCCAAAGGGGGGCTAGTGGGTAGTCCCAAATTCCCGTAATGTACGTGATTATCAAAAATTAAAGCAAAATCGTTGCCTCTAATAACAGATTGCACAGCATCAACACCCAACTTAATGGTGCTCCCATCTACAGTAGTAGTTCCCTGTGCAATTATGTTTGCAGTTCCTTGGGTATTTATATTTGTGTCGCCTTGCGTAGTAATATTGGTATTACCCTGAATATTTACAGTCCAATTACCGCTAGTAGCCATGTTTATTTCTTTAGCGGTATTATCTATCTTAACTGTAGCGGTATTATTGGTTACACTAAATGTTCCATCAGTTCCTATAGCTAAAATAGTTGTTCCATTTGAAGAATCTATTACATCGCCATTATTGTCTGTGGCGCTATTCCAAGTAAGGGAGGTAGATCCGTCAGCCAAAATATTTACTGCAACTCCATTATACTCTCCAAAAAGCATTGGGGCTGTGGAAGTAAGGTTGGTGGGGCGATCTGGATGGTTAAGACCTCCAAGAATAACACCTTTCCCCATTGTGGAATCTATACACAATACTAATACGGTTGCTCCATTTTGTCCTTTAGTTAAGGGAAGAGCCTGATTTTCAGTTTGAGTTTGAACCCTAAAATTCTTTTCAAAATAATCTGCAATAGAACCCAATCCATCTACAGAGAGACAGTTTTTATAGGTTATTGGAGCCATACCTCTATTCATATCCTGTTCTATAACATCCACATCGTATTCTGTGGATAATTTACTTATATTGCCTGGATCATTTACGGAATAAATCTGTGTAACAATACCAAACCTTAGGGCCGTATTAGAATAAGTCTTATTTAGCCCACGATTAAAGTCTGATGGGTCACATGAAAGCAGACCATGGGGCATTACCGTTCCATTATCTAAGAAATTATTCATAAGTTCCCACTATTGTTAGTGTTTGTAGGATTAGGTTGATTTGGGAATATACCGGTTTGTTTTGGTTGTGGCATCATAGTATTTGGTTGAGTAAGAGGATTGTTGGTATCATCAATACTAGGGGTACGATAAGGTACATTCTGACTTTCCGAAACGCCAGGCAAGATTTGGTCTATCTTATAGTCCCAAGCTCTTTCTGCGTAAGCATTTGTGTAGTCCATTTCTGGATATATAACACCGTACTGAGAGCTGCTGCGAACAGAAAGTCCATTAGAAACACTTATAATAGTTCTAAAACTTTTAACACCATTACTTGGGCTTATAGAACATTGATGAACTATTTGTTCTATATGATAAACAACGCCTTCAAATTCAAAATTGTCGCCAATGGCGATTGGATCAGGTATTCCAGCACATACGAAGGTGCCATTGAGCTTTAGGTGCCCTCCAATTAAAGCGTCGGCATGGATCCTAGCCCAAATAGGGCTGTTAAAGGCCGTTCTAGATACAGCGCCGTAAATGTCGAACATGCTGGAACTTACAGCAGGTCTAAGTCCGCTTCTTTGAATGTCATTTGCGTCATATTGATAATTATGATTAGCACTTTCTAAGGTATAATCCGATCCAAGTGCCCCTCCCTGAAGAAGTCTAGCAAAAACTTGAACATAATTGATTCTTAAGGCTTCGTCTCTACCAATATCCTGTGAAATTACCAAGGCGGGTGAAACTTTCCATCTTGGCAAGTTCATAAATTTAGTTGTAGAAACACCACTTACTGCAGTTCCATTATTTGCTTCAAAATCTTCATTCGTAAATGGTATTTGTCTTAAAACTACAGTGGGAATAATAGTACCATCATCTGGATCTGCTCTAAAACAAGTAAAAAATTCATTTAAAGGTTTATTTACATATTGATTTAAAATATCCCAGGCTTTTACCTGATTCCAATATTCAGGGGATAAAATAGCTCTACCGGCAACAGGAATGGGCGTGTAATAAAATCCATCTGAAGACAAACCATCAGACATGGTTGGATTTAACCCTACTTTGGGACTTACATTAGAACTGGTATTATTGTATTGTTGAAGTCCAAACCAATAATTATATAAATCTGCTGCAGTTGTAACTACACCTGGGTCATAACCGAGTAATTGTCCAACGATTCCGGGCATAAAAAATTGATCGTTAGGTGTCTGAAAGGCTTGCCCAGTAATATTATTACCGGCTGCTCTAGGCGAACTTGAACCAATAAAAGTGGTTATTAAAGTTTTGATTAAATCTTGAAGACTTTGGTTTTTATTAGCACTAACAAGTTGCTGCCATTTAGTATTAATTTGGGATGCAAAAATTAAAGCTCCACCACTATTCTGCAAGGCAACTGATGGATCAAAATAAAGCATGTTATTGAATTCAGTAAAAGCATATCCTGTAATTTTAAATATAACGCCTTTTTTACCAGTCTCTTGATCTATTACGGCTACAGTTCTTCTAACTGACTGTACCTTAAAAAGACCTTTAAACCCATCATTAAAGTTATTTATGGCTCCTACTTTACCACCGGTCACTCTAGAATAAAGCGTATCTACTTGAGAATCCCAATTAAGCATATTAACTAATACGAAATCTCCGGGAGCTATTGCAGTAAGATAATTAACATCGGTTTGAACTAAAGTCGCTTCCATGCTAGGGGTAAAGGAATTTTTATTGCTGCTAACAGAAACACTTATACAATCATTGATTACTACTAGAGGATCTAGCGTGGCTTTTAATGCAGCTAAGGCTCCTGCGTTTTTAGCAGGGTTATCATTTATTGTTTCATCAATCCTATAAGTATCTCTATATTTCCACCTTACAAAAGTAAGCATCCAAGATGGACTAGTAATATTAACGAAATGGTTCTCATTTTGTCCAGATCCCTTTGGGTTTATATAATAAGTATAAGCTTTAGAATCCGACATTATTGGGCAATACCCGCTTGCTGCTGTTTATTCTGTGCATTCTTTTTAGCCGCATCCAGGGCATCTTTAGCTCTCCAGGCATCGTCCAGGTTACTAGATCCGGGATTTCTAGTCATTGCATCGTATTTTGCTTGTGCGGTATTTACGTCGCCCTGAGCTTTTTGCAGTCCAGGCATATCTGCATGCAACATCTTTGCCGCTTCTAAGGCATCCTTAGCAAACTGATTAATGCTATCGCTTAGGGTTGAAAGTGAATTTTGGGCATTTAGAGAAGATGCTTGAATCATTTTGTCACCAGCCAAACCGGTTTGGCCTTCCATTTTCTTTTCATTCTGGCCAAACAATTCCTTTATTTTGGCATCTCTTTCAGAACCTTCCGGCATATTTAATATTTGAGCATAAGACTTTGTTTCAGCAGCACCCATACCAGGATTTAAAGTACCTATCATGCCCCTTACATCATAGCCAGTGCCACTACGACCACCCATAGCAGTCTTCATATTATCTATTGAGCGCCCTCTCAATTTTTTAGCCAATTCTGGGCCACTTAATCCTATTTTCTTTGCAGAATTTATAAAACCCTCATCGGTTTCATCAATTTCATTGGGTTTTAATTTTAACAATGCTTGAAGTTCTGCCGGATCCTTTATTTGGGATAAATCTTTATCCTGCATAGCAGAAGAAATATTGATTCCGCCTAAATATCCAGAGGTTTCGGTTGCATTAGACTGAAAAGCTTCAAAAGCTGATTTTCCAGCTTCAATATTTCTAGTAGTAGGAGCACCGCCAATAGCCGCTTTCATTAGATCTGCGATATTAGAGGCTGATTCTGTAGAAGTAGAACCCCCTTTAAAAATTTGTTCCGTGACACCCTGGAGAAATTTTCTGTTTTCTTCAGCATATTTAGAGTTATCAAAACCACGAGAAAAGATGTCAATTAAAGTTTTTCTGCTGGTTTCAGGAATGCTTTGTGTACCGCTGATCTGCCCTAAAAGTTGGTTTGCATTTGTTAATCCAAGGCCCCTTTCGGCCTTAAGGGCCATACTGGATTGTCCTGCCATAGCGGTAGATCCACCGGCACCTAAGATGCCTTGGGATGCTCCTACAACTTGTTGGTCGGTAAAATTACCGCCCATTTGACCCTGTAGATATCCTCCTTTAGAAAAATAATGGAGATCATTCATTCCCAAGGTCCTTTGCATTCCTATATCTCTTTGGGAAGTATCTCTGAGTCTATCAATAGAGGCCTTTCTAAGGGGATCCATTTCATGAGCACTGTCTAACATTGTTGAAAAATCTTGAGTATATTGTTGTGCTTGATAGGCTCCGTATTTTCCTCTGTCTAGTACACCATGGCTAGTGGCTAATGCCCCAACACCTGCAGCACCTACTACTCCCAATCCAGCGGCCATAGAAAGGCCTCCAGTAGGTATGGCTAAAAGTGCTCCAGCAGCAACAGCAGCCCCTGCACCTATTTTAACCCAATCAGAAACTTCGCCTTCTTTTTTTGCTTTAGTTGCAGCATCAGCCGCTTTTTTTCTATCGCCACCAAACATGCTTTGATAGGTATATTCACCACTACGACTTTCGGAAAACTGTCTCCCAGTTAAACCGGCAACAGCAGATCCTTGCATGCTAGCGATTTCAATAGGTCTTCTAGCCATATACTCTACAGCTTGGGCTACAACGCCTGCAATGGCTCCTGCACTAGTAGCAGTCATACCGGCCTTTTCCATGCCGCTCATGCCTCCCCAGGCTTGCTGGAGGCCACCCATACCACCCATCTTAAACTCTCTTTCCATGGTTTGGAGGAGTTCCTTATAGGTCCTAGTTCTTTTTTCGGTAGCTACCGTGAGCATACCTTCATTCTTAAGTTTCTTATCGCTCCATTCACCTATGACCTTTTCGGTATCTTTTATATCCTTACCGGCCTTAAGTTGAGCTTCTTTAAACTTGTTTAAGCGTTCTTCATTCTTAAGAATTTTTTCTTGATTTTTAATTAAATCTGCGACGTAAGTCTTTTGTTCAGTTTCGGTCTTCTTTCTCTCTCTTACAACTTTTTCGTAATCAGGAGAACCGGGCAAGCCGCCATAGCCCATAGATTTAAGTCTTTGATCTAATTGCATTTGCATTTGACCTTGACCTGGCGCTTGATTAAGCTGTTTAAGCTTGTCCATAGCCGCTTTGATGCCTTGCTGAAAATTCCTATCATCAAAATCTAAACTTATCTTGAGCTTTTTTTCAGACATTACAATACCTTATGAATTTGAGCGTTTAAACGCAAAAAAGCGTATAGATTAAAGATTCCAGTTTTTGCTGGATATCTAGAACCTATACGCTTCCTATATCATAGGATATGAATATCTTAGATAAAACGAGGACTTAGCGCAAACGATTGCGTTCCCTCAATTGAATGAGTTGAGTTTCCAAGTTCTTGAAACTAGTACGAAAGTCATCCAAAGTCTTATTGGTCTGTTCAATATGGGCATTTAATTTAACCACAAGATCATCAAAAATTCTAGGAGCTGATGCATGAGTAGTTACATAGCCAATAACTGGGGGATCCACTTTCTTCTTCTTAGCCATTCTGTTCACCATCTTTTTCGTTTTTTATGGATTCAATATTAACACTATAGGCCTTTTCGATTTTCTTATAGACGGTAAGATTACAAACACCTAAAATCTTAGCAGCTTTAGATTTATTCCCTTTAGTCATTTTAAGAACTTTAAATAGATAAAGTCTTTCCACTTCTTCTAGAGTGGGCCAATTTGTAATATCTATATATTCTCCATGTCCTTCGCTGCCTTCGGCTTCGATTTCCGTTTCTCCCATATGAATCTCCCTATTAAAATTCAAGGCTGTTGTCGTTTCGTACATAACCTTGTTTTGTCCTAGCGATAGCGTAAATCTTTTCTTCAAAACTATTGAAATCTTTCGAACCCAAAGCATTAATAGCATCTTTGATCAATTGGCCATCTTTAACCATCAAAGCCCTGCCCAAATTATCGGATTTAATCTTAGTTACTTCACCTTCAACTAACTTATTCCATACTAGATAAGTAAAAAGATATCCACTTGAAATGAATTTAGAAGCCCTATCGTTTAGAATAGCATTTGCTCTAGAACCTTTATTGGAATCTCCTTCTTTAATAACATATTTCAATACATCCAAGGCATAATTCATTGCTTCTACAAATTGTGCTTTTTTTGTATAACCCAACTTAAGAGTAAACTTACTATCGCCTGTGGGAATCTTGGAAAGTTGCTTCACTTTTTGTGCAATATTACCAGACAATACTTTTTCTACTGAAAAGTCATTATAATCATGAAAAGTCATACAATAAAGAATCGAAGCGATTTGCTTATATTGTTTAACAGTAATAAGTTTAACTCCAAAATAAAGGGAAGTATCAACAAGTCCAATACAATCCCTAATCAAACTTGCGAAAGCCAAGTCAGGATTGATTAGAAGATCCTTAATCTTAAGCCCAACAGCGCTGCCTTCAGCAAGATAAATAGAAAGAGCTTCTTGTGTTGGAAACACGTATAGAGTCGCATTGCAACTTCCATCAGTTCCAAGTCCTCCATCCCTTTTATGAACCAAATTTAGAGCGGCCATACGATGGTGACCACCACGTCGTTCTAGTGTATATCCACCATTTCTTTTTACGGGTACAGCTAGAATAACACCAAAATGGTCTGGATTAAAGTTATCTGCATACGACTGTACTCTATTTTCATCAAGAGCCCTATTGTTATTATAGGCAACCATATCTTTTACTACAAATTCTGCATCCCACAATTGGTCTAGGGTTGCGGTATAAGAAGTACCATTTCGGCCTACTTGTCCATTGCTTTTAAATCTTTTCAAGATATCCATATTATTCTCCTTGAGTCTCGGTCGTAGCAGTCTTAGGCTTATTCTTAGAGCCCTTTGGTCGTCCTCGGCCACGCTTTACAGCGGGAGCAGCATTAACAGTCGTTGAGGTCGTAGTGGTAACAGAATCAGTATTAGTAGTAGTCATATTTATCTCCTTGTTTAATTAAAAGTCTAACCGGTTTATTTACAAAAGTCAAGCTTTATTTTTGTAAATTCTTTATTTTATTTCTTAAGGTCTCTGCTTGATTTTTAAAAAATTGATCAAGAGTAGAATCATCATTTTTGATGTTTCTAACTGTATATTTAATAAGAGTATTTAGGAATTCAATTTGAGGATTCATGGATTTTTTCTTTGTCTTAATTTTTTTAGTCTTCTTTTTGGCCACACATCACCGTTTCTTTAAAATGGAAATTTAATACCTAAGCCCATGAAATCTTTGCCTTGGTTTGGCATTTCTAAACCAGCACTAGAAAAATGATTGTATGTAATTCCAATACTGTCGTGTTGTTTGTCCACAATACCAAAAAAGATGGTCTCATTGAACTGAAATGGACCTCCAAGAGCAGAATCTGGAGTTGATATTAGGGTAGGGCCACTAAAAATACTTGCTTGAACTACGTCATTTGTGACTTCAAAGCCCAATTGATACCCTGCAAATGTACTATTATGTCTACCATCACCCCTAGCATCTAACCATGCACCGCCGTTAAGTCTTTGCTTTAGTGTATACCAAAGATCCTCCTGAATACCCATTTCAAGCATTTTCACTTGAGAAATGCTATGTCCCTCAGTACTAAATACTCCCAATCCAGAATTAATTAAAAACTTGTCATCTTCAGCTTTAGCATAATTAGTCGCAAATATAATTAAAGCAATTGCCAACCAACTCAATATAACTACTATCTTTATAAAATTATTCTCTGTTTTGTGTGGTTCATTTTTTACAACTCTTAAATTACTTCTGCGCTTCTTATAGCTTTTTGTAGTCATTTGTTGCCTTTCTTCAAAAGACCATCTAAAATAAAAGATTTAAACAAAATCTTATCTATTCTCTTGGGCTGGCATCTTTCTTGCCATTCTACAAGTTGAAGTTTTTGAGACTTGCACATTACTTGAGCCTTGCAAACATGATAATTTGGCATAGAATCTGATTCAATCGTAATCTTATAACAATAGAATGAAGGAATTGGATTCCATATATTAATACCATACTTATCTTTAAGGCCAAAAAGAATTTGTTCTACAGGTCTTTGGCACACAAAATGCGTGGGATCTCCATAAAAAATATCGCCTTTCTTTGGTGGCTTAAAATAAAGGTGTAATTTGCGGAAAAAACGCTGCACCATCTTTATACCCTATACCTTCTTTTTTAGAATGTCAAGCGCTTTCTTGGTGTCCGCCGAAGTTAAACCGATAAATGGGTTTGTTTGGACCAAACGGTCTCTAACGCTATCCATGTCATTATTATCGTCCAATATAACGAAGTACTTGGGCTTATATTCGGCAATCCACCTTAGGATGTGCTTTCCACGATCTCCAGTTTTAAGATCCGTTCTGTCAATCACTCTAGTTGAGTTAACACCATTTTCCTTTAGGGCTTCTTTGCAGAACTTAACACCTTTGTGTCGCCAAGAAGAGCTGATAACGATCTTTAGGTCCGGTTCGGCATCTAGAAGCTTATTTAAATTCTTACAGGCAGCTTCAGAAAATTTACCTGCAATGTGGACAACTCCATCAAAATCCAAAAAAAGTACCCTCATACTATTTCCTAACCCCATTCTCAATTACCGTATTCGAACTAACTCTTACGAATTCGCACTTCTTGTGAAACTCTTTTAGGTTCCGGGCGCCAACGTAAGAAAATGCCGAACGTAAACCGCCCTCAATGTCTTGAAGAATATCTTTTACGGGTCCTTTGTACGGAACCAAGATAGATTCGCCCTCAGCGGTGCGCCATGAAGCATCTTTGCCTTGTACTGCGTAAGATTCTTTAGAGGCAGACCCACGATATTTTTTAAATACTTTAACGTTAGATGGATGACTCACCCACTCATCAACTTCAATAGTTCCATCTTTCAAGAATTCTAGCTTCATACCTAGGTGGTTAACTAGATCTCCTGGGGACTCTAGGGTTCCAGCGAAGAAGCTTCCGGACATTACCATTGAAGCCCCGGCTCCCAAAGCCTTGGCGACATCAGCGGGCTTGGACATTCCTCCGTCAGCAATAACTGGAATACCAGTCTTTTTGATTGCGGCAACAACATCCATAATTGCAGATAGTTGGGGATACCCGCAACCAGTTTTAATGCGAGTAGTACAAACCGCCGAAGGCCCAATCCCAATTTTAAATCCATCTACAGAATAGGGCGTGTATTCTAGAAAATCCAATACACTTTGTCCAGTGGCGAAGTTGCCAACAACAATAGTACCATTTTCACGTAGAATAGACCTGAGTTTATTGGCTTGCTTTACAGCGCCCATACTAGCCCCGTGAGCTAAATCAATTATAAAGCAAACCGCGCCGGCGTCCCTTAGGGCTTCTGCCCTTTCGAGTTCCTTGTCTCCAAGGCCAATAGAAACCATCGGAATCCTGGTTAGGCCAGTTTCCCTTAGGGAGCTTTCGTGGAACATTTTAACATTGTCTTCGATACTCTGAAATCTAGGTAAACAAGCTTGGGCTCCATTCAAAACCATGTGTTGGGCAAGCGTTGCGTTCGTAACAGTATCCATGTTCGCCGAGATAATGGGTAGACTCATATAAGGAAATCCTGAACCATTAAAACTCAAATCAACGTCTTTCCTTGACTCAACAGTAGAAAACTTTGGAATAACCAGCACGTCGTCAAATGTAAAAGCTTCCTTCATTTTTCTTCCTTATTTCAACCAGTTTAATTCCCACTTCATATGTAAAGCATACGAATTGGGCGTTATATCATTACTTACAGAGTTACAGATCCCCATATTAGGCAGATTGAACTTTAAAGTCTTAGTCCTAAACGTGCGGTAGGCGTAAACCGTTGCTCCAACTGCTGATACTGATTCATCGCCCAAATGATAACTGGCCTCATTTTCGGTATAACTTATCGTCTTAGTCTCGTAAGAATCCAGTAGTTGATAGGTTCCGGTCTGTTTTGTGCCGGCTTCTACAGCCTTATTACATGCCTGATCGTACTGTGAACCAGTAGTCAAGGTGCTGCAAAGACTTAATATAGCAGACTGCATCAACATTAGATTTAATCCGTTTCAAATGGCTCAGGATCTACTTCGTCTAAATACCCAGTATCCGCATCCGAATCCCAGTTACTAAACGGCTCTTCCTTTTCCATTATCTTTTCTGCCAATCCAAATAAATGTTCAGATTTTTCTTCGTCACGCTCATCCCTAAGCATTTCACTCAAAGCTCTCATGGCTTCTTTTGAGGTTAACTTACCCTTTTGATATTCCAAGCAGATGATACAGATAACTGCCTCCTATTTCTTCACAAAAGGTGGTGAGCCTTCATAATAATCAATTTTTTCTTTTGAAGCATCCCTAATGATTAGGTCCCTACCACCGCACTTAATACAACTAATCTTATCATTTGAATCATAGCTATAAATGAATTTATTCCATTTATTGTCGCAGTATTTACAAGTGAATTCTAGTTCTGGCATATATTAATCCAGTATAACACTTTTGGCGACACTTACAATGATTTTTCTTAGATTTTGAACCAAGTACTCAAAGTCTGGATCTGACTCGATATATTTACTTATTTGATTTTTAAAGTACCCAGGACAAGCCTTTTCAGCTCTCTCCAGTAGTTCAGCGCCTTTTTCGTCCAAGCCAACCTCATAATAGTCGTGAGCCAAACAAACGTATCCGGTAGCAACATCTGCGGGCGGAAAGAAACCCTCCTTTTCTTTAAAGGAGGCTTCCATCTCAATGAGATTCTTTACCAATTCTCTGTCCTGTTCAGGAACGTCCCCGTAAAGCATTATTCTACTGCCTGTTCTAGTTTGTAAACTCCGCCTTCTGTACGAAAAGTAACAGCGCTTTCAGTCGTATCCAAAACTTCTACAACTGGGCTTGTACGAATGTACTTATATACACTAGCATGATCCCACACCCTAACTCCATAACTTTCTGCAACCGGAAAGATTGTTACAGGTCCTACAACAAAATCGCCTGTAGATACCCAATTAGGTGGTCTTAGGGCTTCTATTTTAGTCAATTTATAAGTTGTGTCCTCAAGATTCTTGAAGCTATCTGAAACCTGATCTACAACTGTTTCATCGATCTTAACGGTTTTCATTAGTTATTCTCGATTTCAACATTATCAAAAAGCGTAACTTCTCCTTGGATATCTGAAACTACTAGATCTACCCAATAGCCGTCATTTGGGTTTCCTTGAGTGTCCCTAAAATTATTAGCAAATTCAAGGGCTTCCTTAGCGGTGGAAAAATTTGCAATCCTTGGTGTGGAGTTGTCTACAAAGAAAACAAGATTCTTTACTTTTTTAGCCTTAGCCTTAGCCTTTGTTTTTTTTGGACTTTTTGCTTTTGCCATTTTTAGTCTCCTTGTTAAGGGGAATTAACTTTTTATTTTTATCGTAGAACTTTAAGGTTACAATACCGTTCTTTTCTCTTAGAGCATAATAGACTACTTGGGAAATGTCAAGCAAATTTTTAAAGTGATCTAGAGGGACAAAACCGTCTTCTTGTACAGTAATAATCATAGTCCACATACCCCGTTAATACATTCACGTTCTTGTTCTTCAAAGACTTTTCCTTCGTCTGCTAGCGCTTCGTCTAGACTAACTCTGGTAAGGGGTTGTCCACCACGAGCACCGTCTGGATAAACCGTAAAGCCCCTCAAACGTTTGGCATACTTAAGCAATGTAGCAGCGTTCTTCTCATAATTGCCTTCATTGTTTGATTCAGATCCCCAACTATCCATATTACAGGTGCTAGAGATAGCCATATCAACATAATTCTGAACATCTGCTTGAAACTTAACTCGTTGTTTGAACGTTAAGTCACCTGCATCTTTAATGTTTTCCACTTTAACGCCTTGTTCTAACAATCTCTTAACAGATCCATCTACTACATATTGATACATCCACTTACCATCTTTAAAGTATCGTCTTTTATAGGCTTTACAGAACAAAGGTTCGACACCAGTAGTACTTTCTGCAATTATGCCTATCGTTCCTGTGGGCGCGATGGCCCTTACACCTTTAGGTACAGATACTCCTAGCTGTTTGGCCCCAATAAAGGCAGCTGAATCGCTTTCTTGTTCATATACAGAAAGTAATTTATGAAGTTCTGGAGTTACTTCATATGGTTGACCTTTAGACATCAACCATTCGTGAATACCACCTAAGCCCAATCCAATCCTATTATTCTTAGAGCCTACTTCTTTAATCTTTTGAGTAGGAACATCGCTATAAATACTGCCACAAAGAAGAAAAAGGGTAGCATATTTAGTGGCTTCTTGTAAATCTTTTTTGTCTTTCATTCTATTAAGCCAAAGTGTTCCTAGGTTACATTTATCAGAATCGTCTTCACTTACCACTTCTGTACAAGCATTTCTTAGTGATTCAGCATCTTTACGAAAGTTAAAACTCATTCCAGGTTCTGCGGTAGAAAAAGCTTGTTTACAATTTTGTAGCCAAATACTTTTGGCTATTTCGTTTTTAGGATGTGATTCATTTTCAATGGCTATAAAAAATTCTGTATCATAAATAATAGAAATATTAGTCAGTTCCATTGGAAGAGGAAAATTAAGATCGGCTAATTTTGTTGTCTTGAGTTGATCAGAATAATCCTTAAGAGTCATAAAAGTTTTAATATCTGGGTGAGACCAATTAAGCCCTGCCCAAATAGCACTTCTTCGTTGTCCACCTTGCATGATATAGCGTCCTGATTCATTTACCATTTTCATGAGAGCGATCGGACCTGTAGAAGTTCCGCCAGTCCTAGAAATCTTGGCGCCTTCATGTCTAAGTTTAGAATAGTCAACTCCAATTCCACCACCTGTCATCAAAGACGCGGTAATCTTGTGCATAGTATCTGCCCAAGACTCGCGGCTATCTTCAGCTCTAAAAAGAAAACAATTATTAACTTGATGGAATTCTCTACCAGCAGAATATAGATATCTACCGCCAGGAATAAACTTTCGTTCTAGTATAATATTGTAGATCTTTTCTTTAGTCTTAGTATCTAAAAGCTGAGAACAAACAGCTTCCGTGACACGCTTAGCTGTATGAGCCCAACTTTCTACTCCATCTTTAGAATATTTTTGAAGATAAATGTCATGAGAAAACTTAGATGAAAAAACGTCAAACTGATTCTTCACTGATTTCTACCTCTTGTTGTAATTATTAATTAAGATTTAGTCCCAAAGTCTATCTGCATGTTTAATCAAAAGTTCAGCCATTCTATTAATATCCTTAACCCTATCGGCTTCACCATTCTCATAAAGGGCTAGTGTTTCTTGTCTTTCTTGGGCTTTGACTTCATCTGAAGCATTTAATGTACCAGCGCGCCAGGATTCCCACCGATAATACTTTACCTTACCGTCTTTATCTGGTTCAGGAATGGTCTTAGACTCTATTTTGCCCCACTTCTTGTCATGGGCGCGATAGTATTTTCGTTCATAATCTCCTCTTGAGAGTCTTTTAGTGACCTTAATCAACTCTTTAAGGCCTTTCATGTCTTCATCTTCTTGATAAGCATGGCCATTCTTAAGGCATTTATAGACACGCTTCATCTTAAAGTTCATTAGACCGTAAACACAATGAAAGTCAAAGTCATAGTTAAGCCAAGCAAACTTAGCAAATGCCCAAGCCCTACGAGTTCTTTCGTCTAGACATTGGTATTCACCTACGATTCCCCAAACAATCTTTTCCTTAAACTTATACCACCACTTAGCAAAGAAGGAAAGCTCGTCTTCGTCTGTATACCTAGAATAGGGGAAAAGCTTCCTAAGCAAAGGAAACCTGGGTGGGCGTTCATCTGGATCTTTTAGTGCTTTTGAGTTAAACATCTTCTTCTACCATCCTTACTTTAATCCAATTACCCGCCATGGGCTTATCATCTGGATAATACGCCCAACAAATGCCGTGCTCTGCTATGGGATTGCCATTCTTAGGGTCAATTTCAATCCAATAAGCTGGGGCTTTATTACATGAGCAGCTTTTATCAGAACACTTAGTCTTTTTCTTTTCAATCATTTTATAAAAATCGAACCAAAAATTAGACAGAATTCTAATTGCATTTTCTGCTTTTCTCAAAGATTTACTCTCATTTTCATTCATTTCTTTTCTATCCTTTTAATGATCTTATCGATAACAAAAGCAATATCAACTGGATCTACCTTTTCTAGAATCATCAACTCCATAAACCGAGTTGCAGCTTCTTCTGGATCTTTTTCATCTAGATGTTCGAGTAAAAAGTTGACTTGTTTTCTTGTAAGTTTAATTCTGTCTGACAAAATAACCTCAGTTCTTGGAGATTAATAGTTTATGTAGTTTCTTCTGATTCCCAAGTGTGTTCTGTGATTAGAAGGACAGGACATCTCTTAGTAACTGGAGGTTTCATTCCGTATTCTTCTAGAACATTCAAAATATTATTGGCGTTATCTAACTGTTCTTCTGGATGCTTATCAGTTTCATACATAGTACTAAGCAAACCGGCCAATAAATATTGCATTTCAGACCTTTTCATTTGATTCTCCTTTATGAGCTTCCCAAAAATTGGATAGGGCTTCAATTATTTCTTTTTCAAGACGATCTCTTGGGCAGTCTGGGAATCCTAAGTGTTGGTGTTCATAGAATTCTTCGCTCCATTCTTCTCGGAATTCAATTCGAATCATCCCGTTGAAATCTCCACAGAATTGAACATGATAATCCAATTGAGAAATATTATGAAGCAGGTCTACAATTTTAAGTCCTACTTTTTCCATTAGTTAGTTCCTGTACTTCCAAAAGCGCTTGTGCCTCTGCTGGTGCTATCTAAACTATCCACAACTTCAAATTCAGCTTGTACTACAGGACAAATAACACCTTGAGCAATACGGTCGCCTTTCTTGATTTCAACAATACTATGGCTGGTTTCACTATGCCAATTGCTCATAATTACGCATACTTGTCCTCGAAAATCTGCGTCAACCGTCCCTGGTGCATTCGCTATCCGAAGAGGCGTTTTAAGAGAGGTACCCGATCTAGGGCGCACTTGAAGCTCATAGCCTAAGGGTACTTCAAAAGCCAAACCAGTCTTTACTAACTTTGTGTCTCCTGGCCAGATTTCAGTATCTTCCAATGCATGCAGATCAAATCCCGAAGCTCCTGAGGTTTGGTATTGAGGAACTACCGCATCTTCATGCAATTTCTTAATTCTGACTTTCATCTTTTTCTTCCTCTAAATATAGAACATTAAAGGTTTCTTTAAAGCTTTCAGAATTACCAATTTTGGCGCCAACGGGTTCTCCGATAGCTGATTTTGAAATATTGCGATTGTCATCGATAAAATTTGAACTATGACCCGTAGAGAAGCTGGCTAAATAACTCTGGGCACACACTTTTGAACTATTAATTGTAGGAGCATGAGCATATGATTCATACAGTTTATCTCCCCTCCAAATATTTTGGGTAAATTCTCCATAAACCCAAACATCAAACTTTCTTTTATCCTTAAAGGTTATTGATATTTTAGTTCTTCCAATATCAAACTCTTCGGATTTACTAACAAAAGCATTTCTAGATTTCTTAGGTTCTTCTTTTTTCTTCTTCTTCTTAAATGGCCACATATCAATCCTCCAGTTCCGCTTCTTCTTCATCCTCATCTAAGGAAAATTCAAGATCATCATTCTCAACGGCCACTTGGATCATTTCATAGATGCGCTCTTTTAAATCTTCACGATCGTTGGGATCTCCCTTAACAACCATTGAAAAATTAACTTTAAGAAGTTTGAATGCCATATCCGATCTCCTTTATGTAGTCTATACAATCTTTTTTGAAAAGTCAAGAGAATTTTTTAGTATTGTGTCTACAGGCAGAACACCAATAAGCAGTTTGGATTTCATCGTTTTCCATCCAGTGGGCTCCATATTCGCTTTCTTGGCCGCAAGCACAAAGGTCATCAAGCATCTTAGAAAGCCCAATCATTGGTGCATTGGGGTCATAATTCTCAACTTTCATCTCTTCATATAGAGTATCAGCTAATTTCAGAAAAGCATCCTCAGTCTTTTGAAACGGTACTGGCATCTTCTTTTTCCTCTATTAATATATTAAAAAGCTGTTGATCTTTTTCTAATCTCTCAGCAAGCCATGCACAAGCACCCTCTAGGGAAGAGTAATGCTGGCTTTCAACTCCGACATCATAGCCGCCCTGAGCAGCAATAGTGCCATGACGTATAATAAACCAGGGGGATTTGGGTTTAGATGGATCGTAGGCTATTTGAGCAACTAGGTATGGTTTAGACTTTTTCTTCATATTAAGCCTTATCACAATACGAACTATGAACACCGCCTACCGAATCAGCGCCACAAGAACAAGCGGCTGCTTCACCAACGACACTCCAGGAAGCGCCATCGCTTTTAATTACCACACTAGGGTAAACTGTTTGGTAAGATGTTGGGAGAGTAACCGTGATTGAACCGCCACTTCCGCCATTGCTTCCGCTAGCAACGCCTAAGTTACCCATTCCGACTGGAGGTATAAAATTATACGACACGCCATTAAAGGGTTGCCCAATTGCTAGTGCTGGCGGATCAATTACAGTAATACCTGCAAAAATAGCCGTTCCAACTCCGGTAGTAGCATTAAAATGTGATTTATAGCAAGCTACAATCTCTGTTCCATCCACAAAATTATCGTTTTCCATGTCCAAACGAAGAATATTTCTACCCATAACATGGCCAAATCTTATAAATCTAGTTTCTCCTGGCAAAGAATTCACAATTTGCTGAATAACATCAAAATCTATGCCATTAGTAGTAATAAAAGAACTAAATTCCGTAAATAGTTTACCCATTCTTAACCTCCATTGCTTTAAGCGAAACTAAAGCTATGGCCTCTGGTGCTTCATCGGCTACAGCAAATTCAAATTTATCAGTACCCCAGAATTCCACTTTAGCAATCCACTGCATCTTATCTAGCGATTGATCCCAAAGCGTGGCTAAAGAAACAGCGGTGGTCTTATTTCTTAGTTTTTCAACAACTTCCCATGCAGCGGCTATATCATAACTATAATTAGGGAGTCGATTATACATAATCATTTCTCCATAACTATCATAGTAATCGGCTGGTCCAATACTCCAACCACCTTTTTTATTCTTAACTACCTCTAATCCCATTACACGTTCAGCGATCAAAGCGTCAAGTTCACGATTGTAAGGCATATTACCCCTCCACCAAAACAACTATGGGCCTATCTGGATCAAATTCTGTTTCTAGAGAGGCAAATTTTACCTGAGCCATATGGTATTCGAAAGTTCTAGCTTCAGTATCAAATAGAACTTCAGCGTGACCGTATCCACTTTTAACAACTTCTGCTAATTCATAGAACAATTCTTGGGCTGTCATATTATTAATCAGCTTAGCTCAATCATTTTGGAAAGTCAAGCACAAAATAAAAAAGGCCTCCTTTTTATGGGAAGCCTTTGAGAGTATATTTTAATTATACGATTGTATACTATTAGTATGCGTATGGGAAAGGCTGGTATCCAGCGTAAGGGGTCCAGGTTATCCTTACGCGCCTTGGTAGTCTAGCTGCGACCACTGGATAAGGTTGAGTAAAGTCGTCAAAGCAACCCGGAAAATTTGTGGATGGAAAACAAGCATTTGGGAAAGATTCACCATATCCGCCATAGTATACTGAGAATTCTTGGTAGTTATTTGATGGGTACAAGTTTACAACCGTGAAATTTAGATTGGTAAAGTAATTGTAAACGAAATTAAACGAAACATAATCCCTAAGCTCCATCACCACACTGAACTTACCCATAGAATTGGCATTATTGATCAATTGTTCAGCGGAAGTAAGAAAAAGCGACTCAAACCTATTAGTTAAGGCTGTGAGACTAGTGGCAGAAGCTTGATTAACGAGCCTTGCAGTCTCTGGGATATCAACAATAGACATTATGACGGTACAGACAGTAGTAGTCGAATTGGCCAGCGTGGCGGTCACCGTGAGCGTTGTGGCGGGTGTTAAATTCGTAGGAATACCAGAAAAGACACCCGTTGTGGTGTTAAAGGTAATGCCAGCGGGCAAAGTGCCGCCTAAACTATAAGAAGCAGCAGAAAATCCAGGGGTTGGACTTACCAAAAGATTTTGACCTATTTGCCAAAAACTTGGATTTGAACCATAATAACTAAGAATAGAAAATGGAGCTAAACTCATAGATATAAAGATTCCGATTTTATATCGAAAAATATATAACTATACGATACTATTAAATAAAAAGGCGTCCCCGGAAGACGCCCTTCTATTCTCTACTTAATTCTGATCAATTTGGTTTGTTTTTCAACGCTTTTAGGCAAAGTTAATGTCAATATCCCGTCTTTTAGATCTGCCTCTATAGATTCAGAATCAACTGTATTAGGAATCTTAAAGGTTTTTGAATACTTACGATTTTTGGTTTTATTCTCACCCTTAACCGTCAATACTCCTTGGTTAAATTCCACGGCTAGGTCTTCTTTAGATATCCCTGGTAAATCCATGGATAGCTTATAGACCTTAGAGTCTTCTTCTACATAGTCAGAAGTAAAATGTGGGTTAAATAAGAATCTATTAAAATCATCGAATAAATTAAATGATAAATCATGCTTCATTGAGCACCTCCTGATTTAAAATATAATTTCTATTTTATAGTTGTCAAGTGCTACTCTTTAGCGCCAGTATCTACCCATTTAATTAAAATATCCCGTTCTTCCTGAGGCATATCCTGTCCTTGGGGCATTTCCTTGGTAATCATCTTTAGTTTAATGGTGTCCTTATACTTAAAGGCATCCCCATACTTCTGCCAATTCTTATCTTGAACATAATCATGGCATTGAGAACACCTATTCTTAAAGATGGGCTTAGCATCCTTATTGTAAGTAGGGTTTACTGCTGCTAGGGCTACTGAACTAAAAAATACAAGTATCATGACTTTAACCTCTTAATTTCTTCTTCTAATTCCAAATTCTTTTTTATTAGAGTTATGTTTTCTATACGCAGTTCATATAGCTCTACAGCCCTATCAAGATCTTCTGCTAGACGCCTAACATAACCACGATCTTCTATAGGAGTTTCTCCAGATCGCCTAAATCCTGCTTCAGGACAGTCTACTGACCAAGTTACTTTACCCATTACTTCTTCCTCTCTACAATCACAACTTCTTTGTCGGCTGCCTCTAGTTGATCTTTTAGAGATGGACCTACTTTGGCGTCTATTACTTGATCTGTATAAGTAGCCACTAATGGTTCATGCTTTGCTTTTAGCTTATCGTATTCTTCCATCCATTCTAATGCTGCTTTTTCGTATACTTTGGTACGATGTTTTTGATCTTTTAGTTCTTTCTTTAGCTCAAAAAGACTGTCTACGGTCTCTCCTAATTGCCTGGAATAATTCTCCAATTTATCGTAAATATAGTCAACTGTATTACCTCTATGTTCAGAACGACCTATTTCTTTGGATTTATTCTCTAACTGAAATTTAAGACTCTTAATCTCATTCCTAGCCGCATCTAATTCCTTTTGTAATACCGTAGCCCCATCCAAGAAAAACTGTTCGATCCTAAGAGGGGATACAGTAGAGCCATCCCAATTCTTGGCGGCGTACTCTTTAGCTGCTTTAGCGATTTGCTTTTTAGTCATATCTAATTCTTATACTTCTTACACCAATTACTATGACTGCTAGAACCGCACTTCTCAGCCCCGCATTCACATTCTACTTCTTTAATCTCTGCACTACCTTTTAAAGATTTCAAAACTCTTTTTCTAAACTCTTCATCTGTTTCTTCTGTTATCCCATAAGATGGGTGCCAATAAGCATCCCGTCTGATGCCATGTTCTTCGGCTATACGGTCTAAAGCATCTCCATGGGCTACGTCAATCGTCATATAATCGAAATATTCAAAGTCGTTCATTTTTGTTCCTTAATAATATTAATTAACGTACTCAAAAGTATATCCACCAGCATAATTAGAATTTTTATTTAAAAATTTTGAAATTTGACACCTACCTATGCCAAGTTTACGGGCAGCTTCGCTAACAGATTCAAAAACAATGCCTGTTTCTATGCATTTAATCTTTCTTTTAGTTATATTGGCACTTTCCATGTGCTCGTAACACTCTTTTAGCCAACCTTCGTATCGTGCAGAGTCATAGGCTCCAGCATATTTTTTCTTAAATTGTGTAGGAGTATTACATTTTCTAGCAGCAGTCATACAAGCTTTCTTTGTCCAAATCAATTTTCCGCCGCCTAGGCTACCGGCTTTGTTTTTATTTAAAATTGTCCATCCATTACTACGATATTCTTCAATAAGTTTTGATTCTTCTTTCCCTACAATTTCTTTTGGATAAAAAATATTAAATTTCTTAAAAATCTGGCCTCCTAACCAGTATTTTTGTTTTAAAATTTTATTATGAGACATATGATATATGTGGCGTTCTTGATAATTATATGTCAAGCCTACGTAAACCGTTTTATCTGGATGTTCATAAGCATACAATGCTCTAAAATATCGGCTGCCAATTTTCTCCATGTGGAAGCAAACGTCTTCGTACCAAGGACTTCTGTAGGCTTTTTGGTGTTCTGCTGGAAATCTTTCCCTAAATTCAGTTTTTGTTTTACATTTCAAAGCTTTCTCATGGCAATATTCTTTTGTTAGTTCTCCTTTTATAAATCTTAACTTTTTCATATGTTTACAACATATTTCTAACCAGCCATTTCTCCAAGCGGCTGTGTAACCTCCACTTCTATGCTCATACCATTTGTGTCTTTCGTCATACTTTTTGGCATCAATCTTACATCTTTTTAATGTCCAGTATCCTCGCGGTTTGTTTTTTGGCATATTTAATTTAAAATATCCTATCAATAATAGTAGCCAAATAAGAATCTTCAACTTTAAAATTAGGATTACTTTCCATTTTTGAACGTAAGCCATCAATAAGTTGGAGAAAATAGCTACTGTCAACCCCCACAAGTTGGCTTTCTAAAACATCAATATCACTCAAATCAAGCTGAGAGATCTGAAAGCACATCTTTAGATATTGTCCTGCATTAATATTAAAGCCACGCTTAATGAACTTCCTAGTCCTAATTACAGAACAAAGTGGGTATTTAGACCCAATGTACTTAAGTTCCTTATTTAGAAGACATTCCAAAGCTTCGGCCTTCAATACCAATTGATTAGATCCAAAATCGTAATAATTGGTGCAATGCACAAAATCGTAATTTGCATGGATAGCATCTGGTTCCCCATAGAACCTAACAACCAATTGAATCTTATCTGCCAAAGTAATGGCGTTAGTGCTGAGAAATACTGGACGATAAGGATCTTTAGGTTCTTCTGCAGACTCCAATAGCTTTTCATCAATTTGGTCTGCATCGTTTAAAGCTTCAACGGCATCTTCAAAGGGTTGTTCTAGAATTTTATCGTTCTCAGCTGCAACACCATCAGATCTAACAATGATTTTTACCCTATCTGGAGTAGTTCCAGCAATCATCCTGGACAATACCTTTCCTTGATTGGAAAATTCTCTAGCCAATTCTGAGTTCCTGTCAATAAAATGATAACTCTTTCCGTCTTTATCTGGAGTAAGTTCTTCGCCATCCAATACATATGCTTTGGCGCTACCGCCCAATCGATTTTTTTTGTTGGCTTGGCGCTGATTAAACTCGTTTGTATAATACTTGGCTACTAGGTAAGCCGTCTTCTTATCCCTAAAATAAAGGTCATAATCCTTGGGTTCTTCACCCATGAGCATCGAGGCAATAGAACCGCCCGTAACTATTGTATTTTTCTTGCAAAGCTTTTGAACTTCTTCGTCTTTAATAGACTTAACCCAGTCATTTAGCTTCTTGGACAAAACAGACTTAATTATTTTACGGTTCATACTAGATCTCCTTTGGTCAGATTACGACTAATTAAATTAAAAGTCAAGGACTATTTAACAACTTTCAAACTAGACTTCTTATCCCAAAGGCCTTTTTCTTGGTTGGCATTAGGTTTATAGTATGTCTTAATAAATTTTTGAAATCTAAGATAATCAGGCCAACTTAATACCATACCCTTATCATTAAATTGTATAATACTAGCATGGATTTGAGATTTAGTAGAATAATCAAATAAAGACTTTGGCCAGCCTTCATGATTCCATTTTCTTTTAGCAAATTCCTGTTTAAATGTCTCAAATGTACCATAATCCCATTTATGGGTGTGTCTAGTAGTCATTTCTTTATGGGCAGCCCATGGAATCCAATAGGTACCAAAGAATGCCATAGCAAAAAGCCCACCTAAAAATATCAGTACTAATCCATATGTAAACATCCTAAGGCTCCTTCTTTTCTTCTAATTTTTTATCTTCGAACTTCTTATGAAAAGCTTCCAACATCACAAAGTCTATGGTGCATTTAACAATATTTTGTCCTAATTCTGAGTTCTTTAGCTTATCGATAACATCTAAATTGGTAGGTCTAGAAAGATAGAGGCTCAAATGATTAAAATAACGTGTTTTAACTGATTCGAAGTCTTCATCCATATTCAGCCCTTTTAAATATCCTACCGTATTGAAAGTAAAAAGTCAAGGAAAAAATACTTGACATTTAAGAAAGAGGAGAGTAGGATTAAGGTATGAATGAAGAATCATGTACAATTCCCACCAGAGACCATAACTGGATTGCCCAAGACGATCACTTTGAATATTGTCCCTATTGTGGGGCTGTTAAGGCGAAAGAAAAGTAAGAAACTTTAATAACAAGTTCCATACGGATATTTAATTCCGTGTTCTGTCATTCCTTCTAAATCGAATTTATTACCACAATGCCCACAATAGTAGGCATCGCCCGGTGCAAAGTTTTGCAAGCACTTCATGGCCGCTTCTTCTAGACAAAAGGAACAAATAGGCCCAATAGTTCCTTCTTGCTCTAATGGTTTCCTATGGAATAAGCAAATTGGCATTATTCATATTCCCACTCAAAGGTATCTACACCATCATCCTGACTGGCATCATAAGGAGGTCTCATACCCAATTCTTCCACTAATTGTAGAACACTGTCCATAAACTCATTCGGAGTTATATAACCAGCTTCAACCATACAGTGTTTAATGCCATAATACCTTTGAAGTTTAAGCAACATTTCTGAACGTTTCATTCTTGAACCCTCAAAACTATATGGCCCCTACTAATAGCTTGTTTAACACAATTTTCGGTTCCAGCACCACCTGGAAAAGCAACTACAATAGCATTAGGATACTTTTTTAACATCTCTAAATTCCTAATTGGTCCCGCAGCACGGCCATGCTTATCCCATTCTGCTTCTACAAGAAACGAATTAATTTGATAAAAATCACAATATTTTTGAGCCAATCTATCCGCACCTGAGGCACCACCTTGAATCAAAAGGCCAATATCAAAAAGAGAAAGAACCTTTTGCACTTTATCCCAATTATTGTAGTCTCTGCCTCCTGTAACGATAATGTCTTTCATATCAGTCCTTCTTCTTACATGCTTTTGCTATAGCACAAGTGCATCCTGGCATGCATATGCCCGTATGGCCCCAGCTCATGGCATCTGGCAATTCACCAAAAGAACAGGTGCCCTGGCTCTTTCCGTGTCTCTCTTTGCACTTATCTAAAATAGTTTGTGCTTCTGTGGCGTCTTCATATTTAAGTACTTGAAAACCATCCTTATAATGGGATAAGAATCGTTCAATGCCAATTATTAAGTACTTTTCGTCTTTAAGTTTCTCATGTTCAATAATATAGGCCACTAGTTTATCGTCTACTTCCCCATTGTCCAAGCATTTAATAACTCCTAGGATTTCTACCTTAACCACAGAAAGAGGGATTAGAGGTTCAGTGCTTATAATAAATACATCTAGAGGATCGCCGTCTTCAGCTAAAGTATCTGGGAAGTAGCCATAGTTCTCTGGATAGTTGTGGAATAGGGGTCTATCCAAAATCAATTGGCCGGTTACTTTATCTACTTCGTATTTATATCTGGATCCTTTTGGGATTTCAACAACTGCTTTAATTAGACTCATCTTGGTCATCCTTCATCCATAGTGGTTCTGGCATAAATTCTTGGGGTTTAATATCATCAATAATCCATCTAGGCTTAGTAATTACTACGTCCACTAGATACTCGATTTTCAAAGCCTTAACGGCAGCTTCTGCCCAATCAAAACCGCCCTGCGACCATACGACCACTGTATGATTTCGCATTTTATGCTTCTTAATTTGTTCAATATGCTTCCTATGTGAAACTACCCAGGCAGACCAACCACCTACATTAACGACTTCGCCATCTTCATTTACGGTGGTGGAATTGGGACAAAAGATCTCAATACCGCGCTCAGCAATTTGTTCTGGAGTAGGGTTCCACATTATGAGAGTGTCGTCCACGTCCACGTACAAAATCTGATCTCCGGATATTACAATCATATGACTTCCTTCAAAATCTTGATATACATCTCAGGATATCTTTTCCTAAGCCTACGCTCTCTGCGCCTATCTGGTTTAGCCCTTTTATTAGAATGCAAGCACTTCTCACTACAAAATAAATCTCCGTAACCCCACGGAATTGAATGATTCCCGACAGCTCGCTTAAATCTAACCCGATCCCCACAAGCATAACATCTGGTACATGAAATGATAGACATCAAAGTAGAGTGCATCTCATCCCCAAAAGGATACCAATGTGAGAGGCGTACTGGATAGATGCTCATTCTTCTATCTCACTAGCACTATAATGTCTCCGAGTTTCAGCATAAACCCTAAATCGTCTTGGAGTATCGTGACCTTCTGACAATAACCAAACATTGTCCACATCGGGATACTCTGCTGAGTTACAATGATCTTCTTCACAAATAGATTCGGCAGCATCGTGATAGCCGCGAGTACTTTTAAACGACGAAAGCCATTTGGTGTCCTCAGGCCATTTATCTTCAAAAGTGTATAAATATTTAAAAGTTTTCATTTTACCCTCTCCTCTTTAAAATCGCCTTCAAAAGTATAGACTACGTTCTTGACACCCTGATCCTTCAAATACTTCCAACAAGAATTACAGGGGCGACTCATAGCGGGAGAACCATTTTTTTGTTGTCTAAAGACATACACAGTAGCGCCACGAACATCAAAGTTGGCGCTCAGAACAGCCATAAATTCAGCGTGGATACTTTTCCAAGAATGGGGCGAAGCCGGATGGGTCTTTAGCGTATTAAATCCAGTACCTAGAACACGGTTACCTTTAGCTATAACACACCCATGAATATGGGTGTGATGATTGGACTTAAGACTAAGTTTTTTAGCCAATGTCATAAGGCGTTGTTGTCTCATATAGGTAATATACTATATACAAAATTACAAGTCAACTAAATTTTACAATTATTTACTAGTCTTATTCCAAATTTTATCGTGCCACATCTTCTTGGTATCATTATAGAATTTCATGGTAGGTGCCATACAGTACCTAAAATGTTCCTGATGGTGCGAGATGTTCTTATCATATTTATTAATTCCCGTTACGCACCCATAGAAGAATCCTTTGGCTACATAATTTAGGGAGTTGTTTTCTAGATTAACTGGATTATAAGCTCTAATCATGACTTCTTGTCCTAGAATGAAGCCTGAACCCATTAGAAATAAAACTTTAATTAGAGTCCACATTTATTTGCCTTAGTGATCTTTTCAAGTTCTTTACGAATTTCAACCACGACATTTAAAATCTCTTTTTGGTGACCATACATGCGAGTAAGAGATTCCTTTAAATATTGATTTTCATCTACTACTTCATTATGAACTTCAATTAGTCGCTCTAATTGTTTTGGATTAGGCACAACTGCCAAAATCTCACTTGAATCATTAAATCTTGTGCATTTGATTTCAGGAAAATCTCTGTCTTTATACCATCTACTCATTTGGGGTCTCCTTCGTCCACGCTGAGAGCGTTTCTAGCAATTCTTTGGTGATCAAAGAAGTGCCTGGCTATGATTTCATTATTTTCTTGGTCACTATTACAAAGCTCAGTTCCATAGGTAGGTCTCGCAATATTCTCCAGTGCCGCCCGAAGCTTTAAGTTCTCTTCGCCATACTCAAAGCGATCTTGTTCACACTCTTTCAAGACCATATTCAAGCCACCGATCTCTTCTCGAAGCCTGCGCACTTCGGCAAGTAAATTGGTAATATCTTCTGGAGCATGGGCTATAAACTCTCCATCATCATCCCCCGTGGGAAATCCGCCCTTATCACAATCTCCGTGTTTGTCTTCTTTACAGTCATCAGGACTACTGTGATCTTCAAGTATAAAAGTTCTATTTCCAGTGACAACCATAGAATATGCGCACCAGTTATCACCTGGAATATGTCTCCATGGGCTTGGGGATGCTTTATTTAATCTATTTTCAATTTCTTTAAGTTGTAATTCAGTCATTTTGTGTCCTTTAGATAAGCATCTAGCCAATCCCTAAGCTTCTTAGCCTGTCCTTTATTAAGCTCTATATGAAAATGTTGAAAGTTATCCGTATTAGGGGTAAACAATAGTACAGGATAGATCTTCTTTCTATCTGGCTTAAACAAATCCTTACTATCATTGGCGTCATAGCTAATTTGCAAATTATTGAACTTGCTCTTAATTATATCTGTACCACCAAACTTTGATTTGTAGCTCATTTTGTAACCCAATTCGCTTTCTTACTAAATAAAGCTTCCCAAAATCCCATGGTATAAAAGTCTACCTTGACTCCCCTAGGAAATACATTGCCCATTAGACACATATTTAATAAATTAATTGGTCCTTTTACTCTAACTGTAATATAATAATTTTCGCAGTCCTCTATTACTTTCCACTTTTGAAAGTTACCTGTAAGATAAAGATTTAGAATAGAGGAAGAAGCACTCATTTAATTTCCTTACCATGATACAAATTTGGGCTGCAAACGCAGATAGCCCTATCTGGAGATCCAAAGTAGGTGTCCATATCTTTATGGAGGTCATTACAAAGATCTATACAGTTTTGTTTTGTACATTCTAGTGTACACTTGCCAGCCGTGCTACAAGATGGCAAAAAAAGAAACAATAAAAATAAATATTTCATTTTATTCCTTACAAACAATCATCTGGGGGATTAGAGCCCTTTGGTTCTTCTGCTGGAGCTTCTAGTGCTTTATCATGATTATCCGCATCTTTACCGATCCAGGGCTCAATGGTGTTAGTTTGATATTGCATATTTAGTTCTGGCTTAGAGAACTCAAAACTTTCTGGGCTTTCTAACTTGGACCATTCACTTACCATACTCCTGGTATCTAATTCATAAATATAACCGTCGTCCCCAAGAGCATAGAGGCCATTTGGAGTAGATGAAATTGCATTAAATCTAACTTTTGCCATGATCTTCTTCCTTCCTAAGTTTAATCGTTCTATATCTCTTTGCCTTATTGTACGCATCGCCCTCATCATAGGCATAAACGGTCGTATCCAGTTTACTTACCGTATCAGAGCCTGTAATTTCGGCTGTAACCCTGTAATATCCCGGTTTAGAAGGATTCTCATTTGGGCCATTATGGGGCTGTGATTTAAGTGCTTCTTGGATAGTTTCAGGTTTTTTAGTAAAAATGATATAAAGAATCATTCCCATCGCAATGACTATGCCGCCTATAAAACCGTAAAAATCTGGTTCCATTACTCTTTGTCCTTCTTAGCTTTATGCTCAATTCTTTTGGCGGCAGCTCTTTCCTTACCTTTAGTAATTTGCTTACCAATCTTACCTGGAGGGAAACATGACCCAGGACGTTTTGACCAAGTCTCGAATCCCGGTCCCTTTGCACCTTTCTTAGTTCTACTCATGCTATGTTTTCTTTACATCACATTTCGTGCAATAATCAAATGAATCATAAAAACCTTGGTAAGTCTCCCAAGAATGATGGCATTCTAGGGGTGACCGTTTCATAAAAGAGTCCCATAACTCTTGTTCCAGTTTGACAGCTCCGGCTTTAATGGCAGTGTTGATATCAACCCATTCTGGCACTCCCGCTCCATTCGAAATAAGAACTTGGCCGTTTTCTCCAGACGCTATATATCTCAAAACGTCATAGATATGATCAGTATGATCTTTAACTAATGTTAAATCTGATTCAAAACATCTAAAATACATGGTTTTCGTGTCTTTTGTCTCTATCATTCCCCAATACTCTCTTAATGGGCCTGTATAATTTTCTACGGCTATATCACAGAGACCATTAGGACTTGCTTCTGTAACAGTAGCAACAACTGCTTCCTCTACTCCCCACAAATTAATCCAAACTTTATCGCCTACATTGAACTTATTCATATCAAGCCACATCCAAAAATAGTACAAAAGCTGCAAATCCACACAAAGCGGAATTAAAATGAAAAGCAAAATATGTAAAAGCTAAACATAACAACATTCTAGGTACTTTATCCATTTTTGCCTCCAATAATAATCAATATACCTGTTCTATTTTAGAATGTCAAGCAGAAAGTGCAATGGGCAGATACCAATCAGGGGGTTGTCTATTTGTCCATTTAGGGGCGCGTTTGTCATTTTTCCACTTTTCATTCAAATAGAGTCTATAGGCTTGAGTAGTATCTTCTATATGTTTAAAGGTTGTACAGTTAGGAAAAGGAGTCCGTTCTGTAGTAGCGTAGTTCAACTTGGTAGAATTATTTATAAAAACAGTTTGGTATTGCTCACATTTATGAATCTTACCAAACCTATAAGTATACTCCTCGCAAAGAAACATAAAATGTCCAAAAAGCCAGAAGTAATTGGCATGAGAAGTTCTAGTCCAAATCGCGCATGGATGATTTTGATGTGTAGTCTTATAAGGACCTTTAATGCCATTTAAGTTTAGATTTGTGGAGAGCATCTGTGCGCTCTCTAAAATCATTTTTATAAGACGTTTGTCATCAAGAGCTTGAGCTGATTCTTTGGTACTAACAGATGAGGCAAAGATGTTCACTACTTCTGACTCCTAGCCAAATATTTGTTATATACCTTACCTCAATAATATCCAACATCCGTATATCCATAGAATGCCATAAGCATAGCTATTTTGTCAAGCAAAATCTGATTGTATCCTATATCTTCAGCAATATAATGTGCAATGGCAACACATGGACAATGGGTTGCAACTGCATACGCTGCAATTGCTTTGCTTAGAGCTTCAGGATCTTGTGTTAATTCTTTGTCTTTTCTCCACCACGATTGTACAATCGGGCGATTTAAAACGTATTGGTTTAGATTGATTTTCATTTAAATAACTAGTTCTTTTAAGAACTGCTTAGTTCCCCATGGTGATTGAACAATCTCGGTTCCTTCTTGTTTACCAATAAGTATATACCCGTGCATTGGGTCTAGACTGTCATCTCCCAAGTGTAATCCGTAGAGGTATAGTCCGCATTTAGATTTACGGACCCACTTATACATATAATGTTTTTTACGTCTAACTCCAACGTAATGAAATACTTTCAATACATCAAATTCATGTATTTCTTTGCCGTTTTTGTCAAAGGCTTGTTTCATAATTTTCCTTTAAAATTAGGTGGGTCAGTTCGCCATTCTGACTTCTTGGTTTTAACCTATGCAGTATCTACCCTGCATTCGTACAATACGACGGAATCCACTCGCGTAAAGAAAATAAGGCCCAAGCCTAGGAATTATAGACACGTTAGGGCTACGTGTGTCCACCTTTAATCAGACTAATCTATGTATTTGGGAAAGTCAAGAGTTATTTTTTTGAGAGTATTCTGTAACAGAAATAAGCATATCTAGAAAGTTTTTAGCACCAAGATTGTAAACTTCGAGTTGTTCATGAGGAATAACCCCTCCATGATGATCTTGGATCCATCGGGCTTCAGCGTCATACATACACATAGCAATATTGGATTGCCACGTATGATAATAGCTTCCTGGGGCTTTTCCTTCTGCTTTTAACGCTTCCACTAAAATATCCATAGCTTGTCTAGTCTTCATAATAGATGGTGTCATATTTTAATACTCCGGCCAGTATTTAGCCAACGGATGGTCTGCGCCAAATTGCATGACAGCTACATCAGTCATACCATTAAGATAATCCTTGAACAATCTTCGTTTCCAGAGTTTGGCGGCCATGCGACACATCCAAGACTTGGGGGCTGCAACTTGAATCAATAACCATGCCAAGGCTCTGGCATCCGTATTGCTGGTTGGAGTGGGCAAACTAGCATACAAAATAACCATCGCAGTATAGAATCTAAATGGAAAAAGTGGGGTCTTCCCAGCCGCCCATACGTAAGCGGAGTATAGTTGTAATTGACGCCATAGGAATGCTTGGTCTGTCCAGGTTCCATCAACGTTATTGAATGCTCCGTAGTGTTTATAGCCATAGGTAAGGGTGTCTTGGGCTAAGCTTTTATCTTGGAGGAATGAAGCTGCTGAAGCTACACCAAAATTATCGTCTGGAGCTTCTTGCCCCCCAGCATTAATAGGATTACGCATTAGGAGTCCGGGGACCTTAAAACAAGACTCTATAATAGCCTTATAATTCATTTGATCTACAAGAGTAGCTTGGCCTAGGCGATTTAGAATAACGAAGTATTCGGATAAATAAAGAACCCCATTATTGGAACCGGTGTTTAGTCTGGGTTGAACTAGACCATATTGATCTAGATAGGGAACGATTTCGTCTTTGAGGGACATATTATTCCTTATCTAATTCTTCGGCCACAAAAGCAGGGAAAGGACTGGAAAGTGTATATAAATTAACCGGTTTCCCGTTAGAAACATAGTCGGTAGAAGTAGGTTCAGATTTTTCCAATTCAGTATCAATTTCAAGATCAAAATCACCATACATTACCATAGTAACCTTCGCCATAGATCCGGCTTCTACTTCAAACCTAAGAGACTTAACAAATTTAAGAGGAACGTCGTCCAGAAATACTTGGCAGTTAAAACCGGATGTTAGTTCACCTGAATCTGGTCTTTTGCAAACTTTAATTTTTTGAGTTTTAGTTTTATTTTCCATTTAAAATCCCATCGCTTTTTCGACAGCTAGATCTTCATGACAAAGCCATACAGCGTCCTTTAAATAATTTTTAGTTACCTTCGCATGATATTGATGAATTTTACAATTCCCTTTATATTTATCGTCTATTTGCACTTCAATGTCCGCTTCCGCTCCTTGATATGGGCCACTAACCACTTTTACATGGTCCGCCCACCTATAGGGCTCTATTTGGGAGACGTATTTAGAACAACCAGTAAGAGCCCATATAGTCAAAACCAAAACCAAATACCTTTTCATAAATACTCCTTAAAATTGTTGGCGGGGCTTTCGCCGTGCTCGCGCTAGAGGTTCACCGGATGATCCCTCCCAATCTAGTAGCAAGCTAGATCTCCGCGCCTATGTGCTTCATGGTTTATGCACACATACAAACCACTCTCAACTGCTTTTACCCTCGAATTACTGCTTTTACTCCCGTTTAAGGGCACCGCAGAGTACAGGGGTTATTGCAGCCCACACACCTACCGCCAACGTATTGTTTATATCATAATTACGTTTAATCCAAGACCTCTCGGTACAAGTTAACTAGCTATCCGTCCAGGACAGCTTTTGTTCTCATTTTTAAGAATTAACTTTTTCAACTGTTTCTTCGGTTTTTTAACCTCAGAAACTGTGCCTCTCAAACGAACTCGATCGCCTAAATTGAATTGCGTCATGTTTACTCCTTATTTACAATTACCATTAATAAACTTTTTAATGGCTTCTAGATCTTCATCAAAATGAACTTGTTGACCCTTGCGTTCAGCTTCATAGACAGCCAAATCAAACAAAGGACTCATCAATTTAGAGCACTCTATGGGTGATCTATGTACATGGGGATGGGTTAAAGCAAAAATTAAAATCATTACGTTGGTCATTTTACTTTCCCCCAAAATATGTTAAATAGTGTGTATGCGCCTGACTTGAAAAAAGACTTAGGATAGCAGAAGTTATAAAAGCTACTTTAAATAATGGCTTAATATCTTCAAACTTCTCTATGCCGTTATTATAGAAGTGCGTACCGAACATAAGGCTAATCCAGCCGCTAAAATGAATGATGTAGGCATGAAACCAAGTAGTTAGATAATTCATTTAATAAAAGTAGCTGTATAAATAGTTTCGCCATCATGATCGTATCTGTAGTCAGGAATCACCCTATACTTTCCGGGGCCGTCCCAAACCAAACTATAGTTATAATAGTATGAGTACCTCTTCAGAGCTAAAGTCAACGCTTCAGCTTGTTCTTTACTGGTAAATGTAGCACATCCTTCTTTGCCTTCAACCCCCATTGCGGGATAGTAGCACTCCTCAAAACTGGTTTCTTTTATAAGTCTATTTTTATTATCTTCAAACGCTTTATTTTTTATTTTCATGTCAAGTATGTTAAATTGGTGATATAATTTATCATGTTCGTCTACTGAAGGTTTTAGTAGATCCATTTTAATTTTCATTTGTTCAAGTCGTCTTTCATCGGTCCATATATAATTGGGATCTGTAAAATTAGGGCATTTGGGACATAAATAGTCTATGCCATAATCAACCATTTGAGTACCGCAGTCTGTACAAAGAAATAGAGTAGTCATAATTAATTCTCGCCTTTATTGTGAGCATCAGATATATAGTAAATTCCTAAACTAGCGATAATAAGTATTGGTAGAGATGCTCCCACCAAACCAAAATATGAGCTAATGTTTGCCGATGCCCAACCAACTAAAAGGCAATACCCTACAATGCCAAGCATAATCAACCAAAAATAGGCCACTTCTTTAAGAGCTTGCTTATTCATATTTAAATCCCTCTCTAACAATTTCAACATTCTCCCATTTTGTCTCACCAGTAGTTCTACATAAAAGCTGCTGTTGAAGGGTGTCTTTATAAATAGGACGAATACTGGGATTGTTAATATACCTACGAATTCTAAAGTTATTGGTCTTTTCCCAGAAATATACTACTACGGGTGGAACTCCTTCTGTGCCTATGTCCATTCTATTAGCCCTCCACAATTTCAACAGCTTCTATTTCAGAAACTGGAAAATATACACCATCAGAGGTGTCAAATCTTCCAAATTTAAATATACTCTCTATATAAGCTTGGGCTCTTTCTTTGGAAGTCCATTTAAAGATAGTATATCTAAAACCTGCGATCTGAGCTTTAGGTTCAAAATATTCAGAATACATAGGGGCATCGAGACCTTTTACATGAACACAAACCCTAGACTTAGGAAGTGCGTTTTGCTCTTTTAGCCAGGTATCGTATTCTTGTTCTGCTGCAGCTTCACGAAGTTGGTTATCTTTTTTGTCAGCTTTATATGCCCAGATGCCAAAAGCTATGAATGATAAGAATATGAGTAGGGCTATCATAAGGACTCCTAACAATTAACTATTTGCTTTTATTCATTTGATCTACTTGTTTTTGAAGATCTTTTACTTTTTCATCGTGTTCTGGAGTCCATTCATAATTGGTTATTTCACCAAAAATACCATAGGAACGGATGTAGTCAAAATCGTTTTCTGTAGAGTTTTTAGTCCTTAGATTAAATTGATAAATTTGACTATTACAATAGCCAATTAATTTGGTCATATAAGGCAGTTTGGGCATATTGTTTACATCTAAAACTACAGTACCTGAAATAACATTATCAAGACATTCCTTCATAATCTTTGTGTCTTCTTTAGCGCCATCAGAAATATGATAGGACTCAAATTCTTTTACTTTAGCCCACGTCTCTTCATCTAGATCGCCTTGAATATCTATAACAGAAAAGGTACCTAGAGGACGACCCCATCGATCGGAATCCTCAATAATATATGGTAATTTGGCTATTCGTATCATAAGGACTCCTAACAATTAACCGTGGTAAAGGGATACCCTATCCCAACTATAGCGCCTGGTATACCTTGGGTTCCACCAATAGTCTGGCCGGTTGGCTGAGTGGTTGGCTGAGCGCCTTTATGGACATCGCTCAAAACTTTTTGATGAGCAGCGTCTCCATGTGAAGGGTCGATTTCGTGCTTAAAGACCATATTCAAATGGTTTCTAATGACTTCGACTTGTTTTTCAGTTAGATTCGTTGAGCCAGAAATCTCAAAATGTCCTTGAAGCCAATAACAAAAATCTCGTGAAGTCATAAAGTCTCCTTTAAAAAATACCCCGAATCTCGCATCGGGATAACCGCGCTTGTTGCTACCTATTGGACTTGAGACGCCCTAGACCTTGGGTAGCTCAGGGATTGCGCATACGATTCCACGTTACGCTTTCGTGACCTCTCTAGGGCTACAACTCCACCGGAGAAGTAGCTTACCTGGGTGTTTTACAACCCATTTAAGGAATCGGGTCAGCTATACAACCTTACCAAAGGATTTTAAAGAAGTCAAGAAAATAATAAAGTGTATCTTATAATGATCATAATACCCATTTTTGTATATTATACGATACACTTTGGCCAAAAATACCCTATTCTGATGGCGCAGCCCCAATAGACCTAAAATATGTTTAAACACATTAGAAAGATATGTTTAAATATATTTGGCGGCGGTTTAATATTATTCCTATAGCACAACAATAGGTTGTGTATTGGGAGTTAAAATAAACTAAGGATTGTCACTTTTGAGGGTTTATTGACGATCCTTAGGAATAAAAATGGGCAGGTCTTCACAAGGTGTCCTAAACACCGAGAATTTATCGGGACCTGCTTAGCCCCTAAGCCTTTACACTTAGAAGTACCCTTAAAAAGTTGACGGGTGGGTCGCGACTCCCACAATGAGGCCCCTTGCAGTCAGGATTGCACTCAGTTTTAGCCTGCTCTGCAAGATGCGTGTTCTAGTGGGCTGACCATTTACTTTCGTCGCATGTCGCAGTTACCGTCTACCGCAGCACTTGTAGACCCCACGCGTCTTCCACGCCTCCGTCAACGTACCGTATATATCATAAAACTTGTTGACGGGCCGGTCGCGACACCGGCTTCGGGCTTAAATGTAACGATACTGGCCCATTTAAGGGTAGCGTACCCGACCACTCGTCTGATGTGCGTGTCTCTAGCGGTAGCCATCCGTTGTCATATGACCTCAACGACCCTCGCCGCAGCTTTCCACGCCTCCGTCAACTATTACAGGCTAACCTAAAGAACTGGGAAAGTCAAGAACTGTTTTTAGCTATTTCAATAAAAGTTTTTAAATTAATATTCGCTTGCTTGATTTGATTTTCTAAATATTCAATAAGAACATTAAAATCAGACTTCTTTGCCAATCTGACATTATCCGGATGTGTCCAGCCCTCATAATACATGAGGCCGTCTCGAGGGTCTCTTACAGCATAACAATAGTCCACTTCCAGTTCTTTGGCTTCTTTCTCAGAACACTCGAAAAAATGCAAGCCAGATATCAGGGGACTATAATAACCGTATTTACCGTCTTCTTCTAATTGAACAGGATATTTATTATATTCAGTTATAATCCAATCGCCCTTTTTATATTTTTTCATTGAGTTAATTTAACAAGGAATTTGGAGGAAGTCAAGAACTATTTTCCATTATCCGGTTGGCGAAGCTCGCTAGGTGTCCTAGAAGGCCTTCACGATCCCTAGGCCCTCAGTTGCCCTCGGGCTCCTATAAAGCCAGGTAAAGCGTAAAAGCTATTAATAGGCGGTAAGGGGCCAAGCCTTTATAAAAACGCGCTATAAGTCAACTGGGGGCGGTTTAAAGTGGAACTGGCAGGGTAGGGCGCGACTCCTACTCTGCGAATGCTCGCAGTCCACCATAACGTGTCTCTAGTGATCAGGATCGGTACCAAGCCGATTTAAGCAGCGCCCCTACCGTCTGCACCCTATAATCGAATATTAGATCCACAGCTTTCCACGTCGCCGCCAGTTCCTAAAGGGATATATCACGACTCCAAAGGACCCTGGGTTCAGGGAGCCCTTTTAAGAGAGAATTTTTCGGAAATTTTTTAATGAAGTCATATAGTTAGGAGTGTTTAAAAATGGGGGTTTTGCGTAAAACTCTAAAAAAGACAAATATATGAAATTATTAAAGAAATGTGTATTTAATAGCTTATTGGGGGAGAGGCAGTTTATAGGGAAAAATTCTGGAAAAATTTTTTTAATCGTGATTGCACGTCTATATAGAATAGACTATAGAGTTGTAATCATTGGAAACCCCGAAAACACTATATTATCAATGACTTATCTCCATGTCACCTATGACACACGTTGATTTCATTAGGGTTTATGCGCCTAGACTTTGGGCATAGACTGTTATTGACACACTTACACTATCCTGATGCTTGACACAGCCTAACACCATTGACGAATGACCGCGCCGCTGTTAACAATTGACTTTATGGAATCGGAGACTAACTCCGACTCATTGATATCATTGACTTATATTGATTTAACAAACTTGATTAAACATTTTGCTATTTTGTGCAGTGCTGTAACTCACATATAGACGACTTGACACACTTGACCGATCGACCATGACCATGCCGCCATTGACCTATAGGACGCACGAATGCCTGGCTCCCGGTGGGTGCCAGGCTTGACTCAGGGTATATAATTTTGTGGTATATAACTTGCATTTTGAATGCTATTAGGTGGGTCAATGACGACTCACTATAGACTTACTTTAGAATGCAAGATACACTACATAGTAAAGATTAGGCGACTAGTGACATTCTATGACATAGCCATGGTGACAATATACGTCAAAGTGACAATATTTGGTACATTAGCCCTATACGATTCAATGACTTACATTGGCATTCCATATGCATTACTTATAACCATGATTAGTTATATTAACCGTATTATTTTAACCCAAGCTTCTAAACTCAAGTATACGGTAGCCGATCACGCGCCGGGTACTGAAAAAGGGTTATTCAATCAAGCTAGTTTAGTTATATGGTCTGGCGCTTCTGACGATACCATATTTGACGATTGTAGGGTTAACTGGGCATTCCGGGCATTGCACGATTCATTGCATTTAAAAACGGGTTTAGGTTTTAGTATTGCAGAAGAGATTTATTTAGGTAGGTTACAGGCTAATCAGTATTCAGGTATATTAGCTGATTTAGTTTATAGCGAGGTAGCGGAACAAGCTGAATACTATAGAATTAATGGTGTATTTGTACCTAATCAAAAAACCTTTGCTATTGACTCTCTTAAATCGAAAGGATTGTTAAAATGATTAAATATATACTAATTCTATTTATATCTCAGTTAGCCTATAGCGGCGATTTTAACACGATTCAAGGGTTAGCTCATTCTAATGGTTTTAACCCGTCTAATAGGGTTGTCAAGGCTATATACCATGCGGCGCGGCTATACCATATCCCTGTAAAGGAATTGACTGCTATAGCTATCCTCGAAACGGGTATAGGCTTCAATGCCAAAGTTAGGCATAACTCCAATGGTACACTAGATATAGGTTTATTTCAGATTAACACTGTAAACCAGTCTAGTTGCAAGGAATTCAATTTGACTTCAATTGAAGGAAATGCGTTATGCGCGGCGAAGCTATTGCATAGGATAGCCCATAGGCATTCCGACTATTTAGGCCGTTATCACTCTAAAACACCTAGTCATAAAATCAAATATATCCGCGCTATTAAACATATCTTGGCCATTGAGTGACAATTATTGTCCCGATTAGGTGACAATTTTTGTTATTGGGACAATTATTGTCCCGATTAGGATTGAAATGATTAGATTATTTCTGGCATTAGGGTTGCAATAGATAGTGTTATAGGAGATTTATTAACATGGCTGAAATTGTTCAAGTTAAAAACGGTTTTCAAGTGATTTATAAAGGCAGAATTAGTGTTAAATTTGATAGCATTCTTGATGCTATTCGGTATTCCTATAAAATGAAACGATTATACCTATAATGGGGGAGTGAATTATGCGAGTGTATTTCAAAGAGTCTAATAGTGATAAGTTATCTTTTACTGAAGTCTATACCCAAACTATGTATTTAATTGGAGTATTGACGATTTTACTTGCAACGTGGTTTTATAACTAAACTAGATTGATTAATGCTTTAGCCTGGTATAATTCTTGATTGAATTGTACCGGGCTTTAGCAATTGAAAGGTATTAATATGGGCATTAAAAAAACTGAATTGAAATGCTATGTTATGGTTCCGGCTAACAAAGTTAATCAAATCAATAGAAATTATGTATTTGATTAACTTTGACGATGCTAAAGTATTTTTTGAGTATTATTTAACTAAGGGTTATAAGGGTTTAAGTATAGAATCGGCTTTTATAATTGAAGGAGTATTATCAAATGAATAGTTGTAGGTTATGCAATGATCGTGATTTATTGACTAATGGCCTATGCTTCCCATGCCACTATATGGATACCATTGTTTATAAAATGGGTTCCGATATCCTCTATGCCGATTATGATCACTTAATTGAAAAAGCGGATAGATATAACTCAATAGGCTTTTTGACTAGTAAATCGGTTAGGTTTATTGGCAATGTAAATCAATTGGGTTATAACTAATAGCTATTAATATCCTCTAATATCACCTATAATAGCCCGGCTTATTCCTTCAGGGGATAGATCGGGCTATGTTATTTGGTATTATGACCATAATTGTCAGTATTGAGTGACATTTTTGAGTATTATGACCATAATTGTCACTATTATATATTGATTTTATTAAATTTTATTTGGCCTACTGGTTGCAATAACTAATATCATGAGAGTATTTCAAATTAAATACAAGTTGAGATGCGGAACTATGGTAGAATGCTTTAAGGCTTATACCTGTACACTTGCGGTAGAAAAACTTTTAAAAGGTTTGACTCCGCGTGATAAGATGTATTTTAATATAGTTTCTATTAACATGCTTTGAGGTATACCTATGACACCGATGAAGTTTAAAGACGCAATCGATTTACTTGAGTCAAATGGCTTTGTGTTCATTCGTGCTAATGGTCATCAGATATATGGCAAGGGAAGCGTTAGGATTGCCCTAGCGCATCAAAGGATTGTATCGGTAGGGGTTGTTAGGTCAATCCTCAGAGCTATTAAACAAGCCAATAGCCAAGAGCCTTTGACGCCATTTTTCGTCACATTGCCTAGCCGTTAATTGTCATATTGCCCTAAATTGTCACTCGGTTTATTGATCTCATTAAGTTTTATTTGGTACGTTCATTGCTTTATACTATAGCAAGGAGTCATTATGCTGAAACATATTAGAATTCAGATTGACGGAAATAAAAGCTACCTGATTTATCAACGTGGTTTATTTCATGCCATTGAATTGATTAAGCCTATTGAAAATCATAGCTATTATGGTAATAGCACTACAGGAGGATTAAAAGGGGCATTTACCTATCTCAAAGTGGAAATCGGAAGTCAACGAGAAGCATTGAGAAATGTTGATAAACTCACTTCAAAGGGTTCCGAATCAATTCTAAAGATTTTAAATAGAAAACGCGAACGAGTATGGCGCGAGTGTCTCAATTCAAAAAAGCCCGTTACCTTGCATAAGCACGTAGGGGTTGAAATTGAATTCGTTTCAGAGTCAACTAGGGAAGCTATAGCCAAGAGCCTTGCGCTAGCGGGTTTAGCTTCATTCACTGAATTAAAGTCAGATGGATCAGTACACGGCGGAAGTAGCGGCATTGACGGGGATTGTGATGGATCATGCCGTAGCGAATGCGAGTGTTATGAATGCGGCGAATATCACTATTGCGATGAAGAAACGGAATGCACTAGACAACGGCGAAGGATTGGCACAGTTAGTGACGGCGAATGGGAATATCGCGATGGCTGTACCGAATGCAATGAAACTGAAACGATTGAAGATTGTGAATGCGGCGGCCAAAATGAACAAGGCGAAAATGTATGCAATGGCGCGCACGTAGTTTGTTCCGGCCATTGCCCAGGACATTATTGCCAAGGCTATGATGATCATGACAATAATAATTGTGAATGCGACCATAATGACTACTGTGGCGGCAATGATGGGAATAGTGGTCATGAGCTGGCTATAGTCGCAAAGTCTACTCAAATAGCTTCTGTGATTTCAAAAGCTTGTAAAGTGTTAGCTGATCACAAAGCAGAAGTAAATTCTACATGCGGGTTACACGTTCACATTGACATGCGTAACCGTGACGAAAAACAAGCTTTTGCTAACTTAGTTAAATCTCAAAAGCTTTTATATAGCATGGTTCCACGTTCAAGGTACGAAAACACTTATTGTAAACCAAACGATAAGGGTTTAAAAATGGATAGTTATCAAGGCAGGTACTTAGGCATTAACCCTAGTTCATATGGTGAACACGGTACTATTGAAGTTAGATTGCATTCTGGTACGGTTAACGCTGAAAAAATCAATAATTGGATTAAATTACTACAGGCAATTGCATATTCAAAACGTGTACCAAAGATCGTAAAACTATCTGATTTAGTTAATAATGTTAAATTGCCTAGTACCTTAATTGAATACATTGAAAAACGATTGGCTACCTTTGCCAATAAACACCAAAGCTATTCGGTTGAAAATGATCTCAATATACAAATTGAATTGCCATTGGCCGCCTAACTTTGAAAGGATATGCCCTTGTGTAAAATATTCGCCTTAACTAATGCCTCAAAAGTGAATTTTGATAGTAAGTTTATTAACATTGTCAAAAGTCAAGTATGTAAAACGAATGACCGCGATGGTTTTGGCTATGCTGTACTCCGTGACTCAGGCTTAATACATGGTGAACGTACTACTAATCCCGAATTGTTTGAACCTTTGCGAGTGTCAGGGGTTACAGCGGCATTGCCTTGCATCGAAGTTACGCGCAATTCATTTGGTTCAATTGATGATACTAAACTAAAATCATTTATCGGACATGGGAGATTTTCGACTAATACCCGTAGCATTGAAAATACGCATCCATTTTTTGACGGCAATGCGGCATTAATTCACAATGGGGTTGTTAGGCATATTGGCCCTAAGATTGAGTCACTCAAAACCGATTGTGATACTGAACTACTGGCCCATCACTGGGGTCAAAGTCAAATGCAAGGCATTGAGGATAGTATTACAGGTTATTATGCAATGGCTATACTTGAACACGGCATGTTGCATATTGTTAAAGACTCAATTGCTTCACTTTATGTCGCATGGTCTCCTAGTATTGAAAGTTTTATTATTGCCACTACTCAAGACATTATTCAAGGGGTTGCTAAGGAAATGGGATGGGTTATTGAACCTTGTGAAGCTATTGCGGACAATTCTCATACGGTTTTTGACGGCAATAGCGTTGTGTCATGTGATGAAATTTATCCCCTTGAAATCGACAATGGTCCTATTGATTCAAAAACTAGGGTTGCGTTAGGTATGGGCAGAGATTATGACGAACCATTGCCTGGCGATTCTGAAGAGTATTTTTCGGATGCGAATACTTTGGGCTATGAACGCGAATCAATTAGGTACAGCGATTTAAATGACGACGATGGGCCAGCTTATAGAGAAGACTATTCGGCTGTTAGGGAATACATGAAAAGCAGAAAAGTAGGGTAAACTAATGATTTGGTTTATTTACTTCAATGGTGATTTTTACTATCCGAGTCAAGATAACCACTATAAACATGGTCGATCGGTAGCATGGGAAGGATCGGAAAACGATGCACGTAGGGTATGTGATGAGTTTAATGCAAAGATAGGTGTATAGGTCATTTTTGATATATAGGGTTGTTTTGACCAAAAAGTGTTTTTTAACTGAAAGGATTGATATGACTAAGCTAGAATATGGAATTATACAGGCATCAATTGATTTGATTAAAGCAATGCGTAAAGAAAACCTAGCTATGCCAAAATCATTTTGTGCGCCATTAACGGTTAATGCGGCAGGTATTCTATTGGCCAGATTGCAAGATGCTGGCCATGTATTTGAGCCTATTAAAGAAAAGCCTAAAACTGATTTTACTATGGATGACGTGCCATTTTAATTAAATTAAACTAACTGAAAGGATTAATATGAATTCATTTACAACTATCTATTTGACTGAAGACTATCAACCCGATGCTAGTGAGATCTCGCATCTAGAATATGCCGTCGAGCGTGAGATTGCCGTAGGTGAAGGGTTTATTAATGTATACAGCCGAGATAAGGAATTGATTAAAGATCTTGTGGATATTATAGGTGAGTTCTATGTTAAAGAAATTGCATGGGGATAGGTCAAATAGGGGATAGGTCAATTTCTATCTCCAAAAGTGTTTTCTCCCAAGAGTATTTTTTATGATGACAATAAACGTCAACCCAAAATTGTTACTTGCTTATGTCTTAGACAGTATGTTTATTGATATCATTGGACTTTGTCTTGGCCTAACGCTTGCTATATAGTATGTCATAACTGGGCAATAGCCCAAAGGGAATATCAAATGAAGTTTCAAATTAAAAATCGTTTTGATTCATCGGTTATCTTTGAATGTGAAGCAGAATCTTTTGGCATTGCTGTTGAACTAGCTATTAAAGCTGGGGCGAATCTCTCTGGGGCGAATCTCTCTAGGGCGAATCTCTATGGGGCGAATCTCTCTAGGGCGGATCTCTCTAGGGCGGATCTCTATGGGGCGAATCTCTCTGGGGCGAATCTCTCTAGGGCGAATCTCTCTGGGGCGGATCTCTATGGGGCGAATCTCTCTGGGGCGGATCTCTCTAGGGCGGATCTCTCTGGGGCGGATCTCTCTAGGGCGAATCTCTCTGGGGCGAATCTCTCTAGGGCGAATCTCTCTGGGGCGGATCTCTCTGGGGCGAATCTCTCTGGGGCGGATCTCTCTAGGGCGGATCTCTCTGGGGCGGATCTCTCTTTTACTTGTATCTTTGGATTATACTTAGGGAAACATTTTGTATTCGGATGGAAAAAGACCAAAGAAATCGT